ATATGGCCGGCAAATTAAAATTTGCAAATGCAAATAGTGCGCCCATAAACTAATTCGCAAATGAAAAGGGAATTCCCCCATAATTTCTTATGGGGGAGTCCCGAAGCTTTATCCGAATGCGCCGAAAAGAATTCCTAGGATTATCGCCCCGAATATCGCCACTGCGCCGACGACAAAGATAACGACAAAGCAGAGAAATAATCCGGCAACCGGAAGTAATGCGAGGGCGGCTAGAATTCTCATTCCTGGTTATCCCATTCGGAATAAACCTCTTCGAGAATTCGAAACGCGCGGGTTAGTTCTAGCTGTGACCCGTAGTCATAGACAGACACAAACCCTTGTGAGTTCTCTTGCAAGAGAAAGTGTCCGCAGATATCAGCATCACCTAATGATTCTGTCTCGGTAGGGAATGCATCCCTTATCTCGGCTACCTCACTACCGTAGTTAGAGATACGGGCAAAGAATCCGGTAGGGCATTCCACATTACCGGATGACTCATTAGCCCAACCATCTAGGCTCATGGCATATAGCAATGCGTCCCTATCACTATTGAACTTACCCAATTGCATTAGCTCAATCCTTCCAATCGGTATTCCGTGTCAGTGTCAAGGAATAGAACGGTACCCATAACCAGGATATAGGCGCTGCCGCTATTGCCATATTGCATCATGAGTACCCGATACCATCGGCCCATATACCGCACCATATAGCGGGTAGGTATAGCTCCCCCATATCCGCTTACTGTCCTGCCCTTATATGGCCTAGGCGTAATGCGGGCATCGGTAATACCGGCCGGGTCTGTGTATTCGACCATTAGTTATATCTCTCAATCTCCAGTTGGCTAATGGCCGTACGGATTTTCCCTTGGTGCCTAGATGTGGTCACGCTGTATCGGGTATCCGGGCATACCCACTCACCACTAGGCAGGCACCATGCGATAGGTGTGCGGTAGCTGTAGACGACGTAAACGGCCATCTGAGCACTTGCCCGGTACTCCGTGGGGAGTTGCCCCATGGTGACGTATACAGGCTTAGAGACACCCTGTAGCGCTCCGCTAGTGGTGAATGGTGCACGCTCCCTAAGTGTGTCGCGAAAGTCCATCCAACTAGACCTAGTTGTAAGCCGCTTCACAGTGCACCACCCATCACAGAAACGGCGTGCATGACCAGGGCGATAACCGTAAGGGCGAACCCTACGGGGACCAGGGCACCAAACAGAACCCACATAATCCAATCCTTTCTAGAATCCGGCCGGATTAGCCAGACTAGGCAATGCCCTACCCGATTAGGGCACTACCTAGCTAGGTCTAAGCCTGTAGCCAAACAGTGGCGTAATACCGCGTGCCACCCAATCGACTACCGCAACCCTGACACTCACGCCATGAAAACCAACCCTCAGACTCTATTTCGTCATTGGCTTGGAATTCTTCTTCTGTTTCGTCGCCTTCCTTGACGCGACCCAAAGTAATTTCGGAATCGCCCCAAATAGCTTGCATCTCTGCCGCGTGAGTTTCGGAAATGTCGTTTCCCTCGGAATCGGTAACCTCACCATTCGCGATAAGGAAAAGACAGTCCGGACAGACTTCGATTTTCTCCGGATATTCCATCACAGCGGCCTATCGAATTCGGTACCGAGAATGGAAACGATGTATGCGTTTAGAGCTTCGTAACCCTTGACCTTATTCCGGGCGGAGCTACCCGAAATTTCGTTTGCCAGGGCAAGAGTAGACGCGCCACGCCCGGACCTTTTCATGCCCGTTCGAATTTCGAGCCTAAGCGCAGCCCGAACGGCCAACACGCGCGCCATTTCGATATTGTCGCGGCCGGTAATCATCATGGGATTTTCCTTTCAGAGAATGTCGAAACGGCCGGAGTGGTTAGCGCTACCGCCACCGAGCAATTCGGCAACGATAAACATAACCAACGGGGGACCGAAAAACAGGGCGAGAAAAACGATGAATTCCATAACGCAAAGACTAGCGAATATTCCGGAGCTGTCTACCCGAAACGCCCTTTGTCTAGACCACCAATTTCTTTACCCGAATACCCCTTGCGCCCGAAAGTAAAATGCCGTATGGGCCTAAAGTAAAAAGTAAAGGGAAAGTAAAGTAAAAAGTAAAGTAAAAAGGGAAAATCGATTTAAGAAACCCTTAAGAAACCCCCAATTTTCTGCCGATTTTTCGCGAATATTCTTCGATATTCTGAATTATTTTGCGAATATGGGCCAATTATCGATAAAAAATGGCGAAAAACGCTTTGCGACTCAAACAAAGACGAAGTCTTTGTTTATTACCCTTACCTATTTTGTTCACTCGACTAGAAATGAATATGCCCAACCCGTAACGACTTTCTTAGCTAGGCAGACCAGAGACAAGGGCTAGAACCATGCCTAGGAAGCCACAGAATCGTTTCTAACGGCCTAGGAATGCGTCTAGGTCTCTCACATGCCCTAGCTAGAGACAAGCGCTTAGAAAGCCGTACAGAGCTTCTTTGTACCAAGGATTGACCCATGCCTAGCTACTGCTACAAAGCACAGTACAGAAAAGCTCTGTATGCCTGTCTACGGGCCTAACAGTCTCTCTAGGTCTCTCTGGTCATCGGAGAGTGTTCTAGCCTCTTAGAGACGCTTACAGCCTTCCCCTAGCTAGGTATCTGTCCTAGTGCCTTTCCCTACTGGTTACAGCCATCGGACGCACACCCGGCCGTTTTCTGCCTAAAGGCTTTAGACCTAAAGTCTTGGGACAAAAGAAAAAAGCGGGTGCCCGTAGGCACCCGCCATTCCCTAGAACAGTATTCCGAGAAACAGTTTCATCATGACCCAACAGACCAAAAGTGCAGGGCCGCCAATCACGCCACACACAATCATGAATCCGATTAGGTCACGGGCAACGTCTGAGTTGTTCTGTCGATTGTCGCTCATATTCTCCCCGCTCACTTCTTTGTGCGGGAAAACAGAACGTCGCCGCGACCGTCAATGCAGATACCGCAACGAACACACGCGGAACCCTTTTCCGAGATAATCGGAATCGACTTACGGTTTTCGGGACATGCGTAAGTCTTGCGCGCACTGTCCACAATCGTTTCCCGCGCATCCTTGAAAGTGTCCGCGACGGTAGCGATATTCACGCCGTACTCAGCCGCGCGCTTGTTGGCAAGCTCGATATTTACCGGGTCTGCCGACAGATACACAGTGAGATTGTCAATCCCGGTAATGACGGGAAGGACATTCAGGGAGTCACTAAAGGACCGTGTGTAAACCCAGAATCGGATATCCGGGTTTTCCTTGACTACCCGTGCCCACGCTTCCGCGTAGTCCACAGAGAAAAAGTCACCGTCCCAGTGGATACGGAAAAGCTTTTCCGCCCCCTTGTGCTCACACTGTGCGCGGAAAAGCTGAATCATGAGAGACAACTCACGCGCCATGCCGTCGATACCGTCAAGGTAATCCGCATACAGCAATTCCTGAAAGTTGCGGACCAATACAGCCTTGACACCCTTATAGACCTTTTCCAGCTTTCCGGCGTAACAGATACGCTCACAAAAGCTAGTGGCACCGGGGCAGGAATAACCCTTTCCAGCGGGCAGGCCAAACGCGTTAGCGATTTTCGGAGTCTTGCCGTTCGGAGAAACGGCATTCGTAACCTTACGGTCGTTAGACGCAACCAACATTGTGTTTCTTCTTTCCCGAGAGCTTAAGCGGATATCCGGCCGCTTTTCCGTTGTCCTAGCGGACATAGGGAACGGGCACAACGTGCCCGCCCCTAAATGCGCTAGGGCATTATCGGTTCGTTTCGTATGCCCATACGCGGTAACAGGCATTCGTGTAATCCCATGCCGACGATTCCGCGTGTCGGTCGAAGCTTGACCACGTACCCCGGTAATCCCGTCGCGCTTGTTCCATTTCCAGTCGCGCGGCGAATTCTTCGAGCTTTTCCATTTCAGGCCCCCAAATCAATCAGTGCCCAACGCTTTTGCGCGGGAATGAAAACCGCATTGCGTGACGTGATATCACGCATTCCCAACTTGCTTTCGAGATTCAGAAATTGCGAGCTAGCGCACGTTCCGTTGAAACGCTCCCCACAGTCGCAATCGTCAAGGCAATGGAGCGGAGACGAATACTCACCCTTGACGTATTCCATTGCGATAACGTCAGTCTTCCGAATGGTGTAAAGCCACACACGCGGAATGTAGACGTTGGCAGCTTTCGCCGCATCCGAGATACGCAATTCTGACGCGCGCTCGAATTCACCCCGGTTGCTCTGTCCCTTCCTTCCCCTTTCGATTTTGTACACAACTCCCGTAGGGGAAAGGTACGCGTACCGGTAACCACCCTTACCGATAAGTTCCCAACCGGCCGGAATATCGCCTTTCTTGTGAGCGGCGAGAATTTCGGAAGCTTCGGTTTTGTTGCCAATCACTTTTGTGCCTTTCTCGCCTAACCCGATTGGACATAGGGATAGCCATTCCCTTTTTCGAGAGAATGGCTATCCCTAAACTCAGCCGGATTTACTTAACGCCACCAATCGGCACATCTTCCAGCGTGCGCGAAATGGTGTGCAGCATTTCGTAAACCTCCCTACGGGAGTAACCGACAATCCCGTAATCGTCCACGCCCGGAAGCTTTCGAGCGGAACCGTTCCCCTTGACGCCTACGCGCCACGCTGCGCCGTACTCCCCTTCACTCATCTGCCATCCGGTCACGTCATACCCCCATGCCTCACACGCTCGCACGTACCGGGCGAACGCGTTCCGAACGTTGTCAACCGTGATGCGCTGCATAGCTTCCCCTAGAGAGTGTCTGTGCGCCCGTGTGAGCGCGTTTGGCTAGTTGGTTGGACTCATTGCCCATGGGCCGCTAGAGAGTGTCCCTAGCGGCCACACAGCGATTTTTTGTAGCGCGCTTTGTTTCAGCGCTTGGCAAGCGAAACGGCGGAGTCAATCGAACCGGCCGGAATCCAGCCGATAACGTCCGCGTCATCCCACAGAATGCCGCGCGTCACGTCGCCCGCCTTGTTGGTACGCGTGCCAACGACGATACCGGTACGGCCGTTGACGGAAACGGTGCGAATGTTCATGGGTTTTGCCTTTCAGCTATGTGTCTGCGCTTAGGTGTTAGGCGCATTCCACACGGCCCGGAATATCCGGGCCGCATAGGCTTTGCCTAAAGCCTGTCAGCCGTTCGGGTAAGTACGCGACCATGCGGCCGGTACGCCGTGCGTCTCAAGAAACGCGTTCACGTCCTTTAGCGCTCCCCGATTGGTTCGCTTGTCTGTCAATCCGTCGCGCCGTGCGACAGACAGGGACGTTGCCGTACGGGTGAGTTCCATTCCCGTGTCAATCTTGAGAATGAGCCCGCGCCGAATTGCGAGCAACCGGTAAGCCATAGGGTCCATTGCCTGAATTTCACTCACGGTCTAGCCTTTCTAGCTTTTCTCTGCGCTTGACGTTAGGCGCATTCCACGGGTGTCGGATATTGCTACCCGACACCCATAGGCTTTGCCTAAAGCCTAATCCAGTGCCGAAATTGCCCACTTGACCAATTCGCTTTTGGTGTCCGGGTCAAGATGCTTCGGAGCGCTCAAAACCCAGTCGCAGCGCTCACGGTACGCGGACACCTTTTCTTCCGCATTCCAGATGGCCAACTGATAGACGCTGTATCCGTCCTCACACGGGCCGCAGATGTTGTCATAGTCCGTCCAACGCGACGAACCATGCTCGCAGTAAGGGAACGTGTATCCCTTCCCGCCGTAATTGTGCGTCCGGCCCGTTTCCGGGTCGGTCCAGTAATGCGGACGCCGACCGTCGCCCGACCGGTACCATTCCTCACGCTCCGCGCGGTATTCCGCTTCCCGCGCCTTGAGTTCTTTCAATTCGGCGAGAGCAATTCGGCGAGTGAGCTTGTCCATAGCTTTTCCCTTTCGAGCTTTTCTGTCTGCGCTTGACTTACTGCGCATTCCACACGGGCCGGATAACCGGCCCGCATAGGCTTTGCAGCGGGTCACTTAGCGACGTGTCGCATTATCGCGAGTTGCCACCGGTAGAGAGTGAATCCGCCAATCCGGCGGAGTTTCATTGCCTGCCTGAAAGTCATGAAAGGCAGGCGCACACGCTTTTGGTCATAGGACCAGCCACACGCGCTATCCGACTTGACGCACCGCGTAAGGCAAAGGTAATACCGGTCACCCATCGAATTGCGGTAACCGAATATCCGCCATGCCCTACGCCATTTCGCGTCATTGTCGTAACAGCCGGGGAGCTTTCCGAACAACTGAATTTCCATTGTCAGTCCCTCGTAATTTCGTACTGCGCGTCACAAAGCCATTCGCCCTTGTGCTGCCTTTCGACTTCTACGCCGATACGCTCGCAGTGCGAATACAGCTCGGAATGGACAATGTCGTGACTGAAATATTCGAGAATTTCAGCCACCGCCTTACCCATTTCCACAATTCCGGAAACCGGGGCCGCTTCGTGGTCGTGCATGATGGTGCACATTCCACAATTCGTGTGCGCCTTGACGTACCGGATTTTCACCCGGTATTCAGCGTCACCAGCCACCCGAACAACACCCTTTTTCTTCAAAGCTTTTCCTTTCCAATCCCGGAATGCCGCTAGGAAGAATTCCTAGAGACATTCAATCGATTGGAGCGGTTTTCCGTTCGGAGCGCAGCGCAGCTTATAGGCAGGCATCACATCCTTATTCGTGGTCACGGAACTGTTTTCCGACTCACCCGAACGGTCTAGCTTTTTGCGAAACGCGACCGGTAATGTTTGGTCACTCTCTGGCCGTATGTCCAAGTGGGCCGCCAGGCATCCCATACCGTCTGCGGGGGTTTCGCGTCCCGCGTGTTTCGCGTTTTCCTGTCTGTCTCCGTTTCGTTTGCTTGCTTCGTTCTGAGGTAAACACTACGCGAGTCTCTGACCTGGGCTTTTGTAGAAAACCGCAGGTCAGATGGGGTGCGTTGTTGACCTTGAAGCGCGCTTCTTTTCATCACGGATTGGTAACGAACACAAAACCGCAGGTCAGAGGGGGTGCAGCTCCCTAAAAAATCTTGAAATTGCTTGGAAAACCCTGCATGACCTGCGGAAACGCGAAAATGTCCGAATTCGATTATTCGTTAGCCTAACTAAAGAAAAAAGGCCGGCAAATATATTTAGCTTAGGTAAAGAAATTATTTCATTACCTAACGAAACCATTTCCTTAGCTAATGAAATGACCTCGTTCGCGCTGACGCGAGAAAGCTTAGGCACGCGAATTATTTCGTTAGCTAACCAAACAGTCCTGCCCTTCTTTGGCTAGAGGAAAGCGCGCGTGATACAGCATCGGTCTAGCTCATGTCCATAGGCTTTCGGTAACGAGTAGGTAAAAGAAGTTATCCACAGCTAACAGGCTGCGCACACTCGCGAGTAACCTAACGGCTCATCAGATTGGAAAACCGGCCGTGACGTGCGGGAACGTCGTTTCCCTGACAGCTCATCAGATACTACGGAGCGTGAAAATCGCGTCTAACGGCCGAACAGACGAAAAATGACCTGGGGTACCGGTCACCCGCTGAAAGGCTCTTAGAACGGCGTACAGAGCTTTTGCTACGGACTGTCGAGTAACTTATCCGGAGCGTAACCAGACGTTATCCACAGTTGTGGATAAACCCTGTGGATAACCGCTATGTCCGTTTCGCCCGGCATGTCCCGAATGTCCGATTTGCCGGAAATGCCGGCCTTTACCTAATTTTTACCGATATGCCCGCCATGTCCGGTTTGCCCTGGTTTTGGGAAACCCCCTTTACGAAGCTCGCAAAAATCTCCAAGTTTTAGGCTTTACGAAGCTTACGAAAGTCTCCAAATTTTCTCACGAATTTTTTCCGGGAAAAGAAAAATCCCCCGACCCTTTCCGGGCCGAGGGATATTCTTGTCGCTCTCAGGAAATGTGAAGCTCTCCGTTGAACTTGGTAATGGTGCCGTAGAACTTCCGAGACTTGTACGGGTCTGGCCCGACAAAGACAATCATCGTGCCTTCCGGAGCCTGGTGGAGAGGACCGCCGTACTCTCCCCCGTGCAAGCTGGTGGCTTCCACGTCCACCATGGCTGGGTTAGTTTCCACAGCCTCTCGAATTGCCTTCTTGGACTTGGGGCGCTCCCCGTTAATCCAAATGCCCTGAGCCATTTTCTGTGCCCTTCCTATGGGTGCCAACGACAAAACCCTACACCCCGCAAGGGATGTAGGGCAAGCCTTTCAGACGTTTGGGTTGAGGTCAAGAATCATGTCTATGACCTTACGGATGTTCTCTTGCGTGTGCTTCTCATTAGATGACTCAGAGACAGTCATCAGGCACTTGATTATGTCGTTGCTTCGAACCATCCGGTAGCGCTTGGAAACCCGCCCGTATCCGTCACGGATGGTCAGCTCTGACACGGCCATGCTGAGAGGCTTAGACATTCCCGAGACTCTTTCGTCGTTACGAATAGGGAAAAGCTTGCCGGGCTTTCGCCCGGCTGGTATTACTTCCATTCAACCTTAAGGTCGAACTTTGCACCGTTCTGGAGATTGATTTCGATAGCCCGCTTAAGCGATTCCTCGTCGTAGAAAACCGCCGTGTTAGTCGGGTAGGTAATCGTGGCAACCATCTTCGGCTTCTTACGGAATTCGATTCGAGAATAAGGAACCTCGAAAGAGGTCTGCCCCTTCTGAACATCCTTCCAGTAACCGAGAACACCGCCCGTGCGGTACTGCATTCCCTCAGCATCGGGCATAACAACGTCAACCGTCTTCGGCTCGTCGGAGTAGCTGTAACGGTCCTCGTCGCACTTGTAGCACATACTATGTCTCCCGAGATACTAGACATTGTGGGTAAAAGCTTGGCCCCTTTCGGGGCCAGTATTGCTTAGCAGGTCAGCTCTGAAAGGTAGTCCGCCCAAGTAGCCGCCTGGTAAACAATTCGCTGAGCAGCGTCTTCCCTGCTGCCGGGGTATTCGTCCAGCGATTCCATGGAATTCAGAACGTCCAGGGTGTACGCTTCCGCCCTGTCCTCATCCCAGTCATCATCGTTACGAATGTGTCGGCAAACCTTAAAAGCCGTGTCGGAAATCTTTTCCTGAGTCTCGTCGGAAAGGTCATTCCAGTATCCCATGGGCCACACGTCAACGATGCGAGGCTCAAACCAGTCGCGCTCCCACTCTTGCTTGTGGAGCTTTGTTAGAGTGGCCTTGCTCGGGGGCTTGACGTGGAATTCAGGGGTCTTGGGCTTGTCCTCACCGCATCCCGTGAGAACGACACTCGCAACCATCAGGCCAACGACACAAGCAGTCTTACGCATTATCTCTGCCTCTCACTGGACGAGCTTACCGGGTGTGCTTACGATTCTAGCACACCCCGCCGGATAATCAAGCGGCTCGCTGAGCCTTACGCTGTGCCCTCTCACGAGCGATTGCGCGAGGCATGTACTCGTTATCCCGCGCCAGCCCCTCAGCGTACCGCTCAGCGTATGCCCTACCCTCTTCGGTCTCAAGCTGGTCGGGCCGAGGCGGGGTCATTACGCCATCCTCGTAAACGGTAATCAGGGTGAATGTGTTGCCCTTCGGCTTACCAACCAGGCAAATTCCGTTACCCGTCACGCGGTACTGTCCCTCGTACTTGCCATTCTTGTAAAGCTTAACCGGGTTTTCGAACGTCTCGCGAATCTTCTCAACAGCGAAACCCTTCTGGAGAATCTGCTTGAGCGCGTGGTCAGTAGCGTGCAGTCGGAGTCCCCGAGTGGAGTCCATTTTCTTACCTCCTAGCTGGAGAGGGCCTGTCCCTCTCTTGTGATACCTACAATAACAAGAAGGGAGGGGTCTAGTCAACCCCTCCCTAGCTTGGCGAGAGAATAATCTTGCTCGCCTTGCAACCTACCGAGCTAGGTCCCTGCGGATACGCGCGGTGGTGCTGGCATATTCGTCGTACCTGTCGTCATTGTCAACGTATTTCAGGTAGCTCTCAATAGCCGTTGGGCAGTAGGCCATGAAAACCGCAGACGTGGCCTTTAGATGGTCGGCACTCCGAATCAACCATCCAGGGTCACCACCATTGATGATGTGCTGACAATTGCTTTCAGCGAAATCCTTGGTGGTATCTTCGGTAAGCGTCCAATCGCCTACACCAAATGTACTTGCCCAGGATTGGTAATCCTGGTACTGGGTCGATGGCCTATTTTCTCTCAGTGCGATAACCAACACAAGAATCACGACGGAAAGACCCGCCGAAATGATAAGCCAAAGCCTCCTTCTCTTTGCTTCCACTTGTTCACTCCGAATCCAGTAGATGTTTCGCAGCTTCACGCTTGACCGATTCCGGAGCGGACATCAGGAATTCGTAAAGCCGTCTGCGCGGGATGGGCGGAAGCAAGGGCAGTTCCATCGCCAGTCTGACGAAAGCCTTCCCCGCCCATCCAGTCACAGTCATGCTATGAGCGTAGCTCCACCAGCATTAGGTGTCAAGCAACTTCGAGAACATCGAAGCCAAGAATCTCAACCTGTGACAGGGCCTCTATCTGATAGTCGATGGTGTCCCCCTCCAGGTCATCCGAGAGCACCAGCGTAATGGCGTCTCCGTGGTCCTCAATGGCCAGAACAATGCCCTCATGAACACCTTCGCTATCGACAAAGCGAACGTAGTCCTCGGGCTCAACAGCGTAAGCGTCTACGGTGTCAAGAACAGACCGGTCAGACATTCATTCTCCAGTGTTTCCGATATTGCCAGCCTCCTGGCAAAGCTTAGCCCCGGCTTTTTAGACCGGGGCTAGTGTCACATCGCTACCTTATCCAGGTGCGACACAACCTGCGAATTCGTCTTCGCAGCAATGAGACGAATCTTTTCCACACTGCCAATCAGCTCAAAGACAATGTTGGCGGGGTCAGTCTTTTCCTTGACCTCACACTCAATCCCATAGACACAGGACTGAACATTGACAGCCGGGGCGTTACGAAGGGCAGTGCTAAGACGAACAACAGCCATGAAAGAGTATTTCCTTAGAAAGTAAGAAGACCATCAAGAATGTAAGTCACGTCGCTCGGGTTATCCCGCTCAACCTCAACGTCGTTGGTCTCATCATCGTAGTCGATAAAGTTCGGCATTGACAAATCCTCCGAGTTAGATTCAGGTATTCAGATTGGGAAATGAATTTCGGCCTGCTTATGTTGTGCTTAGCCCCTTGCCGTGACCCGCGACTAGACTAGGGGTACCGAAATTCAGAACGTTGCTGCTTCCTCGCCAACGTATAATTTATTGTAGCATCGTTGGCGAATTATTGTCAACGGGCCTCTAAGCCTCTGTGTGCCCGTCTGCGGGCCTCTGAGGAGTCCCGGTAACTTCTAGGCCATGCTTAGCCTGTTCGGCTCCCAGAACGTCATCTAGAGCCTGTGCGAGCACAGTCTGACCCATCACCATCAGACCTAGCATGGGGTCACGTAGGTCATTGGCAAGCTGAGACATTTCGGTGCAGTGCGAGAAGAGGACTTCGCACAAGGCGTCAAGGTCAAAGTAAACCTTGCCGTCAACCACCTTGGGGTTTAGCTGTGCGGTTAGATTAAGCGGTTTCATCGTTTCCTTTCCAACAAGCTAAAGGGGCCGAGGAGATAAACCCCGGCCCCTTAGCGGAATGGTTACCCTTCCATTCGGAAGAGTTCCATTGTGTCTGTCAGTCGCTTTGCGTTGCAGGTCTCGTCATCCATATCCCCCGCGTCGTACGTTTCTGCCAGGGTCCGAATGATTGAAAAGACCACCTTCATGATTCTCTTTCGGAGAGCCTTTCCGCCGTGACTGACCAGAATGTAAGCGAAGATTTCCGAGTCGAAGCCCAATCCATCTATTCCCTTGAGAACGGACTGAGCCGCACGACCCTCTGAACTTTGAGCTGCCATAGACTCTCCCTAGCTAAGGGGAGGACGGTCCTCCCCTTTCCCTTATGGTACAGGCTTTAAGAGAGTCTGTCTATGCGGCGGGCTTCTCCATGATAAGCGGCTCGCCACCGAGGTACTTCGGGGCAACCGGCCCATTCGAGCAACCGCAGTAGGCAACACCCTTAGCACAACCGCCGCAGGTGCTTACCGCGACAAGCGGCTCAGAGATAAACGGCTTGTCGTTCTTACCGCGACGGGCGTAGGTCCAACCCACGGTCACCTCACGAACCTTCGGCTTAGCGGTAACCACACGCTTTACCGGGGCGGTAACCGTACCCTGCGAAGCAAGGTAAGCGTTGATAACGTCGGTCGGAATCCGGCCCCGCTTACCCTTCTCGATAGCTCCGGTACGCTCGGCCCATGCACGAATCGCCTTGGCGTCGTAAGAGCCCTTGTTTGGGGCCTTCTCCTTGACGACCTTCGGGGCCTTCGGCTTGGGGGCGGAAACCGGCTTAGCTACGGGCTCGTCAAACTTAATGCCCTGCGAGATGGCCAGCTCAATCGCGGCCTTACCCTCTGCGGAGAACCGGCCCTTACCAGGCTTGGCGAGTCCGAGCTGAATGAGGTACTGACGCTTGTTCATTTTCTACTCCCGAGATTGTGTTGCCCTGTCCTGCTGACTCTCTAAAGATACAGCATCCTCGGCCGGGTTGTCCAGCCGAGGGAAGAGATTATTGGGGCAGTTTTGATAGTCATACCCCAGGACTAGCGGTCACGCCTCGCGGATGGCCTTGTTGGTGGCCAGAGCCACACCGACCGCAGCGGTGGTCTCGAAGGCCACGCGGCCACGGTCGTTGACCGGGACGGAGAGGGCCTTGGCCAGCTCACGCGTCTTCTTCGGCTGGGTCATCAGGTACTCCACGAACAGCTCGGCCGAGACGCGGCCCCGGCTGCCGATGGCGATGCCGTTCTCGCGGCAGAACTCGCGGACCTCGCCGCTCAGCGAGCGAACGTCGATGCTGACGGACTTACGGGTGGTGGTGCGGGCCATGACTAGCTCCTTGTGTCATTCCCCCGGTGGCTTTTCCTCCGGGCCATGACAGAAAATCTAGTGGTCCCGCCTGGCCCTGTCAACACTTTTCTCGAACTTTTCTCGAAAAAGTTCTGACAGGGCCTCTGACCTGCGGTTTTACCTTATCTCACATGTAGTAGATGGTGCTGCCGACCATGTACACAGCCGTCGCGCTGGTCACCTTCTGGCCCGTCTCAGCGTCAACGTAGTAGCCAAGAGAACCGATGTAACGCGCCTTCGGCCAGTAGCTCACCGCGCCGAACTTAGCGGAGCGCGGCATAACCCGCTTCTCGCTCTCCTCCACCAGGTCACCGCAGACCGTCTTACCGAACTTGACGTTGGTCATGATGACCGTACCCGCGTCACCCTCGTGCTTTGCAGCGTTGCGGCCCAGCTTCTTGACGGAGATGCCGCTAACGACCTTCTTCTGACCCTTGACGGAGACGGACTTGCGAACGATGCGAGCGGAAACCTTCATTTTTACTCCCGAGACCGAGTGCCCTTGTGAGTAAGAGCTTAGTGGATTTTCTTTACTTTGTCTAGCTGGGGGACTGTTGGGCCTTGGTTCCCTGTCGCTCTCCCCTGCCGACATCCATAAGACTACGCGGCCTGTCTTTACTTGGCAAGCCCAAACTTCAAGATTTTTTACTCTGTCCGGTATGTCCGATTTGCACCTTGTGCGAGCTTTGCCCCGGATGTCCGGTCCGGGGCAGTTGAATATGAACGGGGTTCCCCCTTTACGAAACCCCCCGAAAAATCTCACGGATTTTTTCGGATTCGCATTCCACCCTTGAGGGAATTCTTTTTCTTAGAGTTTCGGAGAGAAAATTCTTCCTCTTCCTCTTCCCACTCTTCGTCTTCCCAATCTGGCTCTCTGATTCCGAACCACACTACATTCCAGGTTCGGAGCTGTACTTCGTACACTAGGCACCCAGCCAGCCGTAAATCTCGTCGTCGGTAATTTCAACGGTGGCATGAGCGAACTCGGGGGAGTAATTAACCTCCTCCAGGAATTCGTCCACGGAGCACGGGTCGAACTCGATAACAAGAAAGCCTTCGGGCGAACAGATGGCCATAGACAGGGTGTGAGTACCCTCGTCCAGCTCAAACTGAACGTCACCGTCTCCGGTGTGGTCGTTATTCTCCAGGTCGTCAAGCAGTTCCTTGGAGAAGGTCCATCGAGTGTCACCGCCGTGGTGGAAAACAAACTCAATGGTGTACGGGTCCTGCCCCTCGAAAATCATCTCGGTGGGGATAGGGACACCGTTAGCGTAACCAACCGTCTTGAGGTTAATCATTGGACTCTCCCGAGAATTTATCTGCTACTTTTCCGCAGCAGCCTGAGCAGCTTCGTACTTATCGATAAGTTCCTGGCACTTCTTGCGCTCAGCGTATCGGACGACAACCTCGCCCTTGAACTTATCAAAGATTGCGAACTGCTTTTCGGTCTTACGACCGTGCTTGTATGTTTCTTCCTTAATTTCGAATCTCATACCGGAAGCCTAACATATCCAAATTATCCCTGTCAATCAGGGAAGCTTGCGGGGTCTTGTTTACGAAACCCCGCCGTTTTCTCAGGTGAAGTGCAGAACCACCCGAGTAATTGCCCAGATGATGAAGCCCGCCCAGCCGAGGGCCAGGATGCCGACGAACCAGAACCACTTAGTAAACATAATCTCCCCTTTTACGAAACCCTACTTGTTACCCGGAAATGGAGGACGCTCCCGCCGAGGCTCAATCTCAAGAGCCAGGAAGTCAGCCTTGGAAGCCTCGTGCAGTCTATCCCACCAATGCTTGCTGCCCAACTCAGCACTACCGGGCGGAGTCCCAAGCTTCTCTTCCGCATAGTCAGAGAAGGCGTTGAAGTCTCCCAGAGTAATTCCGGTGTACGCGGTAATAATAGCAGCCTCACGACGAGTCAGCATTATTTCCCTCCTTGGTATAAAAAGCTTGAGGGGCTGGTTTCCCAGCCCCTCGGTACTACTTAGCAGCCACCGCGAGTGACACCGCTCTTGGCCTTGCCAGAGCCACCGCCCCAGCCGCCCGAGGAGCCGCTAGAGCCGCCCTTAGAGCCACCGAAACCGCCGCTCCGAGAAGAACCACCACGCGAGCCACCAAAGCCGCCAGACGAGCCGCCACGGCCTCCGCCGAGGGCAACCACAACCTGCCCAGGCTCACCAGCCGCGCAGATACGAACGCCGCTGCCACCCTTGGACTTCGAACCACCACCGAACTTATTCAGGTCAACCTTATTTCCGTTGACCTTCTTGCCGTTGTTGTCGGTGTAGACAGCCTTGGCCTGAGCCTTACGAATAGCCTCGTTGTGCTTAATCGTGTAGCTCGTACCGTAGGACTTGTACAGACCGCGCTTCGACTTCGGCACGTAGTAGTTGCGGTACTCGGAAGAGAAGTAGTAAGGCGCGTACATGTTCAGCCAGTACGTCGGCATAACGGTCGGAACCCAACCGTCCTTGCAGAAGCCTTCCTTCTTCAACTTCTCAGCCTCGGAACGGTACTTGGCGTAGTAGCACTTGTTCTTCTCTCCGAAAGCGCGGGGCTTGTAGTAATCCGGAGCGGAGTCCCAGTCGTAACCGGAACAACCGGTCAGGACCATCGCGCCACCGGCGACCAGAGAGACAAGAGCAGTACGCTTGTTCATGTATTCTCCCGAGATTATTAGGGGTTCGTTCCCCTTGTTGGTAGGACTACTGTATCCTACCGAGCTTGGTGGGCGCAAGCACCCACCCAAGATTTTTTATCGCCCCAGGATGCGGCGACAAATGCAAATCATTCGCTTACAGAACGGACAAACCATCTCAGTCCTCCTTGTTACGATGTTTTTTCTTGCGACGATACTTTTTCTTGCTGGGAATCGGCTGAGCCCTAGAACCCCGCCGCAGTTCCAGTATAGCTTGCGTTCGTTCATCCTGCTTGGTCATTATGCTACCTCCTCATATTCTTCCTCTTCAAGGTCACCAGCAGCATCAATGATAACCCGAGTCCCGTCCCATTGCACGCGGACGTTGCCACGGTGGATGTCAGTCACTCCCCAGGCCGCCGCAGCAGCAAGCGCAGCAGCTCGGGAACATATTCCACCAGGCTTCTCGCAGTTGCACTTACCCTGGCTCATGTCGCACCAAGCGTCAAACTCTCCACCGACGAATTCCATGGCCATGACGCTAACCATCTTGTAGCCAACCGGAATATCGTACAGTTGGTGCTCGGGGACACGCCAGCCCTGAACCGGAATACCCGCCGCCTTACGAAGGTAGCGATATTCTATCGAGTTGGCACCGAACCACTCGCCATCGTTGACCTCGCGCTTGTATACCACACCAGACGGAGAGAGGAAAGCAATTCTCGACTCACCCTCACCAAGGTACGTCCAACCCTCGGGGATGAAAACATATTCGTCGTGCTCGTCGTCGTACTCAATCTCCCACGAGGCAATCTCGATGGCCTCGGTGACGCACCCAATCATTAAATCCTCCCGAGATTAGATTGGAGAGCTTGGCGGGGTCTCCCCCGCCCTGTACTGATTATCTTACACGGTCCTAGCCTGTAGTGCCACACTTGCGGCAACGAAACTTTCCGGACCAGATGACCCACTCGTGGTCCTTACCATCGGTACACATGACTACCTCCCGAGATAAAAAGCTTGGCCGGTTCTAATCATAGAACCGGCCGTAACTCAACGCTTTATGTGAGTGAACATGCACCCATCAAAAGCGTTGGTCTTGCTGTCCACCCATACCCCGCCTGCCTTTTGGCATTCCTGCGGGCTGTCTTGCGGGGTCGGGGCTTTCAGGATAAACCAGGTGGCCACCAGCATAAGCCCGACCACGATGGCGCAACCCCAGTAGAGTCGCTTTTCCCGACTGGTCATCAGAACTCCCGGAGCTGACCCTCGGTGTGCATGTCGTCGTCCTCATCGAAAATGTCGAACATATTCGTACCCCTTAGAGAGTAGCGGAACGCTTGCTGTCCTCGCGAGCCTGCTCGTTACGAACGAACTTCTCGATTACCTTGATTACCTTACGCTCTGCGCGCTTGTCTGTCCAGGCGTACACGCCGATGGTGTCTCCACCAAACGGGAAGGTGGTCAGCGACTCACCCTCGGGCGTAGTAATCCTGGCCCGGTACTGATTGGCAAACCCTACCTTGTAACCGGGGGAAAGCTCAATCTCGTACTTCCAACCGGTCAGGTCAACAGGCTTCTTAGGCATTAAAACTCCAGGTCGAGAAGGAACTGTGATTCTCCGTAAGCGTACTCTACTTCCTCTACATCAAGCAACCATGCGAGGATAATACGCTTGTGTCCATCATACACGCAATCCTCGTCCGGGTCATAGCAGATACAGCCGGGGATTCCGTTTACCTCAACATACTTTATGAACTCGATGTCCGTCATGTCAAAGTGACGAGCGACGAACTCTTCCTTGGATATTCTCCGTGTGTCAACATCCGCGAACACACTAGCTTGCATCAGGTGTCGTACCGATACTTTCCCTGTCATTACATTCCCCTTTGAATAGACAGAAGCCCCGGATAACTCTAACATAAGAATTATCCGGGGCCTAGTACGCTACCAGGATTCGAACCTGGAATCTCCGAATTGCGTTCGGCGCATTAAACCAATAATGCTATCAGCGCACCCCTCCACCCTTTATCGTTTGCAACCGATGTTACGGTCACTCATATTCGCGACTATGAGGCCGCAATCCGGGTATCAACGGGAAGAATCGACCCACCCAGTTAATTCTGGTCCTCCGAGATTATAGTCTCGGCGTGCTTTCGTCCGTTAGCGGGACGCCTATACACCAGTAGGCTAGCTTGGCGTGCGGGTGGGAGTCTGAGTCACCACCCGCCGCCGTCTTGCTTAACTGGAATATACACCCTGGCGGGTTCTTAGTCAACCAGGTCCTTGCGCCACTGACGCTTTTCCTTCTGGCGCTGCCCGGTCTTCACGTACCAGTTGGGGTCGTGACCCTTGCAGCAGAACCGCCAGCCCACCTTGTAGCGGCGGCTCTTAGCCATCATACGAGCCATCTTATCAGACCTCCCGTCGCCAGGCGTTATTCTTCTTGCCACGCTTCTTAGCGCGTCGAGCCAGCTTACGGCTCTTTCCCGGAGCCTGACCGCAGCAGTAGCAGTCACGACCACCAGGGCCATCGGGGCAGAACTTGCCAATCATCTTGGCCATATTAATACCTCCTTAAGGTACTAACACATTCATTCCGCCTCCCTTCGTGGTGATGTAATAAGCTTGCCAGACTTTCGTCTGGCTGTCAAGCATTATCTCTCGTTCGCTGCCGCAACCATCCACAAGGTAGCAGTGACACCCCAGATGCAAGCGGTACCGAAGTTGATAGCGACCAGCCACAGGGGCTTGTCGGACGCCATATTTACCAGGCCGATGCAGAACCAGAGTACCATAAGGAAGTACCCGAGGGACGCAAGAACCGACTTCATTTTTACCTCCTGGTAGGAAGCTTGCCAGACCGAAGCCTGGCTGTCAAGTACCTTACTTGACCCGGCGATAATCGCCATTGTAGTGCTTGGACCAGTAGGAGCCAACCTTTTCCTTGACCACCTTGTAGCCAAGGTACGAACCGGCGTTGGCGTGAATCATATAGCCGTTGCCAGCATACATGCTCACATGGAACCGGTCATGTGTTCCCTTATGAGACCAGAAAATCAAATCCCCCGGCACACGCTGATTCACAGTGATGTCATTGGTGTACTTGAACTGTGAACCTGTGTAATGGGGAATATACTTCCCGGCCTTTTTATACGAATACTGGGTGAGACCCGAACAGTCAAACGAGTTAGGCCCAACGGCCCCGTAAACATAGGGGTCTCCGAGCTGCGCCTTGGCAACACTATATGCCTTGGACTGAACAGTGGTCGCGTTAGCATTCTGCGACATAGCAAGAGTAAAACCAGCCGCAATAGCTACGACCGAAATCACCTTACGCATTAGCATTTCTCCTTACTCCGGTAAACCACGCCGGATTGGGTTGATTGGTTTTGCTTGGGGCAAGCTAAAGGCCCGACCGCGAACAGCCGGGCCTTATATTCAATTATACCTTACTCGTATTCCGAGTAAATGCTGAGAGCGATTTCTGCCAGACGGGAAGCTGTTACGGGGGTCTCGTCCGTAAGAGACACTTCGGTGTGCGAGATTTCGTCAGTCAGGCCACCAGTCTCGTCCCACTCCATGACGGAGAAGAAAATCTTGCTGCCCCAACGCTCAATCTCGATGGCCTTACTGCCCATCTCAACACGAACGACCTTACGACCGTTGATGTTAGAAATAAAGCACGGAATTTCCAGCTCGTCAAGAGCCTCTTCCAAGCCTGCCTGCCAACTCATCGCGACACTCCAGGTCCGTAGCGGTTAATCATACCAGCCAGCCACTCGCGGCCTACTGGGTTGGCACTGTGGATAAAGCACTGGTCAGGCCAGAACTCGTTCTCACACATCCAAAGTACCACAGCCCGCGAGGTGTCGCTACCCCCTAGGTCATGGTCAAACGACATAACTTCTGGCCTAGCGTTGAGCATCTTGGCCCACTCAAGCCAGGTGATGGCTGTACGGCTACTGGTGAGCCATAGCCAGCCGCTCGGAGCTTCCCGAAGGTCATCGAGCCACACCCGCATTTTTCCTCCTTAGAAAGCCATACAGCGGTTTTTTGTACCACCATATGTAGCTTGCCCGTTGCCGGGCAGGTTGGTTACTTCTTAATGCCGTCGCAAGTCATCTCGCCTTGGCCACCCTGACGGAAAGTGCCACCATGCTCAGCACACACCGTTGCAACCTTGCGAGACTTGATGTTGTTCTCGTGAGCTGTAAAGGCTCCAGCACCAATCCCACCGAGAATAACCGTTGCGACGATGGCCGCAATAGAGACCACCATCCGGTTCTCAGACTTTGAGTCATACCCGGCCATTTTATTCCCTTCGTTGGAAAGCTTGGCCCTTGCGGGCCAGGTGTTGCTACTTGCCGTAAATCCGGCGGTAAATCTCGTCCATGTCCTCATCGAAAGAAGCCTTGAGGTAACGAGACAGGTTGACCATCGCCAGCGTGAAGGAAAACGCCCCAGCGCATCCGTTGATAGCCATTCCCGGAACAAAGTCCTGGTGTGCCCAGATAATGAACAGGGCCAGGTTAATGAAGAACCCCGCCAGGTTAACCAGGAACGCGAACATATAACCGTCGCTGCGCTTACGCATTTCATTCTCCTTGGTAGGGAAGCTTGCGGGCCTTTCGGCCCGCGAGTATTACTTGGAATAGTCGAAGCTGTCCCGCTTCGGCCGCACAAGAAGCCCGTGCTTAATTTCGTGCTCATACACAGCAAGGTTCAGGTTGCTAACAACGATAATCAGGTCGAGCCAGAACTCGCTCCACTTACCGCTCACGGCATCCAGAACAGCATTCACCAAGAACCACCCAGCCAGGAAAAGGCTGATTGTGGACGCGTGCTTGGCAAGCCACTTGTTCATTATATCTCCTAATTGGGGAAGCTTGGGGTCTTTCGACCCCAGTAGATTATGCCGCAACCCAGCGGATAACGTACTTGTCGTTGTAAACCGGAGAGCACTTACCACACGACATCGGGCGGGCCTTGGCAGAAGGACGACGGAGACGAGTACCGGCCGTGTGCCCATTCGGGCACTTGCCAATCCAATTCGGCTTAACCTCAACCGGGTCATCCGAACAACGCTTTCCGTTACATCCGATAGACAGGGCCTTGGCTCGCCACTTAGGACCGTGGCCAGCTCCCGGAGTAAGAGCGTGGGCAATCTCGTGGAGAATCGTGTTACGAACGGCGTCCTCGGTTCGCTGAACAGTCAGCTTACGAGACAGCGAAATGGTGGCCTTGGAATAATCGGTCTGCCCGAACCGGCGAGCTGCATTGTCCCACTTGAAATTCCAGCCGTACAGACCGTGGTCCAGCATCAGCTTACGGGCCATACGCTCAGCAAGCATCAGGTTCACATGTCCTCTTTCCCGAGAAGGTGTAACCATCGTACATGGCGACGCTTGTAGCGTCAAGCTTGGCGGGCGAACCCGCCCGATTTTTTAGACGAACTGATTATCCATCGGGTAGTGACCAGGGCCAGCGCAGAGGCTAAGAGACAGACCGTGCTCACAGGAAGGATAAAGAGCTTCCTGCAAAAGCGGGTGGCCATCGAGCTGGTCATCATCAATCAGAAACACAAGGTGAACGTTACGCTTCACGTAGTTGGCCGCACGAGCGTCCAGGTTGCCTCCGAGAAAACGAACCGTGAAGTAGTGCCAGCCACCATCAGCGCTTGCCTCAAAAGTAACCATGTCGTTCATGTGCTTCCCTTCGTTGTCGTGCTGACAAGAAAGAATATACAGACCCTAGCTCGTTGTGTCAACCTCACGAGGGTCGTCGTTCTCATCAAAGAAGGTGTAGACCTGTACCGGTGCCTTCGCTGCGGCATAGGTGCTGACGAAAGACCTAACCTTGTCCTTCATCTCGGCCAGAGCCTCTTGCTGGGTGCCCTGAGCGGTGAACTCAGAAACCCCGTTACGGTGCCAGGTCTTTCCCTCTGGGTCCTTGACCTTGTATCGATATTCCTCGGGACCAACCTGCCGGAACTCAGTAGACCAGCCGGTGATGCTCCAGGGCTGAGACATGCGTCTCTCCTTTACGAAAGGGTAGGAAAATCTCACGGATTTTGCGAGCTTGCCCCCTTTCGGGGGCTGGTGATTAAAAGCCGTGGCGCTTGAGATAAGAACTCTCGGGCAACAGCTCACCAATTTTGAACAGACCCTCGCGGCGAGGACAAGAGTAATAAGCTCTCAGGTCCCCGTCCTTACCAGGACAATGTCCAACAGCAGACCAAACTGAATCGCCGCAAACACACGGACCAACAGCCGGGTCGATTTCTTTCTGAACAGGCTCACACATACTTCAAGTCCTTCGTCTTCAACTTGAACTTGATTCGCGCTCCCCGCTGGTCGTACATCGGAACCGGCGTAACCGCCACGATTCCCTCTGCCTGATACTCACGGTTCTGAGAGAACGTCGAGACAAAGCCAGTGCTGACCATCTCGAAAATCTCATCCGTGGTCAGGTGACCAAAGTACGGAACATAATCCAGGCCGAACACATCCGCATTCGCCTTTACCTGGTCCGCACCCAGCCAGGTCTTATCGTTGACCATGATGTCAAACATGCGGAATCCGAGGACATCGGAATAATTCCCGCCCGCCTGAATCTTCGGGCCGTACAGCTCACCGTACAGGGTCATGGTGTCCAGGTTGAACTGTTCCATTCCCCGCGCTACGTCCTGGTGAATCGCAAAGCCAAGGTCATCGAGATAATCGTTCTGGCCAATGGTAAACTGCGCGTTCGCAGTCCGACCGTACCACTCCCAAAGGCCGTCCTTGAAGAACTTGAGCTGAACGTTCGTGCCGTCCACCTTCTCGGTTACATGCCACTTATTGATAAGCGCAAATTCCGGCCGGGTGAACTCACCGATAATCAGTTCAGACTTCTTCTTGGGGTTCCGCTTGTACAGGTTCTCGGTCTTGGGGTACTCAATCATATCCATCCTCCTGTTGGCGGGAAGCTTGCCCTTTCGGGCTACGACATTACTTGATGCCGTTAGTCATCGCAATAGCCATACCACCATTGGTGAAGCACAGCATAGCGATAAAGAATTCGAAGTTGGCAAGAACCGTCTGGTCTGTCTCAAGAGCAGTATTACCAGCCGAGAGCAGAGCTGCACAGCACAGAAGAAGTGCATAGCCCGCGATTCGAACCGTACGAATATCCATATTCCCTCTTTCTTGTCGTTAGAGGTAGCTTGCCCGGACAACCGGGCGATAAAACTACTTGCAGGTCTCGCAGGAAAGCAGGTGCTCCATGATGCGAGAATTCATCTCCTTGACCCCCGCCTTGGCCGTCGTCAGCGTAGCGATATTCTCCTCAGAGGCACGGCTGACAACAATCTTACCAGCATGACGAACGCGCGCCTTGGCGTCAGCCAACTTGACCATCATTCGCTGATGAACCGGGCAGAAATCCTCGGTAGGCTTGCGCGATACCGGAATGGTGGGAATCTCGTGACCCTGGCAGTTCTCAAAGGTAGCACGACGATTGGAGCGACGAAGCTGCGCCATAACGTTCTCCCGAGATTAAACCTTGCGACAGCTTATGCTGTCAAGCTTGCCCGGATGAACCGGGCGGTTGTGCTAGTGGTTGAGCGCCACATAAGTCATAAGACCAGCAGGAACCCAGAAGAAAGAGGTCAAGCAGATGAAGAAGAAAACCACCGCAAGATTGACTTTCGTCTTCTCCCAGGTGGACATGTTAGCGTAAACCTTCTCCCACTCTGCATCAGTCAGGTGCGAATAGTCCTTCATCGTTGCCCCCTAATTATGCAGCAGCGTACCGGCTGCGGTCAAGCGTCTTGTGCTTGTCACTGTTCAGGTTAACCCATACCGTCTTGCAGCGCCAGGGGTTGTCTCCCCGAGGAATAAGGACGATGCAGAGGTCTCGCTCGTTGTCGAGCTTACCACGGAACAGAATCTTAGAAACCCGGCCGTTGATAACACCAACCTCAATAACACGGAAGCGCTTGAGGTTTACGTATGCCGGAAGGGCAATCTCACCATAACGGTCAGCCAGGGCCTCACGCTTGGCGTGGTGACCGTAGTCAACCTTAACACGTCGGGTAGGAGCCGTAAACCAGCCGGGCAGAAAAATGTCGCTGTGGTACAGAACCTCAGTCATGCCTACTCCCGAGATGAGTAGCTTGTGCCGGGCCTCTTGGCCCGACACAGATAATCTATCAGAGGTACATGCCGGTTGGCAAGTCCTTGTGCTCACGGTTCCAACGAGAAACGTAAGCGTTGAGCGTTGAACGAGCTGGAGCCTTGCCAGTGTGCAGCAAGATAGCCTGTTCGATAACGTCACGGTCCTTGACGCCAGCCTGCATAGCAATATTCACCAGCTTGGCGTGTGACGTGTTCTGAGGAATATTCTGGAACGCGCTGAGACCGAGAATAGCACCAGACTCAGGGTCCTGAACCTTCTTGGGGCGAGGCTTCTTAGCCTCAATAGCCTTAGCGGCTGGCTTCTTTTCTACAGGCTTCTTCTTTGCGGTGTCCAGTCGAGTGACCGTGGCCTTAATTGCCTTCGGCTCAACCTTTTCTGTGACCTCCACAAGGGCAGTCAGCCTATCCTCTAGCTGCCTCTCGGCAACCTGGAGGTCAATAGCCAGACCCTTGCGGTAGAAGCCAATCCACTTGCGTGGGTTGTAGAACAGTGTTGCGTGTCGTACCAGAGGAAATTCCTTGTGGACTCGTCCTCGTGACCTCAAGCTACCAGACTTGAGCCAGTCAAGGAAGAGGTCCAGCAGAAAACCCGCCGCGATGCTTGGAGCCGCATACAGCAGAGCTGCAATATATCCATGGCCCAGCATGAGCGCGTGTTCTGCGTTCAGGAACGCAGACGTTCCAATCATCAGGAAGGCAATGAACTTACCCTTGCCACCCGACTCACCATCGAGTGCATAAAGCGTTGCGAGAATCGCAGCACCGAGAGCACCGACATCAAAAATTCCACTAACTACCCAGCTTAGCAATTCCGGGAGGTCGAAGAACTTCGCTCCCAGGTGGTGCAGAGACCACGTTGAAACCGCCAGAGCCGCCGCCAGGGCAATTACGAATGACGATGCATACGCAATACCCAGGCCCTTTCGAACATCAATCTTATTCACTTTTACTTATTTTCCTTTTAATTGTGGGTTTGACATTAGCTAAGCAACGAAAAAAGCCCCGAAAGACTCTGGCGGAAGTCTTTCGGGGCTTATCGCGAAATACGAGATATTTCGAAGCTATTTGTTGTTTGTCCGCCAGAACATACTTTAATAGTACCAGGCGGCAATAGCTGATGTCAATAGCTTTGGGGATGCCCTTTACGAACATCCCCAAAAATCTCACGGATTTTTAGCGCTTGGCTCGGTACTTGGTAACGGTTACCTCGTAAGGCTCGACCTCATAAAGGTCGCCATCCCAAGTGCCACCCTCCCAGGATTGCCAATAACCAGTCTTCTCGAAGAACTGGTCACCAATCTGGAAAACAACCCAGAGAGAGTCACCCTGGCCCTCACCACCGTAAGAGTCAACGCCCTTGGCAACAACGCCCAGAGACTCCAGCTCTGCGCTGTCCTCAACGCAGTAAAAGAACTCGGACTCGTCACCCTCCCAGTCCTTCTCGATGGCGTCCTTGATTTGCTGAGCGGTAAACATACTTCCTCCTAGTCGAGAGCTTGCCCCAGAATAAATCCGGGGCAGTAAATCAGATGGCGCGGTAGTCCGTTACGGTCTTCTCGAAAGCCTCAACCTCGTCAAGGCCGTAATCGGTGTCCCAGTCATTCGAGTCCCACGAGTTGTGGTAACCGGCCTTACGGAAAAGCTGGTCCCCAACACGGAAGATAACCTCCATGTGGTCGCCATCACCCTCCGAGCCACCCACACGGTCAACGTGGAAAGCATCCACGCCAAGGCTGTCCAGGTGTACCGCCTTGTCCTTGCGAGCCCACATAATCTCGTCGTAGAACTCGCCATCGCTGTGCCAGTCACCCGCACTGTCGAAGGCGCGGACGGCATCCTGAATCTGCTCAACGGTGTAACTCATTTAATTCCCCTTAGTCCTAGCGTATCGTGCAAGGTCTGCCAGAGCATCATAATACCCGGCGTTGTAATGCCGGTTGGTGCTTGGCGGTTCTAGCTGGTCATTGAACTCCAGAATAACATCCAGAGTAGCTGCCTTACGAAGGCTGCGCAAACAAATCTCGGCAGAACCGTCAGACATGTCGCACTTCTTCATAAAGATGCCCTTGAGACTTCTGCTCAGTTCTTGCCAGAGATTCATTTCACTCCTCGAAAGTGTCGCACTCACAATACTTACAGCCGATTGGCTCCATACCTTCCCAGGAGTCAAAGTGTCGGTAGTAAGAATGACCACAAAGGCACAGTGCCTCTTGGTCGTGGCCCTCGTCCCACATTCGCTTGAGCTGCTTGTCGATATCCGCCGCAATTGCACGCATATCTTCATTCAGGCAATCGAATAGGTTTCGGACCCGCATCGCCATATCTTTGGTCAGGCGGATTTCTACATGAGACATTGTACCTCCAGCTTGGGGCTTGCGCCCCACCAGGATTACTCCTGGTCGATGAACTTAACGACGGTCACCTCGCGGGGGATTACCGCAACAAGCCTACCGTCCCACTCGGGAGAATCCCAAGAGTTGTAGTAGCCGTACTTGCGGAAATACTGCTCCCCAACCTTGAACAGAAGCCACTGCTCGCCACTGTCCTCGGGCTGATAAGACTTCACGAACTCAGCGAACTCATCGAGAGCCGGAAGGTAGTATTCCCGATTGGGACGACCCTCCATGCAGTCGTAGAATTCCGAGGAATACGCGCTGTACTTTGCAGTAATCGCGGATTCAACCTGCTCGACAGTGTACATTAGTACCTCTCGTCAATTACACATTCTTCAATCTCGGTGTACTGATAGTCGCTTGCCTCTGCCGCTTCGTTGGCCTTTTCTTCGGTCGTGAATACGCCGATGACGTACCAGTTGCAGCAGGTGCAGTTTCCAGCAGTAATAACCCAGACGTTCATAATTCCTCCTAGTGGTTTCGAACCCTTTCGAATACCAGGAGCAGCTTGCCCCGAAGGGCTAGGTTTTCAGTCTACCAGAACCGCCCGGATGTCGGTAGAAGCCTGCAAGTAGTAATCCGGCGCAGGACCGGGCTTATTCTGGCCATTGATTTCATCGATACGCTTCTGGGCCTCTTCGGGAGTATCGAACTTCTCGTACCAATAATCCTGACCCCAGCCGCGCTCGTGCTCGAAAACGGTAATCTGGAACTTGTACATGATAACCTCCTAAAGGCGAGCTTGCCCCTTGCGGGGCAGTAAATCAGTAACCCGGAGCAGCAACCTCAGCACAAGGATTCAGCGCCTCGTACTTTGTGACCATTACCTCACGAGGCCGTACCTCGTACAGGTTACCGTCCCAGGCTCCTCCAGCCCACGACTCATAATAGCCATGCTTGAGGAAAAACCTGTCGCCAACCTTGAAGACCAGCTTCAAGTGGTTGACTTCATCGTAATTGCTCTCGGTCTCTACCCAGGTGATTCTACCAAACGGAGAATCGTACTCGGTATACCCGCCGTCCAGGTCATCCCAGTAAAATCCCGAGATGCCATCCTCGTCGTTGAGCCAGTCTTCCAGCTCTTGGACTGTAAAACTCATTCAGACCATTCCCTATTCTTGCCGTCAAGGAATCTTGCCTTGCCGCATTTCCGGCAAGACATCCTCCAAAGATACCCGCCCCACCCAGCCGGTAGGACTTGCGGAATCCAGTCGGTCCAGTCATGCAGTCCCAGTTTACATGAGACCTTCACAGAAGCACCAGCCTGTCTGTATTTTCCCGGTGGACCTTAACATAATCCACATCAGGCTTAAAGAGGTCCTGATAATTCTGGACGATGAACAGAGGGAACCAGCCCTTCGAGAAGGACGTAACCGTCTTCATCATAGCCCAGGCATATGCAGCACGGGGACTTGCCCGGTACTCGCTAGGGATAATCTGACGCTCCAGAGCGGTAGCGTAGACTTCCTCGCGGACAAGCTTGAGCTTGTCTACATATGGTAGCGCTTCGAACTTGGCCCTGTCAACCGCTACTTCATGACCATCCCGAAGAATCCGCTCGAAAAGCGGCCGGTCGTAATATGCAATCGACCGGTGGATACTGTCATGGTCATATACCCGGTGGACATTCTTGTTGAAGAAATCCTCGGGCTTAGCGTTCAGGTTGGCCTTCTTCTTGCCATACCTCTCCTCCCAGATGGGATAAAGAATATCAAAGAGAGGCTGAATGAATCGCGCATCCTTCTTCTGATAGAAGACGATATCACCCATGTGCTTGTTCCAGGTTCCATGTAGATTCCAGAATGCATGAGAAACCTTAATGGTGTACAGCTCATTCACCGTGGCGACCGGACCCCAGTTCCACTGCTCCAGAGCCGGATGGTGAAAGGTCTCAGCCCCGTCGATTTTCTCCTCGGAGAAGAAGTCAACATCCTTTACGTCACGGAAATCCGAAAAGTATTGGTGGGCTGCCAATGAGCCAACAAGAGTCTTCATATTTCTCCTTAGTCAGGGAAGCTTTGCCCGGTTGTGGGGAACCGGGCAGCAGTTACCGCGTGAAAATTCCTATGATGCAGAAGATAGTAGCAAGGACCAGAGGAAGCATACCAATCTTCACCTGGTTAAATCTACCACTTCTGACCATGGCGTGGGCAAGAATAGCAAGCACCACCTGCCACGTCAGGAACAAACCCGCGATAACGAAAAGGATAAGGCTAGTGGTGCTCATTTATTTCGCTCCTTTACGAAACCCCGTCGAAGGTCAGGGAGACCCTGGCCTCTGCGTCGTTCACTTCTCCAAAGACTACAGCCCGCAGAGAGTCGATGTCAAGGTCTAGGTCGTCCTTGTTTGACTCGATGACGAGGGTGAAGCTGTGCTTGCGCATCTTCTCTGGCATCGCCTCCAGCAGATAATCCGGAATGCCCCAGTCCTCTGGGTCTCCGATATCCCGGTTGATACCTCGAAGCAGCTCTACTATCTCTACTACTTCATCTTCACCAAGCATTACACTAGGCATATATTTTATATACCTCTTCTCCTTGTTATTATTTTCTTTCTTAAAGACTATTGTAGAGAGCTTGCTGAGGGACTGTCAAGTCCCCCAGCCAAATTGTTACCTAGCCCATGTCCCTTTGAAACGCTCGACGGTTGTACTCGGCAGTCCAGAGGTAGTAACCACGCACCTCCATCAAAATCCCGCCGAGGATATTAAAGCCCTTGCCCTCGCATCGGCCCCAGAATTTATCGCCCCAGGTATTTCCTTCTACGAGCAGGGCATGGCCAGTCTGCATGAGCTGTACCCGAAGCTCGGGGTTCTGCTGGAACTTCTGAAAGACAACCTCCCTCATGCACTTGACCTTAATCGTTTCCCAGTGCTCAAGGTCAATCTTGACGGAGCGACCCGCGTACTTGGCATCGTTGGGGCTAGAAGCAGCCTCCAGCCTTTTGACGTAGGCGCTTTTTTCTGCCGGGTCCTTGGAGGCCATCGACCTAACCTTGGCCGCCTGAAAAGCCGCCTCGCCGTTCTTGAAGACCAACTTCTCGTCCTCGTAGTCGAACATAATCTCAGACGGAGAGAAATTACTGAGGAAGTAGTTCTCTCCGTCGAACTTGCCAATAACATTAGCCAATTTATTTACTCCTTGAAACGCCAAAAAGGCCGGGGGATTTCTCCCCCGGCCATCCGGAACTACTCGAAGAGAGCGTATGCGGTGTAATCGCCCTCGTCTTGGTTGTACTGAATACCCACGGCAAGAAGAACACCGTCACGGGTTTCGATTATGTCTGCCAGCTCTCGGATTGCATCCGGAGCGGTGTCCTGAATTGCAACAACACCCTTACCCAGGGCCAGGTCGTAAGAACTCAATTTCACTCCGCGTGTTCAATGCTCTGTGCGCGGTGGTCAAGCTCTTGACCATTCATCCACAGAACTCGATATTCATGGTAAGCCATCCCCATCTTAACGTAGAGGATAGTTCCAGTGATAAGCGGGTTCTCCTTCAAGGCAACCTTATCGCCTTTCTTGAACATACCCTCTCCTTAGATTGGGAAGCTTGGGGCCGAAGCCCCACTGGATTAGGTCAACTTCGCCAACAGCTCGCGAACTTCCTTCTCCAGCTCGGCATAAGAACGACCGTATCGGTAGCCCGAAGTCTCGCTCTCATCCCGCGCGTTCTGCTTAAGACGGTACCGCAGTGCCGACTCAAGACCACGCTTGTTGTGAGGCCCGTCAAGCTCCTCCAACTTCTCGACGTTCTCGAAAGGCGCAGGGCACGAGCAGCCCGAGTCATCCCCGATGTAATACTCTCCGCGCTTCGCCTTCCAAACGGCAGTCATGTTGAACTCGTAAGACTCACCGTCCCACTCAATGGAATCCACCAGCTCCAGACCGAACTTCGACGGGTCGTAGTACGGGTTGTCGCTCCAGGACATATTTACCTCCGTAGTAGATTAAGCTTGGCGGGTCCGAAGACCCGCCGGGTTTAGCCGAAGCTAAAGTGGATATTACTTCCGACGTAGTGCCACCAACCATACACCATGAAGGCAGAGAGTATCAAGCCGATAATCAGGCATGACACATTGCTTCTGGTCGGCCCGCCGAACCCTATAGCAATATAGGGAAGGCCGAGGCACATGAAAACTACCACACCAACAATCAGCGTGATAAACAACGCTCCGATAAGAGCCATTTAAAAATCTCCCGGTGCGACCTGTAGACAGGTTAGCCCAAGCGAGCGCCACATGTCAACCACCTGGTCCCTGTCGTCAAGGACGTACTTGACTCGATAGTCGTGGCGGATGTGCTTATTGAACAGCTCCAACTTCACGATGCTGTCCTTACGCATATCCCCCGGAGCCCGCATGTGTAGAGCATCGTGGAAAATCTCGTGCTTGTCAAGCCACCGCTCGGTCTCTGCTCGGCAGGAACCGTCCCGACCCGACATCACGATAATCTGAGTACCGCTTGAGCACTCAGTATCCACGATATCGATAATCGTGTCAACCGGCTCGTCTTCCTCAACCCGGTGCCACTCGAACGGACCACGGTTGACCATCTTGGCCAGGGTTCCATCAATGTCCACCAGAATAGCCTCGGGGGCATCTTCTGGGGCAACATATTTTTCGATGACCAGCGGATTTTCTACGGGGCCGTGGAGGTTCGCTCCAGTACGCTTGAACATGTCCCGGATGACGTTCTCAGGAACAACCCGGTCCCGCTTGGCGTTCCGCTCCAGAGCCTCGCTCAGACGAATATCGAACTGGGCAACCCGAACGTTTGCACCGTACCGATGACCAATTGCAGCCAGCCGGTTGATGTAACGCTTCTGAATGTTGCAGTCATCGACCACAACGGAATTGCCAGCCTTAAGAGCCGCCGCAACCATGGCATCCTCAACGGCAGTCACAGCGTCTTCGTCAACGCCGAACTCCTTGTTGAAAAGCTGCATTCGAATATCGTCACGGTTAATTCGGACTCGGTTCTTTCCGGAAAGGACCCAAGCCTTAGCCCAGGTTGACTTACCAGAAGCGGGAATGCCGCGAGTAAGAACTAGCTCCAGCATTATTTTCCCTTCTTAGACAATGGAAGCTTGGCCGGGATAACCCGGCCGAGTGTCACCAACCCTTAACGGCCTTATTGTTCCCCTGCTTCTGACGACCGCGAGCATTTACAGTCTTGAACTTCTGAGCAGGAGCCTTGCCGTTCGGGTGGCGACGGGCCTCTCGGTTTAGAGGCTTAGCCTCAACAACCTTCTTCTCGGGAGCATAGCTGATGTAGACCACACCAGCAATAACCACGCCACCGATAAAGGCCAGGTAGTTCTGGTCAAGCAGGTTCCCCCGCATGAGACCAAAGCCTACCATACCGATAACCCAACAAACAACGCGAATAATCCGACGCTGCATTTTACACCCTCTCGTTGGGAAGCTTGCCGGGATTTTCACCCGGCAGTCGGTCAGCGACCGTCAATAACGCGCTGGTGCAGCTCATCCACCTTGTTGGCAGTCATCGCGAAGTACGACATGAAGAGAATGTCCAGCGGAACCGACAGCATACAAGCAGTCCAGTAACCGATGGGACGAACCGACCCGAGAACTTCGTGATGAACCCCGCCGAGGAACAGCATGAGCATCCAGCCCTCAAGGAAGAACCCGATAACTCCGACAACGAGACCGGAAACAGCGCGCTCGCCCTTGCTCATGGCCTTTGCCATTTTATTCTCCTTAGTAGGGAAGCTTGGCCAGTTTATCACTGGCCGTTGTGCTTGTCTAGAGCGAGAAGTAGCGAACCGGGTCCCTGTCCACTGTTTCGAGATAATGGCGAATCTCTCGGCGGAACTTGCGCTTCGCCTGGTCCACCGACCAACCAAAGGTGGTGAATCGCTTGGGTGAGGGGAACATTCCCTTGCCCATCAGTGGAGTGCCATCAGGCTTATCGACGTAAGCCTCGTAAAGCTCCTGTGGAAAGTGTGCATATCCCGGAACCAACTTGACCTTGATGACGTAACCATCGAAGTCCATTTAATCCTCCAGCTCAGAGAACGGAATGATGAAGTCGAACGGCTCATTGTCCATGGTCTGGCTTGTGTATGCCATGCCCGAACATTCAACGCCAACCCCTGCGATGAAGTATAGCGTGATGTCGGACTCTTGTATAGCGTACTGGAGCCAGACAGAGTCACCAAAAAGCTCGGGCTTCTTCTTAGCGACCTCCAAGCACTTCTCTCGGAGGTCATTATACCAGTCGATTATCTGTTCTAGGTCCATTAAAACTCCCCGCCGTTTCCGTTAACCACGAAGAACTTGCCGTTGTCGCCCCAATCTTCGACGCCTGCACTGTCTGCCAGGCCAGGGTAGTAGTCCGACCAACCGACCACCAGCATATCATCTGGCACGCCGTTCAGCAGCTCCTTGAGCTTACCAACAGTCAGCCAGTTGCCCTCGGGCACCATAATATCTCCTAAGTCAGAGGAAGCTTGCGGGGCCGAAGCCCCGCCGTCTTACTTGTTGTTAACCGCAGGCTTTACCGCGTCCCACAGCATATCACTGATGGACTTGCAGTCAAGCAGAGCAAACAGGTAAGACATGTAAGGAGTCTTCTTCGCCTCAAGGGCAAAGTCCTTACGAGAAAATCCGCCCGGCAGAGAGTGAATCACGTCTGCATAAGCGCCGGTGACCTCGTTCTCCAGCTCGTGGTACTTAGAGTACAGCACCTCGGCCACATCCACAACCCAGTCGTGCCACTCGTCGGGAATCATCTCGCAAATATCCCGCGCAGACTTACCCTCCTTGAGCTGAGACCAGACAGAGCGCTCGTTCAGGTTGGTCACGATGCGGTGCAGCTCGACATAATCGACCTGCTTCAACTTGACCATGTTGCTACCCGAACGAATTACCAGGCCCTCAGCATTTTCCCTGTGGACCGAGAAGCAGTCGTTCAGGGTGCGGTACTTGAATACCTCCGTCACCGGGCCAGGCCAGTTGAGAATACCCGCAGCCTGAGTCGGACCCCAGTAGTAACCCCGCTCGTTATCGACAGCACCCAGAAGAATCAGGTCGTCCATGTCACCGTAGTTCAGAACGATTCGGTTCTTCGGATAAACAATCTCAAAGAGGAACGTGGTGTCCTTGAGCGGCTTCACGATGTGACTGTACTTGTCGTTGAACAACTTCGTCGCGTGAATCGCCTGGTCCGAGGTGAAAGAGCCACGAGTGGAAATCGCCCAGTCGCCAGTCACCGGGTGCCGATAAAGAATACCCAGCGAACCATCCTTCTTGTCAGTCACCTCAACCGGAGCGTCGGTGTCGAAAAGAAGCGGGCGCTCTCCGAAATTGAAGAACTTCTTCCACGGCCGAGCTACAACAAAACCGTCGTAGTCGATAATCAGACCACGGCAGTTCAGCGTAACGTCGTTCCACATCCGGTCAAACTGAGCCTTTTCCGTGTACCCGAGGATTACCAGCGGTGCGTCCGGGTGCGGGTTCACTCGGACATAGCCGTTCTCAATTGCCTTCTCAAGCTCGTCCGTCGAGAAGATTTCAGAAACGTGAACCATTAGACTCACTCCTTAAATCCATAAAAATAAGCCCGTGACCTTATTGCCACGGGCTTAAGCGGAGATAGTGGGATTCGAACCCACGAAGCTTTTACACTTACTCGATTAGCAGTCGAGTCCCTTCGGCCTCTCGGACATATCTCCAAGCTTCTCCCATTATTTTACAGCCTGGGAGAAGGGCTGTCAATCTACATCTTCAACTTGCCTTGGCCGTAGAGGTAGACGAGGAGCGACCAGGCCCCCATAGAAGGACAAGGGTGAGAACCGTAGTGCTCAATCCAGTCTTCCACCGTGGCATCCGGCCGAAATTCGTCTTTGACATAATCCTTTGTAAACTCCGCTTCCATCTCATCGTACAACCGGTCGAGCTGGTCTAGTACATCTTGAGGTAGGTCGAATACGTCTCTGTGCGGAATGAAACTCAACAGCAGTCTCCATCATGATAGCACTTAGCCATCGCTTCCTTGTACTCGTCCAGCTCCGTAATGAAATCCGGGAGATTCCACATGTAGCCGTACACAAAGCGAAGCTCTACTCCGCAGTCACAGCCGATGTGAGCTGTCATTGCGAACGAGTCATCACGAGTGTAGCACGAGTAGCAGCCGCACTCCAGGTCACATTCGGCATTCTTGATGGCCGTGGTCTCACAGTCTACCAGATGCTTGTGCTTCTCGTAGCCTGGAAGAATATCGTCCTTGTCAAAATTCCAAACGCGGTACTGCTCTCGCGCCTGCTCCTTGAACTTCTCGAAGAGAAATTCGTTAACCAGCTCGTTAGTGGTCATTTCCATTAGGGTTGAAACTCCTTGCCTTAATTACCTTCGCGGACTTCTTGTCAATTACAAGGTACGCATTCGCCATCGCCCGCATCTCACCGTTCTTAAAGCAGTCGGGATGCATCTTGGTGACGAAATCATACACGTCCATCGGAACAATGTAAATAAGGCCGTTACCCTCAGCCATTCGGAAGAGACTCATATTCCCATCCTGTCCTGGAGTCGCTGACTAATAATACCAGTCCTCGGCTGGTTTAGGTAGCTGTTGTTGAAGTCGGACGGAACAAGCTTACGACCAATCCGGCGCTCAACGTCTTCGATACAGAGCATACCGATTTTCTGGAGCCCGGTCAAGTGCCAGGTCTCATCAATAAGCATGTAGTGCTCACCGATTTTCCCGGTGTCCACTCGGCAGTCCAGGCAGAGGAACTTACGCCGTGAAGTCATGATGCCCCTTTACGAACGTACGTGAAAATCTCACGGATTTTTAAAAGCTTGCGGGGCTCTTAACAAAGAGCCCCGCGAAGTATTACTTGTTGGTGGTCGTGTAACCCTGAGAAGTGGTACCGGGGCAGACGAAGCCGTCCTGGAGAGGACCGTTCTTCTTCACGTCCCAGTTGTTCATCATCTCAAGGCAGTAACGCTGGTTGGCCTTCTCAGAGAGCTGACCAGACTGCTCACGAATCTTGGCAGTCTCAGCGTCAATCTTTGCACGCTCACGCTCGGCCTTGGCACGCTCGATGTTGTTGTTAGCCTCAACAATCTTGTCGAGCGAGTTCTGACTACGAGCGTCAAGCTGAATCTTCTTAATGCTTACGGAGTCGATGATAACACCGTCATCCTTAAGCGAGTTAGCAAGGTCAGCCTGAATCTGCTCAGCAATCGGACGCAGGTTCTCACCATCACGCGCCTCGTTAGGCGTGTACTTGGAAACAACCACGCGGACCGAATCCTTAGAAGACGAGTTCACCAACTGGTCCCGAACCTTGTCGAAGGTGCGGTACTTCTTCCACAGGTTCTCAGCCTTGTTCTCGTCAATCCTCCAGCGAGGAGTGAGAGAAACCTGGCCACCGCCGCCACCCTTAAAGGTAACGCTTACCGAGTCATTGCCGTCACCATCGGTGTCGTCAAGGTCAAGGTACTGAACCTGCGTGGAAAACTGCTCCGTCTCCGACCACGGGGCCAGGAAATGCGGACCGTTACCCAAAGTGTCCTGGTACTTGCCGAAGCCAGTCTGAATACCGACCGCTCGGGCATCGACCTTCGTGAACGACATGAAGCCAGTGATTATCAGGAAGATAACCAGCGCACCTCCCGCCACTCCGAATCCCAACTTATCCTTAGTAGCGAGGGAGAATCCCACACCACCGAGAATAATCAGGAGGAACACAATTGCGAGAACAATGAACAGCATAGTTTTCCTTGTTGGTTATTCAATTAACCGGGCGTTTCCCGGAAGCTTGGGTGGTTCTAATTGAACCACCCGCAGACTCAGGAGTCAAGCTCCTGGAGGATAACCGGGCCGGTACGACCCTTAATCTCTCGCGTCTGCTCACCGTTCTCGAAGTATAGCACGGTCGGAACCGACATAATCTCGAACGTGTTTCGGATGCCCTCGTCCGCTCGGTCAATATCGACCTTCACGAATCGTACATCCTCACGCTTGTTTGCCGCAAGGTCAATGTGCGGAGCCAGTCTACGGCATGGGATACACCAACTAGGGGCGTGAAAATCAACAACGACCTTCTCGTGGTTGTTGAAAATCTCATGCAACTGGTCAAGCGTGGTTGCTTCTACGACCTTATCACTCGCCAAAGGGTACCACAACCTCCTTGATAGTAACACCCGGCACGTCGTTGTGGGACTCGGCAAAGAGTCGCACAGCCTCGTCCAGGCTAGAAGCCTCAACCTGGGCTTCGAACGGCACGAAAGCTCGCACCGTATAAACCTTCGTATTGCTTGCCGTCACAGGCTCATCATCCTCCTCAAGGGGCTGGAAGTCAACAGCGTAAAGCCCGCCGTTGTACTTATTCTTGTACGCACCCTTGACGTTTCGGTTGTAATAACTGCCCGGAGAGATATCCTCAATCAGGTCAGAGAAGGTGCGGTACGAAACGTCCTGGTAGACATAAGTCCCACCAGCCAGGACGACCGCCATCTCGCCGTTCTTCGCGTTGAAGTAGGCCCGCTTCACCAGCGAGCTAGCAACCTCACTGAAATCAGTGTACTCGAACAGCATTTAATCCTCCAGGGTTCCGGAATAAACGAAGATGTCGATGACGCCTTCGCGCTTCTTGAAGACGAGCCGCCCGAGTTCTAGCTGGGCGTTTGTTGCTTCCTCAGAGTCTAGCACCTGCTTGGCATAATTAATAGCCCGCTCTAGGTCATCCTCGTTCGGAACGGCCATGCCGTAGTCGAACTTCCACTCCCACCCGTTGATTAGGAAGGTCGTCGCTAGATTTTCTACTAGCTCCTTCAATTATTCTCATCTCCATTTCTTCCCACGTCAAGGGTTCAGAGCGCGCGGGTGTTGTATCCGTGTCCGCCGAAGTTGGCAGTGGCCTTCTTGTCTCGAACATCAACGCTCTCCACGTCTGCACTATTCTCGACAGCCGCGACAATATTCGCGACCCGTGCGTATAGCTCTGCCATGTTATCAGCGTCAACCTTGAGAGTCAACACGACAGTCTTGCTCGTCGCCTTGGAATTCTTGGCCTCGAAGTCCTTAGCCATTTTCTACCTCCTTAGTATACCAGCTTGCCGGGGTATCTCAACCCCGGCGAAATTATGCAGCCATAAAATCCTTGATAGCGGTCAGAGTCGTCTTAAACTCCTTCTCCTTCTCAAGGTGTTCCAGGCCAGGACGACCACGCCGCTGAAAATTCTTGCAGTCGGCTGCCGTCCACGCCTCACTAACGATACCGAAAGTAAAGCGCAGAGGCAAGTACCTGCCCCCACCTCGCTTCTCGAACTGATGATACCGCCTGTGCTCAGCCACAGCTAGGCACTGAACGGCATACAGAAACGTCTGAGGGTGCAGAGTATCTTCCCAGTCTCCACGCTCCCAGTCATATTTTTCCGGGTCGGAGCCATTAATTACAACCTCTGCGTAATCCGCCATCAGCTCCTCCGCAGACTTGGAGTCAAGGGCCATCTTGCGCTCCATGTCCAGGAAGATATCGTCATGCGTGAACTGGTGATTAACCCATCCGAGATTATCGTCGGAAACCATAACGACGAAATCTCCACCGGCCGGAACCGTATCGTGCTGGTGTCTTCCCGGCATGGCGAGGGTAATCGCATTGTAGGGAGTCATCGTGACAGCGTGATTCTTTCCGCCTGTCGCATACGGAATTAGGTCGTGTAGTTTCTCGAATTTCATATTATTCTCTCGTTCGGGCAATAAAAAAGCCCCGGCGGACCGGGACTTAAGCTTGCCCCCGAAGGGGCGAGGTGTTACTTGTTATCCTGGTATGTAACCCAGAGAGCCCAGGCAGGATAAGTAATCGGCCATCCCGCAGTAAACGCGAGATACTTAAGAACGATGCTGTCCTTCGGCTCGATGCCAATAAGGCCACCAAGGAGCACCAGGAACACTCCAATGCCAAGGAATGCACCGATGCCAATGAGATAAATAGCGAGCAAGATGCTCATTAATTCTCCAGGAACTCGATATCTTCATTCGGCCAGACAAAGCTCTGCGTCCAGCCGTTCGGGTGTTGAATCGGGTCGATGCACCACAGCCGAGAATAACCCGGCTCGATGTTCCATTCCCGTACCCGACATCTTAGCTCACGCCCCCGCTTGTCCACAACCACACAGAAGCGGTTGAAGTTGGGAAGTGACCTGAGCCGTGCTAGCTCTTGCTCCTGCTTCTCTGAGGACTTGCGACCGAAATATCCGAGAAGAAGAATAATTAGAGCCAGTCCTGCGAGGGATAGCCAGAACATTTTGTTCTCCATAGTAGGAAGCTTGGGGCTTGCGCCCCACAAGGCTAAGCCTTGCCAGCCTTCTTTCGAAGGTCCTTCTTGATGTCAGACGTAAACGTGAACGGGAACCAAATCGGCCAGACCGCAGCTAGCACTGCAACCGTGGGAATTCCAAGAACAAAAGTCAGGAAGCCATAGAAAGGCTCACCACTCTGTGCGTTAGCCAGAGCTGCCCACAGAACCATCAGGCCCAGCAGACAGAACACGATTCCGGCCGGAATAATCCAAATCCAGAACAGCATTTAGCCCCACTTATAGACGTAGGTGTCAGCGAAACCGCTATCCACCATGAACTTATTAAAGCACTCTTCGGTTTCGGCGTCAAAGATTTCGGCCGTGTACCTGTCATAGCTGCCGGGGTCAAGGTATGTCTTGACGACCAGCTTTCTGCCAGGCTTAGTGAACCATTCCTTAGCGGCATCACGGGAAACCCGCGCCTTTTCGAGCGTGTCGCCACGAAGCTCGGGGGAGTTAATTCCCTCGGCTCGCAACGTCACCTCACGACAGACACGCATACCCATGTCCACAACCACCTTGAGTGTATCACCATCGTGGTTGTAAAGGAACTCCTTGATTCGGTACCAGTATAGATTATCAGTTAGCACGCTCCCCTGGCAGGGCTCGAACCTGCGTAGGCCGGATTCAAAGTCCGGTTGCCCAACCGACAGAGCACAGGGGACCGCCCTTTACGAAAGGGCTCTAAAATCTCACGAATTATTTACGCCGGGAACAGTGTGCGAATGCTGTTACTAGCCATCTGCGCGGCCTCAGCCAAAGTATCTGCCGAGCCAGATTCAAGCAACTCCCACTGTTCTTCACCATCAATTTCAAATTCCTGAGACACGCCGTACTCGTACTTCCCGAACTCGTTCACATAAATCTGAACGTCGAAGCAGTACGCCTCAATCTCATTCACTCTTTCCTCCTTCTAGCAGCTCAATGATGCGCTTCTGCTGCTGCATAATCTTCTCCTGCTCCTCGTGGGTGAACTCATTTCGGTTATGGATGAACTTCATAATGATTTGAGCAACCGCACTGGGAACCAGGAAGAACACGGACCAGAGCATGAGAAGCATGGTGTACGCCTTGCCGACGATAGATTCTGGGCTCAGGTCCCCATAACCCGTCGTACTCATGGTCACTACAGACCAGTATACACCATCGAAGAGGCTAACGCCCTCGGTCAGCGAAAACACCACCGAGCTAACCAGGATTGTACCGATAATCGTCAGGACCAGCATGTGGGTAGTGTTCGCCAGCCGAAAGAATACCCTCTTCATTACTCTCCTAAATAAGAAACCCCGGAGGAAAATCCTCCGGGGTGTTTTGTTTAGAGAGCGCTATGCCGGTGCCGCCCCGGCGTCCCTAGTTTGGAAGACTAGTGCTCTACTGTTGAGCTAATAGCGCAGATGCATCAGGTGTTGACCTGATGTATCTATAGTAGCACGGATTATTCAGCCGTGTCAACTACACTTGTTGCAGTTAATGCATTTGAGAACGTACTTGCCGTTCTCCCAGGTGGAAACCATACAAGGACGGTTGCAACACATTAGAGTATGACCATTCGCCTGGCGTCGTAGACCATCGGAGGACTGACCTTGTCGTCAGCCTCCCAGCGCATCCGGAACTCAGGCTCCAGAGTCTTCACGCGACCGATTCTGATATACCCGACCGAAGCTCGGGAATAAGAGAATGCTACACCAACCCGGTCACCAACGGCAACCGGGCGTCCGATGCAGTCAACGAAATCCATCAGAGCGAGCCAAGAGTAATCTTGCCGAACTGCTGCACGTAGTTAAACGAGCCCTTCTGAATAACCAGCATCCGGTCAGTGTGGGTGTAGGTCTGGTAACGCTTGGAAGGCAGGCCATCAATTCGCCTGTCGCCACCATCAATGTGCGAAGTGGTCTCGTCCAGCTCAACCTTTACCGCGACCTTGTAATAGCGGTCATTGGCCTCCTTGAGGTCAACCACCTTGCCGACGTTGACGCCACCGCCGAGAGGGCCATAGGCAACAGTGTCGCCAATCTCAATCTTCTGACCCTTGGAGTCCGTGACATCAAAGACAACCGGCTCGATTTCCTCGCCCGTCACGAGTACGGTGTAATCGTAGGTGTAGCTGACATCCTCCTTGCGCCAAGAGTCGTAGTAGGTCTTGGTGCGGCTGCCCTGAATATCCAGAGCGTAAAGCCGCCCCTCCGTGGCCGGGTCGTGGTTCGGGTCGAACGCGACAACCTTAGCGGTCTTACCGATAACGCCATCCAGGCCACCGGCGTAGTTATCCTTGACGCGAACTCGCGTACCAACGAGAGACATCTCTTTTTCCTTATTCTAGGGGATAAAAAAGAAACAGCCGGTGCGGCATTACCCGGAGCGACTGTTCAAGAGCTTGATGGAATTGGTTGGGGCGGGAAGACGCAATCGTTCTTGACCCATTCCCTGTCACTTTTGCTTACACAGGCTTTCATCTTCTCTGTGTCATTGCTTTCTGATATCCAACCTATGAGCAAGAACGCAACAATAATCCCGCCGAACATACCAAGAAGAATCTTGATGACCCAGCGGGCTTCAATTAGAGCTGACTTCTGTGTTACCTGTCGTGCTGCCATTGCGTACCCCGGACGGGAATCGAACCCGCGAAAATTAGGGGTGAAAACCCTAACTGCATTCCATCGTACACCGGGGCATGGGCGGGTCTCCGAGGGTGTCTCGCGTTTTATCCCTACTTACCCTGACGATAATAGCAGCTCGGCAATCTCTTTGTTGGGTGGCCACCCGCCGACCTACTATTTCCGTTTGTACCCCAGACCGGATTCGAACCGGCGACCTCTTGATTGAGAGTCAAGTATCCTAGACCGCTAGACCACTGGGGCAAGTCGCCAACCCTTTAGGGCGATTGGCTTTCCCTTTCTGATTATATGGTAGCAGACCGGGTTGGGCCTGTCAACATCACTCGGGAGCGTCTGCTAGAGGCAGAAAATCAGATGCATCCGGAGAGCTGGAAATCTTTCCGTAGGTACCGCCAGAGACAGTACCGTCAAGGCTCCTTGGACGCTTCTTTCCGATTAGGGAAAGACCACCATCAAGATAAATCTGAGCCTCGTAGTAATCCGAGGCTTCTCCGTACTCAGGGTCAACTGGGTAGGAGACATCGACGCTCTTGCTGATGTTGAGGAACACGTTGCCGGTTTCCTCATCGTACCAGAAATTTGCAATTTCATAAAATGCCAAAAGTGGCACCCCCATTATATTCTTTTTTATTAGTCACCAGTGTTAGGCGGACGTTCTAGAATCCGCTGCTGCTGGCGAACAGCTTCGGCAAGGTCTCCCTTGGCCTTCATAAACTCATCCATGAGTTCGTAATACTTGCCCCGCCACAGGTCAAGCTGCTCCTCTACGGTTCGCAATTCTTCGCGCAGGCTCCGAACTTCTTCCCGCAACTCTGTGCGCATAGCCGCCGCCGAGTCATCCTGGGTCTTGGACCTATTCAGCCAATACTCGATGACTTTAAGACCAGAACCTCCAAGAAGCGCTGCGAACAAAGCGAGCCACGCCTGGTTAATTTCTGGCATCGTGGCTCACCTCCCACTTTAGTCTTAGGTAAACCACCGCTGCAATGAAAGCCAGCGCGAATGTGGTTACCCAGTTTACCTTCCCTAGACCAAACAGGATTAGAGACGACGTTCCGTAGAACAGATAGAGGGTAAACATGAAGAACATGGCCCCCCGACGAATCACCTCCTGCTTCACGGGCTTTCGAAGAAGGCTGTAAAGATGGACTCCCGCTACCGCGACCTGAGTAAGACCAATTATCTGGGGGAGACCAGATTCGCCCTGCAAGATTAGGGCACTTGCTGAGGAGCTTGGCTTGAAGAAGGGCGACACGAGCCATACACCGTGCAGGAACATAGTCGTGGTAAGGATACCTTCAACTACATCCATCGGACGAATAGCAGTCCTTCTTACAAATCCAACTCTGAACATGCCTTAAGTATAACTTGCAGTCACTTAAAAGTCCATCTGCCACAGTCACCAATTGTGAAGATGCAAAAAGCTTTAGGGAGGTCCGAAGACCTCCCTATGGTAATTCAGGCAATCAGTTCGCTTGCCAGAATCGGCTTGCTCTCGGCATTGTGATACCGATTATTGCGGATATACTCCGCGACCTTCTCAGGTCCTTGAGCCCGTCCGACCAGGATGATGAGGTAGCGTGGCTCCATCTTTCCCTTAATGCAATCGGTGCAGAGAAATAGAGGCACATTCGCCATCAACTTGGACTTGCGAGCGCTGAGTTCATTTCGCTGCTTGCCGCAGGAACTACAAACCATCAAACTTCCTCGTATTCCGTCAGAGTGTCCAGCGTAAGGAATTCATCGTTCCCGACGTAAACACCATCGTATTCAATTCCACCGGCCGTGTACCGCACCTTCGAGGCAAAAGCTCCCTCGCTAAGCAGTACGCCATACACACCATCATCGATGATGTAGATGAGCTGGTAGATTTCCCTATCGTCTTCCAGGCGGTGCATCGGTGACTCCCTGAATATGGCAGTTGACTTCGGACCTAATTGCATCTCTAAGTTTATAGAGATATTCAGCAGCCGCCAGTTTCTTCGGCTCGCTGAAAGACTCGATGTTGTCCTTGTAAACACGCAGTGCAAGGTAGTCTGGATATTCTACGATATCCACGATGAAGCCCTGTACTGGGCACTTCATCGACTTGAAGATTTTCTGGACTGTCGGAGTGTACTTACTCATAGCACCCTCTGACGAATTTCTACCCAGACCTCTTCGGTCTTGTGGGAGTTACGGTTCTTGTCTGGCTTGCCAGCACCGTTCCAGTATACCCCACCCCAGGTTCCATATTCACCATCGGACCCGGCGAAAAAACATTGTCTCATGACCGGGCACCGAAGGCAAGCCTGGTCGGTGGCCTTTGCTGTCTCGCTGTCTGACTCATATTTGTCATAGAACAGCTCGGTTGGCATGTTAGCGCACAGAGCCAGGTCTTGCCATTCGAAATTCTCCGGGTCAATTCCTAGTTCATCGAGAAGACTTGACACTCTTGAATGGGACCTTCCATGTACCGTCGTTACCGACGACCACGCGGGTTTCCATTCCCCAACGACCGTTGCGGAAAGCCCCACGCTTGTTCGTGAAACCGTAGTGGGTCGGCTTCCAGATAACGATATCGTAGCCATCCCAACGGATGTCAGAGCCCATTCGACGCTGGTCATTCACAAACTTGTGAGCGGCCTTGAAGTCGAGAGTGAGTCGAGACATAAAAATAAACCCTTCTAGTTGCTTAATCGTGCTTTGTACAACTATGTTAACATTTTGCATAAGCGAATGTCAACACCAAAAAGCTTAGGGCCGAAGAAATCTTTCGAAATCTTCGGCCCTACTGCTTAAGAGGGTTGCTTACTTCTGTGCAGCCCTGCGAGTCGCTGGCTTTGCCTCGGTCTTATCCTCAGCAACAGCCTTCTTGTCCTCGTCGGTCTTTACAGCCGTGTCAGTTGATACGACGCCAGGATTATCCGTACCGCCAATCTGACGACGGAAAGCCGCATCGCTAAAGTCACGACCACCCTCACGGGCACGACGCTCCTTTAGAGGCTCGATGTCGGAACGGCCCTCGTAGTTCTTAAGAGCCTCCTCGTAGTCAACGAAAGCTGAGTCGGTAACTCCAGCCTTCTTGGCACGCTCGTTAGCGTCCTCAACGTCAACAGGACCAACCTCGGCAACAACGTTGTGCGCTGTGCGTGGCTTGTACTCGGCCTTTGCAGCCTCTTCGTCGGAACGCTTTACAGCCTCACGACGCTCGTCGGCGGAAAGAACCTTGAACTCGTCCTTCTTCTCTTCTGCCATGTGTTTTGCACCTCCTTGAATTGTTGACTCCTAGGTAGTCAACGGTATATTAAATTATAGCACGGGATTAAATTCTAAGGCAAAACGCTCAGTTTCCGTGCTCAATAATCTTACCAGTTGCCGTCTTCACGTTGTCAGTCTCGGTGTCGAGAATAACGTAGTTGTAGAACTGGTAATCCCGGTCAAGCCCATACACAAAGGAGTAACCATCCTGGTGCATAAAGCTGTATTCCATCCACTTGTGGTAATGACCGTGGAACCAGAGATTCGGGCGAACAACCCGCCCGATTCGGTCCATGAGCTGACGGTGGGCAGCGGAGTCGGCATCTGGCTTGAGATTCCCCATCGGAACGCAGCTAGGCGCGTCGTGAGTAAATAGATAATCCGACCTGCGGCCAGCCTGCTCCAGACCATAAACGACACGCTCAGGAATTTGCTCCTGTGCCCAGAAGCTCTTGCCCTGAGTACGCCACTGCTTGTCGATGGAGACAGCTCCACCAACCGCCTGGAACCACTTGTCGTCCCACTGCCAGCGCTTCACGCGGCCTGTGTAAAGGATGTGGCTGCGAATAAAGGTCAGACCACGATAAGTCTTTGGGTTATTCTTCTCGTACCAGTCGAGCCTGTCCCAATTCTCGTGGTTGCCTCCCACAAAGTACAGCTTAATCCCAGTCTCTCGCAGGGCCTCGTTCACCCAGTCAAGAAATCGAACGCCATCCTCTTCATGGTCCCACAGACCGAAATCCCCAACCTGGACAATCTTCTCGGCTCCCTCACGCTTGGCCTTATTGACCATGTTGCGGAGGAACTTGCCCTCACCATGGGTGTCGCCCAGAACCATAATCTTCATTGTTTTCCTTTCCGGGGCGGATAAAAAGCTTGGCCCCCTGTTTTCCAGGGGGCCATGGGAATTACTTATTCCAAGGAGCGTCAGGCCAGTCGTTACCGAGGTAACCGCGCTTAAAGCCCTCCACCGTGTTAATGCCCTTCACGAAAGCGTCAAGGTCAGCAGCAGGAGTCTGCGGCTCCGGGCACTCGCAAGGGAAAGCCTCACAAGCCTCGCAGCATTCACAGTCACGCTCGCCACAGTCAGGACAGTCCATGCACTCTTCGTCGTAGCAGTACGCAGAACCGCACTCGCCGCAGCACTCACACTCGACGTAACCACAATTGTAGCAAGCATCCTCGTCCTCGTCATCCTCTTCATCGAAGCTGATAACCGGCGCGGAATACTTGACCTCGGTGACCTCCTGAACCGTGTAACGGCAAACCCGCAACTTCTGGTCCTGACAGTCAGTCGGAACAGAAACAACGTCGCGAGGATTAATCACAACGGTGAGAAGACCACCCTTAGCCCACTGCCTAGCGTACTCGTAAGTACCGGCGTGCAGACCGACGTGACAGCCAACCGAAGGGTCGTGCTGAACATCGCCACGAGGCATCTCAACAACTGCACCGAGCGGGTTAGGAATAGCACCATTGTACTCGACGCCATTCGAAATCGCTCGACCGTGATTAACACTGACGTAGTTACCCTCAGCGTCAGTAGCAACACCCTTGTACGCGATGAAGTCACCCTCATCGGTAATGGTGAAGTCGTAACGAGCCAGCCAGCGGTAAAGCTGTTCCCTGCTGTGCTCGTTGGGGTTGGTCATGACCTTCTCGAAGAACTTAACCAGAGGGTTGAAGTCCTCAACGCCACCGTCGATAAAACGGAGCACCTGAGAGGTCAGCGCGTTATCCACCTCTTCACCGTCGAAGTAAATCCGGCCGTTCGAAACGGTAACCCGCTCGGAAAGCCGGTCGAATCGCTTCTCAGCGGTCTTGCTTACATCGAACAGGTCCACGACACTCTCGTCCTCCTCAGCGACCTTAACGAGAATCGCCTTGAAATTCGGGTGCGAGTCGGTGGCAACGTACATTTCCCCGTTGACGAAAACCGTCAGGTTCGCCTCGTCGGAGTCCTGGAACTTAACCAGATTGTACTTAATTTTAACCACTCCAAATATTGGAACTTGTTGGGAAGCTTGGCCCCGAAGGGCCAATCGCTTACTTATTCATCGTAGCATACTTCGCATTGATGTAACAGTAGGCATCCTCAAGAGAATCGGACTGGAGGTTCCGAATCAGAGGGTAATTATCCATCACGTCCGTGTCAACGGTGGCGTTCCTGTCCAGGATAGTGCCAATCGTGATGTCGTTGTAAATCGAATGCCAGGTGTTGTAACGCTTGACATTATCGGATGCCGTGCTGCTCTTGACGAACGTCACGATATTCGAAAGCGTCGGGTCGTCAATCCGCTTGGGGTCAAGCTGGATGAGAACGTTACGAGAGTACCACCGCACCGACAGGAAAAGCAAGTCCTCCTTCGTCAGTGCATCCTTGACTTCCACCACCAGCTCTCGAAGAATTTCCTCAAGGGACTTGGCATTCGGGAACGTCTTCTTAAAGGCGTCCCAACGACTCTCGGTCAGAGTGACGATACCAATACCCGGCCGAAGTGCCTCAAGCTGCTTCTTCGAAGCATTGCTCATGTAGTTCTTCGGCTTCACCAGAACAATTTCAGTCTTCTTGATTTCGTCCTTGGTCAGGTAGTGGTCCTTGCCGTCGTAGAAAATCTCGAAACGAGGCTTGGACCGAGTAGCGCCAGTCTTCTCCCGAACAATCTTGATGGACTTAACGTCTTCCCACTTTACCGTCTGAATGGGAAGCCAGTCCGGGAATTCCGGCAGCTCCTTACAGACAAAGATGTGGTAGGCGTCGGAAGCATTATCCTTGCGCCAGGCTCGCATCTTCTCTCGGTGAGTAGGTGCAACCTTCTCGCTCGGGTAATCGTAGATAACCGGCGTCTTGGCTGCGTTGCGAGCGTCCATCTTGTGGACATCGCTTACAGCGTACCGAGAAGCGCTCGTGTTGTAAAGCATACCATCCGCCCGGAAGACGGTCGGCAGCTCGGTGCCCTTGTAGACCACGTTGCGCGGCATGTAGCGACTGCCACCGTAATTACCGCCGAAGAATTCACTCCACTCGTAGTACGCCTGGAAAGCGTCCCACTCACTATCCTTGGAGTCAATGTCCTCCTGGACCACCTTGGTAATCCGCTCGTCCACAATCTTCTTGAACTCACGGATAGTCGCCTCGGTGCGTCGGGTGTAATGCAGCGACTCACGCGAAGGCGTGAAGTTCACCGAACCAATTTCGACGTAGGCCACAATTGCCCAGCGCTTGTAGTACGACTGACTGTCGGACAGCGCGTGCTCGATGTCCAGCGGGTAGGCCACGTTGCCCATCACCAGGTAGTCAGAGGAAATGTCACGGACCATAAAAACACCCGGAGCGATTTCCTTGCCACCGATTCCCTGGGGCTGTGCACCATTAAGCAGGACCGTGCCAGGCTTCCAGAACCGGAAGAAATCCCGAGACTTGCGCTCGAACTCGTTACCCCGCTTAACGGGAACAACGACCTCAACACTGTTCAGCTCGTCGGTCGGAGAGGAGTCGATAACCTCCATAACACCAGAGCCGTCCTCGGTGCGAGAAACCGCCACCATGTACTTAACGCCATTCTTGACGGTGTTAAGCGTAAACTGCTGAGTGTACGTCAGTGCCGACTTGCAGCCGAGGCCAAGCATACCCACAACCGAGTCGGAATCGCGCTTCGTAGAAGCACCGTACTTGGAGTAGATATTCTTGATGTCTTCCTCATCCATACCAAGGCCGTAATCCTTGACCTTGAAGAATGGAGAGAGCGCATTCGGCGTAGTGACCTCAATCGGTCGAACAGTACCCGCCGCAATATGCGAGTCGAGAGCGTTTGTGCTGTACTCTCGAATTACAGCCAGCTCGGGGTCGGAATACAGGTCCGTAAGAACAGACATCAGATGCGCAACGCTGTTCTCATCGAACATCATCTTGTGCTCGTTGCCGCCGAGGTTACCTTCGCGCTGAGCAACAATCGTGTTCGGTCGCATTGGTTTTTATTCTCCCTTTGGTTGGAACCAATGTGTCAGCTTGGGGCGTTAGCCCCATGGTACCTCAGAAGAAGTCCCAGTGTCCATCGCTGTGCTCAAGGCCGAAGATAATTCCAAATACCAGCAGCTCACAGACGAGCCAGATAACCCAGAAAGGAACCGTCCAGGCCAGGACACCAACCAGGAGCACCCAGGCGATGCCCGCAACAGCAGTTCCGAATGCAAACTTCATCAACTGCTCGGCAATCCACTCTGCCATTCTACTTCCCTCTTTTCTTCTGGAGCTTAGGGGCTCCAGTTATTTTCTGGAACCCCTATAGTTTACAGGTCGTAGACTGTAACGTCAACATCCTGCAACGTTAGAGTACGATTGACAATCGACTCAATAACTTCCCAGTTGCCTCGGGCCAAACCCGCCCCGATGCGAGGCATATGAACTGTAGCCTCTTCATCCCTTGCCCGTCCAGCCAGCTCATTAAGAGCGGCCTCAAGGGACTTGTAGCAAATCGGCTTCTCGACGTGCCGAATCGTTCGGTGCTGAGCCACCATATTACAGACCATGAGGTTTTCGGCAACGGTTACGAGCTGGGTGACTCCCAACGGAGTAAACGTAAACCCGGCCTCCTCGGTCCAGAACTTGTGCTCCTGGAGATAAAGCATCCTCGGCAACGGAGACAACTTGTTCACCGCAAGGACGAATCCCGAGCCCCACAGGCCCTCATCGTTGCAGACGTGAGCAATAATCTTCTTGCCATCGCCCTGGGGCTTCGTCGCATCGCCCTTGACATAGGTTACCACAGTGTTGGCTGCCCTTCGTTCTCGTCTTGCTCGGAGGATGCAATCTTCGTCCAGTCTATCACGCCCTCGTGCAGCTCTACGTTCGAGCCGTACGCCTTGAGGTTTTTGTACTGGGACTCAGCATATTTCTTGTCAGTATAGGTGCCACCACCTTTTTGACGATAGCCCAGCGGCTTTCCTCCGGGCTTCAAGAGGACGTAGTACAACTTCTTAGGCAGTCCTGCCATGCTTGACCTCCGCGATAATCTCGTCTGCCCTACAGTCAGGACAAATCTTCTGCTTCATAAATGGCGTCATCACTTTCCTCTGACACCTCGGGCATCGCCGCATTCTCTCTTGTCTTGCCACCATACATCCCTAGATACTCGCCACTGTAGGTCACCACCGGCAACCCAATGAGATTATCATAGCCGAACGTGTTCTTCAAGAACAGCTCTGGCATGTTGATGTAATCGGAGGAGACAGCGTCCCACTCAAAACCACAGGCGGCCTTGGTGTCATCCCAACCCGCCGCTGTGTAATGGCCGTTCTCGCCAGGAAAGGCATCAACCCCACAGCTACACCGGGAGTTGCTTCGACCAATATACAGGATGGTGTCGTCATCTTGCGCACCATCTTCCTGCATCATGAAGTGGACAATGTAGTCCTGGTAGTAGATGGACTCGCTCTGACAATCCCAATCGGAATATGCAAAGCTGTCGTACCACTCCTTGACCACCTCGAACTTCTTGTCCTCGGGGACGTACTTGAGAAACGTGCTGAGACCGTCATCAAAGAACTCGGTCCCTGAACACCAACCCATATTAAATTCTCCTTGTAAAACGGGGAAAGCCCCGCCAGGATTACTTCTTCCTGCGGGGCTTCCTCTTTGGCTTCTCTTCAATATTCGGGTCATCGAGCATCTTAGCCACCTGCTTAACCTCTTCTGCGCCACGCTTGGTCTTACCCTTCGCAGCTATCAAGAGAGCCAGTAGCAATGCCTCACCCGTATGAACCACATCGCCATCTCGAAGATACGCTAGGTCCATCACCCTCTTATTGGGCTTAATGTACTGAGTCATATTGTATCACCTTATTCTATTATAGCTTGAACCCCGCCGTTTCCAGCGGGGCTCATAAATCACTCGGAGGCCGGACCCTCAAGGAGCAGACGCTCCCACTCAGCCAGCGGCTCCTCTTCGCTCTCAGCAAAACGCTGAGAAGCAGTCGTGAAGACCTTGCTCAGAGACTTGTCGCGCTCGTCCAGCAGGTCAGTGCCGTCGTACTCAGACTCAACCAGGGACAGTGCACGAGCAATTCGCCCAACCGTGTCCAGGCTCAGCTCGACCGAAACAACGTCCTCATCGACCTTAACGAACTTCACCATGTGCTCCTTCTTTCGAAAGGGATAATCTCTTATTATTGTACGTACCCACGGTCGGACTCGAACCGACACGCCACTAGGGCAGGGTTTTTGAGACCCCCGGATATACCATTCTCCTACGCGGGCATGTGTGTCTTTATCAGGATTAGCACTGCCATGATAATCAGCAGATACAATCCCCAGTCTGGCTCTCTTCGCATAATAAAAGGCCCCAGCATTGTCGTGAGATGAATGCTGGGACCAGTGCGCAGTGAGGGATTCGAACCCCCGGCCCTTTCGGTGTAAACGAAACGCTCTCCCGCTGAGCTAACCGCGCATAGTGCCCTTCCGGAGAAGGGACTTGTTATCATACTTTCAGTGTAACGTACCGGTGACAGGACTCGAACCTGCACTCCGAAGAACTAGTTCCTAAGACTAGCGTGTCTGCCTAATTCCACCACACCGGCTTGCTTTGTACTTCTATGTTAACAGACTTTATTGTCGTCTGTCAACTTATTGCGTGGGCGGGATTTTCACCCGCACTACCTTCCACCTTTTACCGGACTACAGGAAGGACTCTCACATATCCGTGCCGCCTCTAGTTGGGCTACCACGCAATTGCTCCCCGTGCTGGACTCGAACCAACAACCAATGAGTTAACAGCTCACCGCTCTGCCAAATTGAGCTAACGGGGAAAGAATACAGCATCACCACTCGCATCCCACCGCCTTGTTGGGCACCCTATGCCCTCATGCGCCTAAGCCTTGTCCGTGTGCTGTATATTTATTGTAGCATCCCCCGTAGGAAGTTGTCAACGCTTCCTGCGAGGAGACGACTTACGACTCTTGCGAGCCAGGGCAAAGACGATAAGCCTGCCCTTTTCTCGCTTCACGCTACGCCCAAGCATAGCATACTCTTCCGCGAGTCTATCTAGATAACCTTCGTCGTCACTGTAGACGTACTGATTACTTGCCTTCATCATTCCTCATTGCGTGGAGTAGAGGGGAGTCGAACCCCTGTCCGTTCATTTCAAGCATACAGTCGATGTACAGCCATGTCCATCATTTACTACAGGGTTTTGCATGTTCTACACAAGCGGATTGTTCTGTTCCTAGGCCATCCGCAAGCCCGGTGACTCAAACGGTCACGAGTGCGTACTCAGCGCAAAGCGCCTCGTACTCTGCATCAATGTTGTCAGCATTTATTGTTTTGAACCTGTTTTAAGTCTCTTGCTCAAAGACTGGCTGCGCTTATATACCATTCATCAACGTCGAAACCAGGCTACCCCGAGTTCGTGCGTGCTCGTAGCTGGATTCGAACCAGCGACCCCTCGCTTAGGAGGCGAGTATTCTATCCACTGAACTATACGAGCATTGGTTGCTTGGGCGTGACCCCTTTGTATTCGAACAACCCGCCGCGTAGGCGCGATAACCAGGATTTACGGATTATTCTATACTGGCTGGCAACCGCAGCCACAAACTTATCGTACCACAAGTTCCTCTACGACAACATCCTCAAGATGCTCGAAGTAGCCGACCCAACTGACGTAATATTCTACACCGTTGACGGTCATCCGGAACTCATCGACCTCACGAGCTGCCTTCGCAAGCTCCTCAGCCTTGTCAGCATCAGTGAAAACGTCAAGGCAGATAGCCAATCCCTCTTCACGTCCGAAGGTGTCTCCCGTGGAGTACCTGACGATGACTGCATACACAGTATCACCCGGCTCAGCCTCACACGAAAAAGCACCCGGCCGAATCATTCCTCGGTGAGGGTTTCCCTCGCCCTTCGAATAAACGGCCTCTACATCGCTAATCTCGGTCGTCTCTACGCCTCGCCAGGAGTACGGCTCATCCGTGTCCTCACCTGGCTCTGACTGGTAGCTGTATTCACCCCAGACAACGTTAATCATTTTTATTCCTTAAATCGGAAGTGCCCCCTGAGAGATTCGAACTCCCGCCACGCGGTTCCGAAGACCGCTGCTCTGTCCCCTGAGCTAAGGAGGCGTGCCCCAGTTTAACGTGTGATGGGGTACCACGGGGCGGAATCTGGAGGTGACTAGCCGCCGTACCGCATGATAAGTTCGTCAGAGTATGCTAGCACATACTTAGTCGTTCTGACGCCAAGGTGTTCACGGGCTCTACCCTTGGATTAATCAGCCTGCTAGAGCTGTCCCGTACTGTCACACAGGATACCGCAGCCAGCGCCACGATATCGGCTCGACCAGACAGCCTGCCGAGATTGAGGTCCTAGTCGGATTCGAACCGACGTTCCTAGTTTTGCAGACTAGTTGCTAACCACTCGCACATAGGACCGGGGTGACGTACGGGAGTCGAACCCGCCAAACCTTGGGCCACAACCAAGTGCCTTAACCGCTCGGCTTACGTCACAGTGCCCCCTGTCCGACTCGAACGGACGACCCGAAGATTAAAAGTCTCCTGCTCTACCAACTGAGCTAAGGGGGCGAATTACTTTATGGATTCAACATCTTTCCGCAACCTTGACAATAGGTTGACCCTGGTGGATTAGCTCCACCGCACTCTGCACAATATACTGGACCGGGAGTTGACATGTGCGCCGGGAGGGACTTGAACCCCCAGAATCCGAAGACACCTGATTTACAGTCAGGACCGCTACCAATTACGGGTTACCGACACTAGGCCCTTTCGGGCTCATTTGAATTATTCTACCACAATCCGCTGAACGTTCGCAACCCGCGCCTTTCGACGCTCAAGGGCTACATCCCTTGCGTGCTTGGACCACACGTCAAGGATGCGAACCATCTCCTCGGGAGTAATGCCAAGCTCAGCCGCAGCGCGCTTGTCAGTCTCCGTAGGACTTTCAATCGGAGGTTCTGCCGTTGCCATCAGTGTACCTCATTATTATGGACTACAACCGTTGTGCTGTCAATGACTTCCAGCCGTCGCCAGTTCTGGCCCGCTAGATTCATCGCTGTGTCGTAAACCTCTTCGTGGACATCCTTGAAGAGTTTATCCGCCACCTTGGAGCTTTTCCTGCGCGTCTGCACAGACACGTCTACGGGGTGCTCCTCGGGCTTGGACCGACGACGACGGGGCTTCGGAATGTCAACCCCATCCGCCGCAGCTTGCACAGCAGTTTCATGTAATGAGACATGCTCCTGGAACTTCGCCATGCCTCACAGGATAGCAGAAACCCCCGCGAGCGTGTCACGGGGGTTTCATGGTGGGACCGGTTGGAATCGAACCAACGAACCTCTCGGGTTTCAACCGAGCGCTCTGACCGAACTGAGCTACGGCCCCAGGTGTGACTTTCGTCACAGGATTTACGTGGTGGCGCAGACCGGATTCGAACCGATGTTTCAGGGTTATGAGCCCTGCGTGGAACCTAACTCCACTACCGCGCAAGTAGCGGCTATTGGATTTGAACCAATGACTTCTCCCTTATGAGGGGAGCGTTCTACCCCTGAACTAAGCCGCCATGGGAAGCTAATGCTTCCGAAGTACGCCGACTCGGACTCGAACCGAGGACCCATAGATTAAGAGTCTATTGCTCTACCAACTGAGCTACCGGCGCATGTTGTTCCTCTATTGTAACAGCCGAGGAACAGGCTGTCAAGCTTTTAGAATACCCACATTAGCACTGCAATAAACAGAATTACGAGAATTGCAATTACGAGAGCACGTTCAATAGACATGCTATCACCTCCCATTGGATTTGGGAATAGGTGGAGAAGATGGGACTCGAACCCACAACCTTGTGCTTGCAAAGCACCTGCGCTTCCAATTGCGCCACATCCCCAACGGAACTCCTCTATCATAGCAAGAGTTCCAACTGCTTGTCAAATAATTACGTATTCAGTTCTTCTACTGTGTACTGGGCTTGCACGGCACGCAGGTGGCCCTCACAGATTGGGATAGGAAGGGTAACCCCGTCCTCCAGCTCGGCCAGGACTTCTCCTACGGCCTCTTGGTCACAGAAGTTATCGTCATCCACGGAAATCCCGCAGAATTGCATAACCGTAACCCCAGGCTTGCCCATCAGGTCAAGCATCTCTTGGAACTCAGAACTCATCGCTATCTACAACCTCGAAGTCAAGGACATTCAATCCACAATTGCTGCCCTCACCAAAGCAGTCCTGGACCGCCTCTTGGGCATCAGCTTCACTGAACGCCTCTACCTCAACCTGTAGAAGCACTGAATAAACGTATCTCTTCATGACATCAGTATATCACTAAAGGGTTTCAAGTTCCCATTCACGCTCAATGAGATAATTGGCAAGGTCTCCAGGAGTTACGTCCTGTGGAAGCCTGCCGTCATTGAACATGTGGATACCCGCCCGCCTATATACCTCATCAACAAGCTGGGAGCAAATCATATGCCCCTTAGTCGTGATGTACTTGCGGAGCTTCTTTGGCTTGATGCCGAAGTGTGCCAGAGCAAGGGCAAGGTAGTCAAGGAAGGAATATGGGATTCCCTTGAGCGACCTTGCCTCACGCACGATTGCTGCACGCTGGTCATCAGTCAGCTCCAGTCGTGAGTACACAGCCCTTCCAACATATTCGGAAATTGGAGTAATGATAGCTCCACCAGGCATTGCCTCAACAACTGTTTCATCATCTAGCACGATGAATGCATGGGTGTACCGGGAAGCATCTCCCGTGATTAGCTGGCCCAGCCCAATCCACCACCCCACAAACCCGCGAATTCGTGTCAGCCCGAAATCTCCGGGCAATGGCTTATTAGTCATAGCATTATTTTACCACGCCATGCAATTCAATGCTGGCTACATGGGCGTCGTGGTCGCTATTCAGCGGATGATGGGACTGTCCTAGAAGCTTAACACGAACCCCGCCGTGCCCCTCCAGCACACCAATCTTGTCGATACCCCGGTTGACGGCCCAACGCTGGTCCTGGTGGAACCTGCCAACCCTCAGCCTATTGAAGTCGCCACCGAAAATCACGGTGACTCCTTGGCTGTGGAAGTAATTGACCACGGATGACATTTTCTTCCAGTGCTCCAGCCAGCGCTCCCTGCGCCACGCCTTGTTCAGCTTGGGAGTCCCGTTCCAGGCTCCCGAGACAAAATGGGTGTTCATGATGCAGACGAGCTGCTTGTTGCTCCGACGCTCCAGCAGAACCCATGACAGATATCTGTTCGGGGAGGTCATCCTCTTCCCCTTGTGCATGAGAACTACGTCGCTGTCGAGCAGGTTCCAGGAACTCTTGCGGAAGGCGATGGGAATTTCCACATTATCGTGGACGTAGGTGAAGGCGGTCCCGATAGCCGCCTTCACGTCCGTGTGGTCCTCTGGCTCTCCGATTTCCTGGAACAGCAAAACCCCGCCTAGCCCGGAGACTGTCGCAGCATCAGCCTTGACCTTCTTTCTGAGCATGTCGGGGTTATTGCGAATATTCGCGGTTACTACCTTCATTGTGGCCTCCTAGTCACTCTGCGTAACTAGTTTACCACATTATTCTAATCGTGCGTAACGCCGTGCTCCTTGTCCAGAACCTTGTGCTCAGCGTTAACCCGCTTATTCACGGAACGCTTGGCAAGAGGCCACAGAAGACCAAGGAACAGTACATCAACCAAGAGGATAAACGTCAGCTCCACGAGGGTGTGAGCCGGGTCCGTAATCATCTCAGCATAGTGGTGCCAAATCTCGCCCATCTCTTCTCCCTGTGTTAGGACGAACAAACGAGCTTGCGGGCAACCCGCCGAAAATTGCGCCCCTAGCTGGACTCGAACCAGCGGCCAGATGCTTAGAAGGCACCTGCTCTATCCACTGAGCTATAGGGGCAAACCGCTAGTCGATGAACTTCTCTCCCAGCTCGGTCACCGAGAACGTCATCTCCAGAGTCTCCGGGTCAACGTCCCACTCCAGATAGCCCTGCTCCACCGCGTCGAAAATCGCAGTCTCGCAGGCGTTCCTGTCAGCCCAGTATACCTCCGGAGCAAGCTCCTTGGCCATCGGGACGTTGAGCGAATACAGTGGCTCGCCTGTCTCATCGACACCCGAGACCTCGTAGACACCCATCTCAATGAGGGTTTCTAGCTCCACCGTTTTTCTCCTTGGTTGGAAAGAGGCCCGCGAAAAATTTCACGAGCCTCTGATTGTGCTTTGCGTGTCACCGGAGGGATTCGAACCCCCAACCTCTTCGTTCGTAGCGAAGTGCTCTATCCGATTGAGCTACGGCGACTTGCTGATGAAAAAATAATAGCCGATATTTCTACCCGTGTCAAACCCGGACGAACCGTCTCAAACTATGAGCTGAATCACCTGTGGAGAAGGCTTAGGCACTTTGCACAAGCGAACGTCTATGCTATTGTGGGGCCAACATCCACCACGAAAGGACACACTGTGGGCCTTCAAATCACCTTGACCGATGAGGACGCTACTCGCTACCTCAAGTGGGCAGCCAACATCCGGCAGCCGAAGCAAGAGACGGAGGAGCTTCCTGCCACTGGCACAACCGGCCGCTCTCGGTCACGAGCCACTGTCACAGCCACCACGACGGACCTTGGCACCCGTCGCGAACAGCTCAAGGACATCCGCAAGTGGGCAGCCAAGCACGGCTTCAAGATTGCTGCCAAGGGCCGCATCCCACAGCCCGTCATGGAAGCCTACGAGATGGCCCACGGTCGCTGAGACACAGGCTCACAGGAACACCCCCGGTAGAGGTATAACCGGGGGTGTTCGCTTTTCCTGTGGGTGCCTCAGAGAAGTCTGACCGGAGGACCGTCTACGTTCTTCTTGAGCTTCTTGTAGGTGGTCCGCATAATCTCAATCATCTCAGCGTTCATGGGCGTGTCGTGTTGACGGTCCCAAGCTTCGATGACACGAGCCAGCAGACGGTTCCACAACCCAGCACGAACGAGGTCCGCACAGGGCGTACACGCGAGCCATTCGTCTACGCTCCGACCGCCCAAGAAATTGAACGGGGCCACAGGCACCATCCAGGTCGGATTGGGAGCGTTGCAGAAGTCGCAGAGCTTAGTGTCCACTGTGGATGCTCCAGGGCCTTGGTCTGGGCCACTCGTAGCCCGTGAGGAGCCGTGGACGGGGCGGGGGAGGTTCGAGCTTCACGTCTGGCCGTTCGGCCCTCAGAGCGTCGAACACGGGGGTGTCTGACATGCCCCAGACGGTACCACACGAGCCACTTGTCCGTCTTGTGAGATGGGGCTTGACAACCACACATCCGACCAGTTGTCAACCCCCATCTAGTAGTCCATACTAGCCATTGCCGGGGGATGTCAAACCATGATGAACTGTGTCACATGAGACGAACCAACCAGTGTTTACCAGTCGGGTACCACCTCTGGCGCGTGGTGCCAGGCGGCAAGCTGAAGGTTTGTCCGCGCTGTGGGGAGGTCAAGTCGCTGCTTCCGCCTGTGCGGCCTGTCACCCCCACAGCGTAGCACCTGGGGGATATTCAGGGGGACGGGCTCCGGGGGGAGCCCACAGGGGGTGCGGGTCCATGAGAGGCCCGACGGGGGAATAGGAGGCGGGGACGACAGGTGTCGGGGGATACAGCCTGCCGTCCCCGCTTTCTCCATGCTACATGGAGCCGACCAGCTCCGCAAACGACCCGTAATAATTGTAGGTCTGAGTCTCCCCCTGGGAGTCCACGTAGGAAATCTTGCACCTCGTGTCCTCATAGTAGCAGGTCTCACAGTACCCGCCATATTCGGTGTAGTCCTCAAATTCGGTGACTTCCACCGCGTCAAGGTTGTGCTCCTCCCTCAGCATCTCTGCCAGGGACTCATACATCCTCTTCTTCCAACCCTCAGCCATGTCTGGCTCCTTATGAGTGGGGACAATAAAGCTTGCCGGGCCGAAACCCGGCCGAGAAATTACATCTCGACGTAGAAAGAGCCCACACGGCCCTTGTCGAAGCGTGCCTTCTCGAAGTGGACGTTGCCACGAGCCTTGAGCAGGAACATCTCCTGGTCATCGACAATCCGGTAATACTCCTCGTTGCTCTTGCGAACGAGGTTCACAGCAATCTCAGGCTTGCGCTCGCGCTCCACGGCTTATCCCTTTCACGATTTGGTCCATAAGAAAAGCCCCTAATTTCTTAGGGGCTTAGGTTATTCTCTTATTATTCAGTTATCGCGATATTTACTTGTTAGGCCACTTAGCAAGCAGCCAGTCTTCAAGGGACTTCTTGCTGGTGAAGTTAATCAGGTTCTTCTTACCCAGCATCAGAGCGTAATTCGACCGTCCAGACTTCTCAACCAGGCCGCGAAACTTACCGTTCACAACCGCCGAAAAATGGTTGTCCTTGTCCAGAGGCTTGAGGTCGAACTTCTTCACTCGGGCCATGTTATTCCTTAGTCTAGACTACAACAGCGTAAAGCGCTCGTGACGGGAGTTGAACCCGCTGCCTATTCCTTGACAGGGAATTGTGCACACCGTTACACCACACGAGCATGTTTGGAGCGGAAGCGGAGGGATTCGAACCCCCGGTGGTGTTACCCACTCTAGTTTTCAAGACTAGCGCCATAAACCGGACTCGGCCACACTTCCAGAGTTGGGGCAGAGGGAGTTGAACCCCCGACTTCTTCGTTATCAGCGAAGCGCTCTAACCACCTGAGCTATACCCCATTGGTTGGCAGTAGGTTGCCAGCCATATTCTTATCTTACCTTGCGGCTGCGCCACTTGGCAAGTAGCTTTTCGAAAAGCTTAGAAGCGACGAACCACTTCACTAGAGCCTTCATATTATTACCTCCTTGACTGGAAGTCGAGCACCCGCTGTAGGAATCGAACCCACGCTAAGAGGTTTGGAATCTCTTGTACTACCATTATACGAAGCGGATAAGTGTTACGAGCTGCCCACCTAGGATTCGAACCTAGAACCTCTCGGGTCAGAGCCGAGCGCAACTGCCAAATTGTGCTAGTGGGCAATAGGGCCGAAGCCCGTGTGCTTATGTATTAAATATATCGTAGTTAGCCAAGGCTGTCAAGTTCGTCTTGTACCTTCTTGAGCATCGCTTTCAGCTCTGCCTTACGCTCCTCCTTGGCCTGAATCTCTGCCTCGTCAAGATAATCGAACTGAGACATGTCCGGGTCATCGTAGACCGTGCGACCGTTGACCTTCTGGTGCTTACCATTCATGGCATACACCCGCCAGCGCTCGTTGTCCTCGCCAACAGCAGAGAGAACAAACATCACGTTGGGCCAGTCCTTCGAGATAGCCGCAATATCCTCGGCATGAGAATACCACTTGACCTCGTAGAGACCATCGTTAATCAGCTCCTCTAGGGAACGATTATACACACCCGCCGCGTCGATGTTGTGCGCATTATCCTTGAGCCGGTTGTAGATAGGTCCCTTGCCCCTAAGCTCCAGCTCGTAGTCAGAGTAGTAACCCATGTTACCTCCATCGTAGGAAAGCTTGAAGGGGCTCCGTAGACATTACGAAACCCCCTCAAAAATCTCAGGAACTTTCTCCTGTGATAATCACTTCTAGTGCAGACTTCCTTGGTACGTGACCAATGAAGCACATCCAGCAGTGGTCAACACCTGAGTGGCTACATTCCTTTGGCGTCTTTTGTGTCGCCTTGGGAGCTGACTTAGGCTGTGGTCCTGAACCACAATCATCGCACAGCTCGTTAATCAGAAGCAACCGGCCGTTTTCACAGGTCTCACAACGGTCTGGCCGTGGAGTCCTGATAACCCTTTGCTTCACCTGTCGCTCGGGAAGGGTTCCGTCCTCGTTAGGAACGATATCACCCTTGGCCGAGTTGCATGGCTTGTGCGCAAGCCTCAAATTGTCAATGTGGTTAATCTTGTCATAAGACCAACCACGCCTCTTGCCCTCGGCCTGTGGAAACCAGTGCTCGATGGTGATATCTGAATCGCTTGCGAACGGATTTCCGCATAGGAAGCAATCTGGCCCCCATATTTCTCTCAGCCTCTTAATTGTATCTTGCCGAGATGGTGACCTGTCCCTCCCTTGTTTTCCTTCCCGTACAGACACGGGTATCACTCTCCCTGCCATGGATATAAAAATAGGGAGCTGTTAGTTAATAACAGCTCCCTTGGAGTCGGGATGAAAGGATTCGAACCTTCGACTTCTGCATCCCAAATGCAGCGCTCTGACCAAGCTGAGCTACATCCCGGTCGGGTACCTGGGGGTCGAACCCAGTGTCTCTAGTTCCCAAAACTAGCGGATTACCGTCTTCCTCGTACCCGATAGAGCCATTATTGAGAGCGGCTCCAACTCTTTAATACTAACACATTATTCTGAGCCGTGTCAACTCAGAGGTACTGGCCACCTGCAAAATCAATACCGCCAGGTGCCTTGCCAAGACCGTGCTGAGCAAGAACGCTTTCACGGTACTCCTTGGCCTTATCAGGGTCAAGGATGGTCATGGCACGAGAAAGAGACATCAGCAGCGTAGCCGCCGCCTTGAACTCGTCCTCACCGTAAATGCCAATCTGGTTGAACGTCTCAGCCAGGTCAACCATCTTGTCGGTCGCGCTACGAGCCAGCTCATAACGCTCATCAGCAGTGGACATTACTTCTCCTTACGTGGAACGAACAACTGGAATGCAAGCTTCACCCTGTTCGCGAAGCAGTGCATTAAGCTCTAGAACCGAGATTCGGCAATCGCCGCCTAGGCCCCAGTCCCTACCCCAGGAATTCCTTAGAGTGACATAGGACTTCTGAACGTCTACGTTATCCATGTTAGCAGGGCCATGGCCGTTACGCCATACGATTCGGACAGCCCGCGCCAAAATAGCGTGACCACCAACAACGCTACCCGTTGGGTGAATAAAGCCGTTGGCGTCTGGCTTCCACATTCCTTCGTGCCAGTTAATTCCTAGCACAGCAGGACCCTTGTAGGCAAGAGAACGTAGAAGGTCTTCGATGCCGAAGGCCCAGCGGTACTCACCAATCAGTGGCTTGCCGTGAGAACCGATTAGTTCCTGGCACGCCTTGGCTCCTGCGAGGACGCTTGTTCCATCGTAACTCTCGCCGGGGAACTCGTCAAGCTGCTTAGCTCGGTGATAAATATTTAGAGCTACTGTAGCATCTGCTGGGTACTCTGATGGCCTTGCGGCTAGCTCATGTGACCAGGCGAATCCTACACAAGCGCCTTCCTTGCCCTGGTCGTTCCAAGCGTTACAACGCCAAGAGTAAGACCTGAGTGGCTTAGTTTCAATGCCTTCAACGGCACGATACGCCTTGCTTCGCTCATCGAACTGGACAAGACGGTTTAGAACACGAGTCATATATAACTACCTCCTTACTACAAGTATAGCAGGGAGTAGATATCATGGATAAACTCTGAGTAATGCTTTCGCACAGAACCCGGCGGATTGCCACCGTGCTTCTGGTGTTCTTCCATCAAGCTTAGCAGGTTCATGAGAGCGTTGGGACAGATTTCCACCGTCACGTCTCCCTCTACGACCCTGAACAGCTTGTGAGGTAGAGGAATATGCTTACCTACACACTCACATATTCCTTCATCCTTCTTAATAAGGTTAATATTCATCTCTTTGTTTTTTCTTCTTTCTTAAAAGATAGTCTAACCAGAGAGACGGGGGCTTGTCAACCCCCCTGTCTCAAAGAACCTTCAACCTTGCCAGGAAGTTCTCTAGCTCTGGTGGCATCGAGCGCTTCGGAGCTGAGATGACATTGTTATTCTTCACAGGCTCCTCTTCCAGCTCGTTGCGACGAATCTCCCTCTTTAGAGACTCCAGCGTCTTGACCTCAATAACCTCGTCAGCATTCCTTGGCGTATGTGCAATAGCGTTATAGATAGCTCCACAAACCGCGTCGGAAAGGTCCTTTGAACCCTTACGAGGGTGGTCAACTCGGTCGTTCTTCATAATGCGAAGCTGCAAAAGCTCCTCAATCAGAAGTTCAATCTGAGGGCCGGTAACTCGCTCCTCAGCGATAACCATTGCAAAGTCCTCGTAATGCTTCTTTGCTACCGACAGTCGTTCGGCCTTCATGCCACGCTCGTTGAGGTACTGCATGGTGTCAGCAGACTCCCAGCGGTCAAATGTAACGAGACGAATATTGAACCCGCGCCTCTTGAGACTCAGGATATATTCTCGAATCTCAGTAAAGTCCACGTTCTTCGTCTTCGATGGCGTCCAGTAGCGAACCTGGTCAACCACAACCACCGGAGCTGGCTCAGTGAGCTTGCCACCGATATTGCGCTGCTCCCACTTTTCTACGTGGGCCAGGGCAACCGCCGCATGGTCGTGGACACGCGCAAGGTCAACGTGGACGTAGTAACGCTTTTCTGGGTCCGGAACAAATGACTCCCGGAACGAGTTGTCCTCGTTCAAAGACGACTGCTTAGAAAAAGCTGTCTCAATCTTGGCGCGGTCCTTGAAGAAGGCGTCGATGGCGTCAGGTGGCATACACGCGAAACGAGAGAGCGAGTCAATCGGGTCGTCGTAGAACGCAGCCATCAGGTCATCGAGCTTGATGAGCGGGTTAATTTCCCACGTCGGACGCTTGAGCGCGAAGATTTTAGGAATTCGATACGAGATGATGTGGTCCTCTTCCCACTCGATATCGAACTCATTTCCCTCAGTACCGTCAGGCAGGTCTGCAACAATCTTGAAGGTGTGCTTACGAATTAGCACTTCCTTCTCTGCAATAACATCTGCGTAACGCTGCTGGATGAAGTCGTTCTTGAATCGTGGGAAGGAGAGGAGAACTACCTTTCCGAATTCCGGGAATCGCGACGTAACCGACTGCTTGTACATCTTGTACACAGCGGAAGCTGTCTTTGCCTGCTCGTTACCCGAGGTGGACTCAAGAGCAAAACCGGAAATCTCGTCAAGGATTACGAAAATAACGTTGTAACCCTCCCAAGCCTCACGCTCGGAGTGACCCGAGTAAACGAAAATGTTCTTGTCGAACTGGAATTCGCCGGACTTCTCGGTGTACTTACCCACGAACCAAGGACTAGAGGTAATACGCTGCTTGAAATACTTGAAGAAGACGTTCTGAGCCTGTGCGGCGTTAATGGCGATGTTCAGAATTGCGATGTGGTCGCCGGGAGGCTTGCCGTAATATTTGGCCGGGTCCTTTAGGCACATCAGCAGATACACGATGTAGGCACACGCGATAGACGACGTGTAACCCTTACCCGAACCCTTGCCTAGCTGGAAGATAACCTCGTTCATCGTCTCAGCAAACCTGCGGTCGGCCTCCTCTTCCCCGTACAAGGAAACGAGAGTAGACCGCTTGTAAATCTGGCTGGACGCCTTGATGAGCTGGTACTGATTATCTGAAAGCGCAGGAAGACCCATATAGTCTTCGGACTGCACGAACGTCTCGATGGAAACGGGTCTCTCATCGAAGTCCTCTCCGTCGAGCATATTCAGGAGTTCATTAAAGTCGAAGGACATGACGAATGGCCCTCCCCCAAAAGGGAGAGGGCTCAGCTCACCTCCCCAGTAATGACAACTGGTTCGGACTTATTCGTAACCTTGGATAGACGACGGGCAACCTCTACCTTGCAGTGGTCACAATCGCTGGTTACTTCCTTGAGGATGGAAATGAGAATCTGCTGCTTTTCTTCCATCTCGGCAAGCTCATCACCGAGAGAGGCGTCGTCATACAACCCGGCCTTTTGCAGCATGTCTACACGCTTGCCCTCGATATCAGCGAGGTTCTTGAGAAGCGTGGCCTTTGTCTTAATGTCCCCGGAGTCGTCAGCCTGTTCAACAGTTTCCCAGGCTCGCTCAATAATCATGGACATGTGCTTATCAGCACTGTGCAAAGCTTCGCGTGCGCGTTCCTTGACCTCATCGTCATTGCGAGCAATTTCCTTGTACTCGTCAATGTAGGTAAGCACGTCTGCTCGCTTCATGCCGGTGGCACGAGCGATTGCTGTGGGATTCTCTCCCTTGAGGTAGCGTTCCACCACCTTATTCATCTGCTCTACTCGGTCGAGTAGTTCTATATCCTTACTCATAGCTTTTGTCTTCCCGCATAGGACCGGCCCATTTCTGAGCCGGTCCCACACAATTTAAGAAGCCTTCTTTCGGCGTGGCCGCTTCGGCTTGACTACACGCTGAATGCGGTCTACCCGGAAGGAACGGAAAGCCGCATCTCCCTCCAGGCAGTCAATCCACTCAGCCCCCGTACGAGTGTTCCTCGCAAAGCAGCGGAACTTGAATTCACCGCGCATGTACTTGATTCGAAACTTGGTTCCGGGAACAAGCGTGTCATTCCCAAACTGGTACTCGAACTCGGCCACAATATCCGGATGAGACTGGTAGGCATTCTCCCACCAGGCATTCGGATTGGAGCCCATCTTATTCTTTTGACGAGGAGGCATTAGACCGCAAGGCCCTTTCCAGAAGTAGGAGCATAGACCCCGCCCGGAGCGTCAATAGCTCGGATGAGGCGATTCCCGCACTCCTCGCACCACTGGTTATCCCGCTGTGCGATAGGAGCATTCTTCTCCAGACCCTTGTCCTCAGCCTGGCAGTAATACGTGTAAAGTGGCATTAAAACCCTTTCTAAAACTAATTGTACAACACCATTTATTTCTAGTCAACTAGAAATGTACTTGGCGACATACTGTCGGACCTCGACCTCAAATTGTCCCTGCGTTCTGTCATTGAGGATAACGTCAAGGTCCCAGTCGTCCAGGGCAGTCTCAGACTTATGGCCATTGGCTGGCCCAACACCCGGTCGCTCGATACGCAGCAGATGTCCACCACGAGCCAGGATAGCAGACGCCTCGTTCGGGAAGCGCATGTCTGAGATGACGTAGTTGAAATTAGGGTCCATGCGATTAAACGTGGCGTCCACCCAGATGTTCTGGGAAATAAGCTCACGTCCGCATTCGGTACCGAGCCGCTGGAGGAGGTCGCGGACGCCTTCTGCCCACTGAGTACGCTTGTAGCCGTTCCAGCCGTACTCATCAATGACCCACTGGAGAGGAGTGTAAAAACCGTGCTCGCTCTGAATAACCGGGTTCAGGGTATAGGCAAACTCTCGAAGCACATCAGCAAAAGCAACTCGCTTCCACCCATCTGCTTCGAGAGCGTTTCCTGCCGTATCCTTCCCGGACCTTGCGTAGCCTGCGAGGCCGAGAATCTTCATTTTACATATACCTCAGAATGTTGAAGGCTTCACGGAGAGCCTTGGTGTCCTTGTACGAAGAGTGGTCCGGAGTCGTCAGCTTATAGCCGCGCTCCGTCAGCATGTCGTAGATATTCTTCATGCTGGGAACAAAGTCGAGACCCAACTTTGCCATGGCGTATGCCTCAATGTCAAGCACACGGTAGTGGCCATTCCACAGACCATTCTCCTCCAGGAACGCCTTGTCGAAAGCGGGGTTGGCCGAGACCATCGTCTGGTCGTCCAGCGTCTCCAGGAAGTCATTAATCTGTGCAAGGCTTGCGTGAGGCTCATCAGCAACCCCGCGCTCGGTGAACTTAGTCAGCTCATCGATAAACGGAGGAACCTCGGTAACACCAAAATACAGCGTCCGGAAATGGCTGTCGTTGGTCGCATAAGTCAGCTCGACCAACTTGTCTTCCTTGGGGTTAAGCCCCGTGGTCTCGCAGTCGATAAATACAAAATTTCTAACCGTCATACTTCTCTGTCTCCTGAACGATGCTGGGTTCTACCCCACTGATATAAACAAGGTCGGAGCAATTCGGCTTGGAACAGTATCCGTTCAGCTCACCAGACTTGGCGTATGCGTATAGGGTGTCATCATACTGTCCCGTGAAGCCGTCTCGCTCAAGCAACCGGCGAATTTTCTCCACGCCTTGCCTGCTGTAGAACATGGAGACTCCACCATAGCGCTGATAGGTCCGACATGTAAAGTTCCCAGATGACAGGGAAGGATTATACATGTGGTCACTATCTCTGGGCAGGAACAGCGAGAAGAAATCGAAGTCCTCTGGCAGCTCTGCCACTCGCCAACCGAAGTGTATCACAAAGTCAGGACCGAGCATAGCATCGTCTTCGAAGGTCACCAGTGGAGCGTGCTCAAAAGAATTTAGCACCGTGTACCAAATTCCTAGGTGACCAACCTTAGCATCGAAATTAACTGGGTACGGATGCTTTTGCTGTGCAGCCTCAAGCTGCTCTCTAACCCGGCCGTCCACACACTCGGTGGCCACCTGCTCCCAGTCCAGGCTATTGCGAATCTTGGTGGTGTAGTGGGAGCGCCTATCATCCACGCTAAAAATTGTGTATCTCATCGCTTTTTGATGAGTCCCTGCTCCTGGAGCTTACGATAAATAGTCATCATCGCAACTCCACACTCGTCCGCAATTTCCTGCGGAGTCTTCTTGTCCACAAGGTAGCGCTTACGCAGCCATGCCTTGGAGTTATACAGTTTACTCAATCCAACCCACCACCTTGTTGTTCAGTGGGTCAAGCTGGAATACACGAATGCCCTTGTCCAGAGCATAAGTAACCGTCGCCTGAGTACCGCTCTTGGTTCCGTCCCAGGCTGCCAGAACAATTCCCGTCTCGGGAGTAATCTGGTCAACCATCCATTCGTTGCGCTTGAAATAGGCCCACGGTCCAGGATACTCCACAGCTCCGGTGACGTTTACAATCTCTGACGCGTGCTTAATCATCAGGTCATAAACGACAGCATCGTCATGCTTGAATCCAGAAGACCCGCCCATTCTCGACTTGTGGTTCTCCCACGGCTTGGCAGCCACGTAAGGAATACCCATACTGTGAGCTGCATATGCAAACAGGAGGTCTGCTCCTGCTGCGCAGCCCTGAATTACCTTCTCGGCTCCAGCCAGGTCGTAGACATAGCCGATGTTTTCCAGGAGCCAATCTCTGTCGGTAATCTTTTCTGGTCGATGGCCTGTGCCAACAACAATCATATCTCCTCCTAAAAAGCTTAAGGGGACCAGTTGCCCGGTCCCCTCATGGTACCTCACGACCTACCTAGAGGTCAAGGTGTGGTAAGCGAAGTATGCGATACCCGCGCTGTCTCCAACATCATTATCCGTCAGAGCCATCTGCGGCCACTTCTTATTGAAGAAGTCCATCGTTCGCTGCTTACGAATCGAACGAATCTTCGTGGAGTACCACGAAGCTGACTTCCCCGGAAACTCTGCCTTCAAGGCGTTCTTCTCAGCCAACTTGAAGTTAGGGTTTCCAATATACGACTGCCACTCCAGAGGCTTGACAGTAACAACCTTGACGTTCTTACGCATCAGCTCTGCGATACAGGCACCATAGACCATCGCCAGCTTAATCGTGACATCCGGGTTTTTCACCTTAGCCATGATGGCAGCCTCAAAAGCGATGTAGTCTACGTCAAATTCTTCCTTCACAGCCCGCAGCTTATCCGCTGCATCGGCAAGACGCTCGAAGACATCTGCGCCCTCGAAGTTTATCTTGCCCCAGTGAATCGGCCTGCGATTGTAAAAGATGGTAAAAGCCAGCGCCTGTGTCGAGCAGTCAATGCCCATCACCTTGCTGGCTTTAGTCCTCTTTAGTTCTCCTAGCCCCACTTATAGACCCACAATATTTAGCAACTGCTGCCTCCGCTCAGTCTCCCGAGCCGCAGCACACTTCTGGCAGACCTTTCCGTCATTATATCGGGATAGCCGGGTGTCACAACCAGAAGTGGCGCACACGCGAATGCGACCCTGCCGACGCGCCTTCTTCTCATAATACTGCTTCATGAGACGAGCATTAGTGGCACGACGGCAACAATCGTCAGAGCAGTAGCGCTGATTATGTGTCTTAGGTTCAAACTCAAGGCCACATTCAGCGTATGCGCAAATCCTCACAGCGTTGGAACCTCCATGCGAGGAATATCTTCGACACCCTCCGGAGATTCATCACTCCAGCACCAATCCTTTACGGGACAGCCCTGGCAAACCTTGACCTGCTTCTTCCATGGACGCACCGGAGCTGTCTGCTCCTCGTACGACTTATAGACGGTACGCATCCACTCAAGAGCACTGTCAAGAATCTCAGCGTTCTTCTCGGTCATCTCAATCGGGATAACCAGGAACTCCTGCGAATTCTTGTTCTCATACAGCAAGAAACCCAGCTTACGCTGACGGGCTCGCATATAAATGAGAATCTGGAACAGGTGATTAACGCTTGGCTTACCAGATGCTTCACGGACAAGGAACGCTTCCTGGCGAGTAGTCTTAATCTCACCAATAACGGGCTCGCCCTTCCAATCGATTTCTACGTCAGCATAGCCGCGAATAGGCGGGTCAACCATCGTAATCTCAATCTCGTTGCCCAGGCGAATACCCGAGGCATCGAAAAGTGCTTCGATACGCTCGTGCGCCTGAGTACCGTTCGCCATATTGGCGATGCCGAGAGCATCTACGGACTCCACGAATGGAGCACCAGTAAAGGCCAGGAACCAATACCTAGGGCAGGTTCCATGGCCATAACCGATGGTGCTGGGGGAAAACGTCTTCTTCTGGGTATGCTTATCCGGACGCTTCTGCTGCATATACGCAGCCTCTAGCATGTCCGCAAGCTCAATCGCATTAAAGCCTTCCGGCTGCTTACGGAACTTGAGGCCGGAGATAATATTTCGTGACAAGTTCTTTAATCCTTTTCTTTTGTACCCATTATATCATTTCCCCACAGACTTTTCTACTGCGCTCTGTACACCGGAGGAACCAGCTCAGTGACGTGCCAGGATGACCAGTCAGCGTTCAGGCTCTCGCAGTATTCGTTTGCAGCCTCCTTGGATGGGAAAGGGCCGATAAGCCCCTTCCACCAGTCACATTCGTAATCTGCTACGAACATCAGGCCCTCGCAGCGTACTTGAGAGCGTCTACGAGACGGTCAAGCGCTTCCTTGGTGCTGTAGTAAATGTTCTTCTTGTGGTTGTTGTCGGTGCCAGCACGGTCCTTCTTGATGGTCGCGTACTCGACAGCCTTCACAGCGAACTTGAACGAAATTGCCTGTAGCTCAACAATCAACTTAGGAGCCTTGGTCGCTGCAATATCCGGCTGCGCCAGACACTTAATCGCAAGGTCCAGAGCCCTGTCCAGGTGCTCGTCCTGCATGAACTCCGACAGGTCGTTGAACTCAGTAATCCGGGAGATTGTCTCCAATGGGTGCTCCGTATTGTACTCGCTCACTTAAATCCCTTCTTCTCGGGCTGCTTCAAGCCACCCGCGCCAATTGCACGAGTAGTAATAATACCAGCCTGAGTGTCGTTACAGCCATATCGGCAGGTGTCATCGTGGCCCTCTCGGGCATCTATTGGACACTCGCAGTGGTTGCAGCATGGAAAGAATTCACTCGTCATACTTTTCCCTCCACGCCTCAAGCATCTCGTGGAACATCGTGTCACCAATAACCCACAGCCGGGTCTTTGGCGTCCTGGACTCTGGGTCAACGTCATCCCGAATAACCAGCTTGAGAGCTGGCTGCCGACGACCGTTATTCACAGCGTCGGTGGAAATCTTAGCCCAGAATTCCCGAGTCACACCAAATGACTTGTTGTACTCCTTGTAATCGACAAGGAACGGCTCAAGGATAGCGTCACCCTTGTTTGTTCCCTTCGACCGCCCGGAATTCTTCACGGGCGTAGCGCCATCGCGCTTAATCTCGTCTGCCTCGCTCATAGCTGAAAGTCCTCAATGTAGCTGATGTGCCCCTCGGAGCACTTCCACTTCAAAATCTTCTCGACCTGAAAGTATTCAGCTTCATCGACGTGCTCAAAACAGGTTTGGCACCCAAAGGCTCCGTCAATCGGAATTCCCTTGGGTGCCTCATCCTGCTTAGGCTGCTGAGCGATGAAATCGCTAAACTTCATCTGTTTCCGGAAGCTCGCCTGTTAGGACGAGCGAAATCCTTCCCTTGAGTGTATTCAGCAGCGCCTCATCCTCGCGGAGTGTGGCAATGACCTTTGGACGGCCCTGGTACTGCTTCTCTTCAACAGTGTACCATGCGCCCTTCTTTGTCACAATGCCGAACGCCTCGGCAGTATCGACCACTTCACCAACCGCGTCGATTCCAACGAAATCACCGGCGTAATAAAGGTCGTACTTGCCCTTGCGGGACTGTGGTCCCAACTTATTCTTCTCGACGTAGTATTCAACCTTACGTCCGATTGGAGCCTCAATCACAAGGTCTCCGACGTAGGAGTTACCCATAATCTGCTGACCCTCAGTGTTAGAGCTGGTCAACTTGATAATCTGGGAAGAAGCGAAGGGAACCTTCTGACCACCGTGCGGAACCTGCTTGACGTAGGTCTGCTCAATCTTCGTGGTCGTCTGGGAAATCAGCACCACCGCTGTGCGGTCATTCTCGTAGTGAATGGCATTCACCATCATCGTACAAGACTTGGCGTGAGCACCCAACTGCTTCATCTTATCGAACTCCACAGCCTCTCCGTCCTTGTCAACAAAGACCTCGGGGAGAGCGTCACTAATAGAGTCGATAACCACCATATCGATACCCGCCCGAATCAGCGGCATAATCTCATCGGTGATACCACCGAACGACTTCTTCTGAATCAGAATCAGTTCGTCGTTGTCGATACCCAACTTGGCACCGAAACTCTTCTCATATGTACCTTCGACATCCACCCAGGCACATACCTTGCCCTGCTTCTGGAGCAAACCGATGGTCTGCATCATCAGCACCGACTTACCGGAGCTGGTGTTTCCATAAACCAGGGTAATACGTCCAGCACCGATTCCGCCACCGAGGGCGTGAGTCAGGCCAGAGGAAGCAACAGGGAACTTGACAAGCTCAATCTGCTGAGCCGTCTTGAGTCGCTTCGCAGTCTTCGGGTCCAACTTGGACAGGAAATCCTCAAGAGCCACTTACTTTTTTTCTCCTTCGTACCAATTCAGTTCTAGTTGTTGGGCAAGCGCCTTCATTTGTTTATCGCGACTGGCGCACAGCCGCTGAATAATACGCAAAAGTTCCTCCGGGTCGTCAGAGCGAAAAACCAGGATGTGGTCTTCGTTGACTCCCCGGAGGAAGTATCCGTTTACCATATGTTCAGTATACTATACGGTAACCGTTCCAGTCGAGCCAAATCCGTTAGAACCTCGCTCGGTTTCGTCAAGGTAATCGACCTCAACGAATTCGGCAATCTCGTATCGCTGGATAACGAGCTGAGCAATACGCTCGCCAATCGTGAACTCATATGGCTGGCTGCCAAGGTTAATCAGAATAACCTTGACCTCTCCACGATAACCAGAGTCAATCGTACCCGGCGCATTTACGACGGAAATCCCCGCCTTTGCCGCCAGACCCGAACGAGGGTGCACGAAGGCCGCGTAGCCATCGGGCAGAGCAATTGCGATACCCGTGCCAACAATTGCGCGCTCACCAGGAGCCAGGACGAAATTATGACACGTTGTAATATCCGCTCCAGCGTCTCCGTAGCGGGCGTAGCGCGGTGCCTGGGCTTCATTCTCCAGACGAATGAACTCAATCCTCAACGGGAATCTCCTCAACGATGCTCATGGCGATGGTAGCTCCATCGTCCTCAATGTCGAATGCGATAGCTCTGGGTGCCTTCTGATTGCGGAAGGTGTCGTAGGGGATGCGAATAGTGCCACCCGCCTCATCAATTGCCGCCATCAGGAACGGTCCCAGGTCAATCTGTGTTGGCTCTGTCATTTTCCTCCTTGGATAAGCTTGCTGCCCCCGAAGGGGCAGCCAGGTCATCGACCGATTACTTCTCGCAGGAACACGGTTCCGTCCTCGGTGTGACCAAACTCGGCCTCAACGGTCGAGCCTTCCTTGCAGAACCCATATGCCTTATGGAACATCTGGGGGAATGCAAGGACACGAGTCAGATTCTTCTCTGCATCGCTCAAGACGAGATAAGCCATATTCTTGCCAGCCTTCGTCTTGTGAGACTGGAAAGAAACCACCCGGTAAAAGCCCTCGGTCAGGTCCCGGTAAGACTTGGTGAACAGGTGCTTGACGAACGTATTCGTGCTGCCCCTGGTCAGCTCATCCACCGTGACATAACGAGCAACCCGGTTATCGGCTACCAGCATAGCATACATGGACCCAGGCTCGATAGGCGTATTCTCCGTGTGGAAAATACCCGCCGTTCCGGTCTCATCGACAACCTCAATCCGGGACCAGCCGGTACCGCGCTTAATTCCCTTCACCATTCCGAGAACTGCGAAGCAACCGGACTCCTCGAACTCATCCAGCGTGCGGAACTGAGCCTTGACGCCCGGAGGAATATCCGGAGTCTCAAACGCAGGGATGTTTAGGTACTCGTAGAAGTTATTCCTTTCATCCCCTCGCTTCGGGTTGTCCGGGAAGGTAGCCGCGCCTACAGCGTTTAGAGCCGCAAGGACACGAGTCGAAAGGCCGTTGCCCTTCTCCATGACCTTATCAACCAGCGCCGCGTAATTCTCGAACGGACGAGCCTCAATCAGCCTGCCTCCGAGGTTATCGGAGATGAACTTGATATTCGACAGACCGAATCGAATTGCATTGTCCTGAATGGTGAAGTCGAGACCAGACGAATTGACGTGCGGCAACTTCACCGAAACGCCCAGACGCTTAGCCTCAATCAGGTACTCGGTACGAGCATCCTTGTCGTTCTCATTCTTGAGCGTGGCGTACATGAACTCCAGCGGGTAGTACCGCTTGAGGAAAGCTGTCCAGTAAGACAGCATCGAGTATGCCACAGCGTGAGACTTGTTGAACGAATAACCGGCGTGAGCCTCAAAGTCATGCCACAACTTCTCGGCAATCGACGGAGAGACCTTCTTGCTAGCACCCTCAACAAACTCAGCACGGTACTGCTCGAACTCGGTAACGTCCTTCTTCTTACCGATAATCTTACGGACCTTATCGGCAGTCGCCATCGACATTCCAGCCAGTTCGGTCATGGCAAGCATAACCTGCTCCTGGTACAGAATTTCTCCGTACGTCTCCTCAGTAAAGGACCGCATGTCCTCATGAGCAAAGGTAACCGTGGACTCACCGTTCTTACGAGCGATGTACTCGGCACCAATGGTGTTCATTGCACCCGGACGAACCAGAGCGTTAGACGCTGCCAGCTCAGCAAATGAATGAACCCCGCCCATCTTGAGAATCAGGTTCGTGTAAGGCACAGCCTCACACTGAAAGACGCCCTTGGTGTAGCCACCGGAAAGCATCTCGTAGACCTTCTTGTCCTCCAGGTCAATGTCCTGGAGCACGATATTACGACCGTGGCGCTCCTTGACCATCTCCAAAGTGTCATCGATTACCGAAAGACACTTGAGGCCCAGGGCATCCAACTTAATCAGACCAAGGTCAGCCGCCTCGTTCATGTCCATTGCGACAAGAGGAAGACGGACACCGCTCGGGTCGTTCGGGTCCTTAGCGGTCTCAATCGGAGCGTACTTTGCAATAGGCTCCTTAGCGATAACCACACCGGCCGCGTGCATACCCGTGTTACGAATCCGGCCGCGAAGCTGGTCAGCCAACTTCTCAACCTCGGGGTACTTCTCCCGGAATTCCTTGGTGCTGTCCGAGGTCTGGAACTCTTCGAACGTCGTAACGCTCTTGAGTGCCTTGTTCACCTCAGAAATCGGAATGCGGTAAACGCGTGCTGCATCTCGGACGACACCCTTATCCTTGAAGTATCCGAACGTCGCAATAGAAGCCACATGGGTGAACTTCCGACGAAGATAATCCTTCACCTCGCCACGACGACGGTCCTCAAAGTCGGTGTCAATATCCGGGAAGTCGTTACGCTCAGGGTTGATAAAGCGGAAGAACAGCAGGCCGTACTTAATTGGGTCAACGTCAGTAATTCCCAGAGCGTAGTTCACGAGGGAACCAGCACCAGAACCACGACCCGGCCCAACCAGAATACCCTGGTCCTTAGACCACTTAATCATGTTCGCAACGACAAGGAAGTACGTGGAGAAGTCCTTAGACTTGATAATCTCCAGCTCCTCCTCCAGACGTGCGACATACTCAGGGTTCTTGTCGAATCCACGAGTACGCAGACCCGCCCGTGCCTTCTTCTCCAGAAGGTCGTCAGGGTTACCGTTCTTCGGCTTAGGCAGAAGGTCGAGACCCTGGTGGAACGGGTATTCGCCAATCGACTGAGCAATAAGCTCGGTGTTCTTGACGATATCCTCACGGTCAATACCCTGCGCCTTAAACGCATTCAACTGCTCCTGAGCCGACCGGAGGTAAATCTCAATCTGCTCGAAGGTCATCGTGCGGTCAGGGTACAGGTAGTTGAACCGCTCAAGAATCTCCATCTTCTGAGACTTCTTGAGGTCGATGTTCTTTTCGAACTTCGGGTTGGTGGAGAGAATCAGCATCGCCTCTTCAATCCACAGGTCTTCCTTACGAGCGTAGTGACAGTCAGACGTAACCACCGGCATGATGTGCAGCTTATCCGCGATGGAAAGCAGCGCTTGGTTCATTTCTACCGGGTTGTGAGCCTGGACCTCCATAAAGAAGCCGTCGCCAAAAATGCTCTGGAACCGCTGAGCGATGCGAATGGCCTCGTCCGGGTTCCCAGCCTCAATCGCCTTGCAAATCATGGAGTTGAGGCAGCCAGACAGAACAATCAGTCCGTCGTTGTGCTCCTCAAGAGCATCCATGTCGATACGAGGCTTGTTGTAAAAGCCCTCCGTCCACGCAATTTCGTTCAGCGCGTTGAGAGTCTTGAGACCCGTTTCGTTCTGCGCAAGGATAATCAGGTGGTTGTAGGTGTTGGTGCCGTCAGTACGCTTGTTCTTCGCTCGCTTATCGAAGCGGTCGGTGGGAGAAATGTAAGCCTCCACACCCAGAATCGGAACAATACCCGCGTCTACAGCGGCCTTCTGGAATTCACGGTGGCCTCCGAGCGTACCGTGATTAGTCTGAGCCAGATGCGTCATGCCAAGCTCCTTGGCGCGCTTCATGTACTCAGCAGGGGAATTCAGACCATCAAGGGTCGAATAGTAGTCGTGCAAATGCAGTTCGGTGTAAGCCAAAGCCTTTTCTCCTTAAATTAGAAAGCCCCCGGTTATAGGCTCGTCGGGGGGCTTACTTTCTAGCTCTCTTGGCTAGTATATATCGTTGGGTCACAAGCATCAAGCTGATGTTGCGGTTGGAACGGTGCATGGCGTGGATGCCACGGTGACAGCTATCGCACACAACCCGCAGGTCGGCAATTAGCTCGCGTCCAAATCTATCATAGGTTGCATGATGCACATGCAATTTTCTGGGGGAGCCACAGGCCATACATCGTTTTCCGTAGGTAGCGTAGGCTCTCTGGCACACAGCTTTCCATCGGGGACTACGGATGTAGGTCTTGTACTCCTCCGTGAACTCGAAACTCATAAGCTTAATAATAGCAGAAGGGCCACCCTGTTGTCCAGGGTGGCCCTCGCTAGGTTATTTTACCACTCGTCGTTGTCGTCCGAAGCAGCCGGACGGGCAGGAGCGGAAGAAGAACCGGAATCCTCACGCGGGGTGAAGTTACCCTGCGGGTGAGCCTTGCCGTAGAACTCGGCCTGGTCCTCGTAAGCAATGTTCTTTAGAACACTACCCTCAAGGTCCCAAACCTGCGCGTTGCTGTCGTCAAGAGGCTCGCTCTTGAGACGCTTAAGGAGCCACTGGGTGGAAGTACCCTCACCAGTCTTGGTGATTCGGTAGTTCGCGTCCGTGATGGAACCCTCGTCAACAGCCTCCTGAATAAGCGACTGGACGAAGGAAGAGTTAGCACCCTTAGAGAGAACGAAGGTCTTAAGCTCACCCTCAACCTCGGCCAGGACGTTGATGTAGAGGCTCTGCTGCGGCCTCCAACCAGCCTTGTAGTTCTCCTTGTGACGCTCACAACCGTAGCAGTCACCCTCACCAGCGGTGCAAACGGCCTTGTACATGAAGCCTCGCTTAGGAGCCTCCTCGCCATTCAGACCACCGGACTGGTGCTCAACCGCGATAACGCCGATGCCTCGGTCCTCGCTGTAATTCGTCATGTCGGGGTCAAGCTCCTGGAGGAACCGAACCACAATCTCATTCCCAACAACCTTCGGGAACACCCGGTAGAACATCTCCGGGAAACCACCACGGTTAGCAGCCTTCTCAGCCTGCTCCTTCTGGTGTGCCTTGATAGCCGCGAGGCCCTTAACAACTGCCATTATTTTTTCTCCTAGTGTATGTATTCGAGGCTACTATTTCTTTGAGCCTGCTTTATGTATCTATTGTACCATCAGGCGGACCCGACGGCAAGCTTGGGGAGGATTATTTCCTCCCACTGTCCTAGTAGATGCGCCAACCCTCATAGACGAAGTTGCTGACAGCGTTCCTAAGACACTGACGAATTTCGTCGTCAGTCATGTCCCCAGCATCCTTAGCATTGCCAGGGTAGATTACCTTATCCTCGTATGAAGCCCAGAGGATTTTCTTCCTGTTCAGACCCGCCGCAATTGTCGCGCCAAGGTCTCGTCCAGGATTATGGCCAGCGCAGATATTCAGCCCGCGCTTCTTGCACTTCCTACAGCCAGTGTAGGTGTGCTTCTCCTTCTTGTCAAAGTCCGTCATGATGACGATATTCGAGAAGTGCTTGTCCAGCAGGTCAAAGTGGTACGGACTAAAGTTACCACCGAGACAGGCTACCACGTTCGGATAACCGGCCTGATGAATCCGCATCGCGTCGAACGAGGCTTCGCAGATAATCACTGTATCACCTGTCCGCTTAGCTCGATGCAGGTTCCACAGCGTCTTGCTGGTCGGCAGTCCCTTGGAGTTCTTGAAGAACTTGTTCTCAGGGTCGGCTGGACGGCCAATTACACCGACCGGCATTCCCTTGGGGTCGTGCATGGGGACTGCGATAATCTCTCGCTTGAGAGAAAAGCCTACCTTGAAGTACCGCAAGGTCTCCTCGGTAAACCCGCGCGTTTGAATCATGTAGTCTACGGGCTCATTGTACTTCCAAAAGTCCTCGTACATGCGGTCGAGCGTCTTCTGCGGAAATTCAACAAAATCGACAGTAGGCGAAAGCGCCTGCTTTAGTTTATCTTCGAAAGCCTGCTGAGTTTCACTTGCCTTCTTAAGAATCATACGACGAGCCTCAAACTCGTTGCGGTTCGTCGTCTTCTTAACCAGCTCAATCAGGGTACCAGTGGCACCGCACGAGTGGTTAAAGCAAATGTAAGCACCGTTGGTTCGTGAGACGCTGAACGAGGGACTGTGCCTATTCCCGTGGAAGGGGCAAAAGCATAGGAAGTCATTCGTCGTCTCACCTTCAACCTCTACTCCGCAGGCTCCGAGGGTGGCTTCGACTTGGTTCGGGGTGTAAGTCTCCTTACTTCCCTTCCCGCCGAAATTCCCTCTACCTCCCATGAACGCCTCCTCCCAAGATAAACTCCGTAAACGGACAGCACGAAATCGTATTCGTCCTTGTCCTTGTAGTAGCTGGTAGACCAATAGGGACCAAGGTCAAGTACGGGAACGTACCCTTGGTCCCTCATATTTCTTACCAGCAGTGTTTCGTATTGAGAACGAAGACGGGCAAAGTCAGCATCGTCGCCAACTTTGCCCTCCATCGCAAATCTCTTAATTGTCTTGTGCATCTCTCAAAGGTCGAATCGCTCCTTGATGATACCACGGTCGATGTCCCATTCGAGGAAGAAGTCGAACATCCCGCCGTGGCGGTTCTTCCGACACACAATCTCAACCAGGCCAGACTCGTCGTTCTTGTGAACCGCGAAGGCCATGTCGCTATCGTACTCGATAGCCTTAGACCACGCAACCTGGCTCATCATCGGAGGCGAGTCCCGGTCAGACACATCGCTCTGGGTTGCAGCCGTAATATCGATAAGCGGGATATTATTGGTCACCGCGAGCATCTTGAACTCTCGCGAAACCGCCATTCCTCGCTCGGTCGGGCTGTTGGACTTACCGTTGTTCTGGAACAACTGGTGGTAGTCACAGATAACCAGGTCGGGCTTGTGCTGGTCAATCTTAGCCTGAACCGTATTCGGCGTAACATCGGAAACGCCTTCGTTTGATACTACCACGAAGCCGCCCTTATTGTCGAACCGACGCTTACCCCATGCGTGGAAGTCATCGATATTGACATCACCCTTGGCGAAGTCCGAAGCTCGGAAAAGACCCGAACCCATCATGGTGTAAATACGGTCACGCATATTCTCAGGAGACATCTCAAGAGAGACAATCATCGGCTTGAAGCCCTGCTCCCATGCCTTGCACGCAAGGAGAGAGGTGAACCAGGTCTTAGCCTTACCCGGCCAACCAATGACGGTAATCATGTGGCCAGGTGCCATACCAGTCGGGTAAACCGAGTCAATGGACTTAAACGTAGTCGGAATACCCGGCGAACCGTTGGCCGCGCTACGCTCCTTGACCGCCTTGATGTGCTGCTCAGCATTCTCAAAGTCGGTAATGTCAACGTCGCGGACGTTGTTGGTGAAGCGCCCCAGCTTAGCCAGGGCCGTGTTCATCTTCTCCAGGACTCGTCCCGGAGCCTCACCGTCTCGCTGGGCTTCCGCAGCCTTGAGCATAATCTGCTCCATGCGAGACTTAAGAAACTCGTTCTTGAGTTCGTCAACGTAATAGGCAGTCTCAGCCTTTACGTCAACCTTGTCCAGGTCGCCGTACTTATCCTGGAGGACGCCAAAATCAGGGACAGCGTGGAACTTGTCGTAGTAAGCCTTGAGGCCCTTCCACACGTCGGAATAAGCCGAGAAAAGGTCATCCACGTTATCCGCGTACAGAACGGAAATGTCCTTATTGGCGCAGACCGCGTTGATAACCTTGAGTTCAGTATTAGCCATTCTTCTCTTCCATCTCCTTCACTCGCTGCGCAGTCAGCCTTCGCAGCTCTGCGCGCTTCGCCTCGTCCTGCTTCTTCTCTTCCATGAACTGGTGAATCTTATCGTAATTCTGGAGAAGGAAATTAACCGGGTGTCCCTGCTTCCCGGTCTTGAAGTAATACTCAACCGTATCACGAGCCTCACTGTACGTGAGGTCCGCGACCATATCCATGAAGCCCCACTTCTCGCGGAAGCGATTTACTTGAGGCTTACGGTTGTACTTCTTTTGGAAACACTGCTCATAGAGACTGATGAGTGCGTATGCCTGCTTCGCTTCCGCGTTCTGTGAGGCCATATCTTACTTCCTAACCTTACCCTTCTTCACCGCACGAACCTCTTCCTCAACCTCGGAAAGGTGTGCCATCAGACGGTCTTCCACGAACTTGTACGCCTTATCGAAGGTCGGGTTCGGGTTACCGTAGCCATCCAGCTCAAGGCCGATGTCCATACGCAGCGACTCGAAGTCGCCCATGTTCCGAGTATACCCCAGGTTCACCTTGATACGGTGCGGAGTACCCTTCGGCTCAACAACCTCATGCATCTTCGTTCTCCTCTTCGTCAGTGTCTTCTGCCTCAACGATAATATCCGGCGTTACTTCAACCGGCTCGGGGGCAGGATTATTACAGAATCCAAATGGCGGCTTGCCAGACTTGGCAACCGGCTCGTCCTCATCTTCCTCGGACTCGAAGCCGTTGGCAAGGCGCTCAGCCATGCCAATCCACATGGCCGCTCCGTCGAGCAACTTTTCGACGTTACCAGACTGTACAGCAAGATATACAGCCATGTCAATAGCCCCGGCCGCCTGGAGAAGGGCAACCTCAGCGTTCAGCTCATCGCCAAACGTTTCGAACTGTGGAGCCTTCTTAATCCTAATCGTCACCAGTCAATTTCCTTCCATACGGGTGTGAAGGTGCCATCGGCAGCCTTGATATACACAGTTGTGTCATGCTGCATCATTGCTCTTAGCTCCGCACGAGAAGGCATACGACCAGGCGTAATCTTACCATCCTTGCGAGGGCGTCCGATATGAACGGTCAGCAGATAATCGTGAAGTTCGAATACATCCTTTTCGGAGAACATGTACTTACCCGGCGTTTTATTTCCGTCGAGCGTATAAATTCTCTCGGGGGCTCGAATCTTGCCCTCCAGGATGTACTTCTCGATGTTAACACGATGGCGATTGACCATCTGGCCAACCTGCTTCATCGTGAACGCCTTCTCTAGGCGCTTGCGCGCATCGGACCAAACGTAAGCTCGTCGCTTGCCCTCTTTAAACACCCAGGTAACCACAAGGTCCTGAGCACGATTAATGCTCAGGACCCTATGCAAGTCACCATTAAGGTAGAAGTACCTCAGACGACGACTACGCTTGCGAGCGCGTGTTCCTTTTCCTTCTTTAGAACCCATGCTGCAAACTTATTCTTCCTTGTATCTAGCATCCAGCGTGCTCCGCAGATTGAACAGAACAGCTCGACCCTCTGTGTATCAGAGTATACCCGGTCCACGAAGACCCGGCCCGAACACTTCTTACAGTACACGGCTGTCACCGTTATACACGACCTGCTTTACAGCGGAGGCCGTGCCAGTAGAACCAGCCTTGTAAGAGGCTACGGATAGCAGAACGGACGCGAGGGCTGCACCGCCACCAACGCCGAGGGCGTCAGTCCAATTGGCGTTGACTAGATTAAACGCCTTATCACCAACTACCAGAACAGATAGAATGGTGGACGCGAAAGCCTTCACGGCACGCTCAGCAGCATCCTTAACAAATACCTTAGAGAACAATTTAACCTCCTTACAAGCTAAACTACTCCTAGTATAGCAGAAGTAGTTAGTCAAGGTCTAACCCTTGAAAATCTTGCCATCGACCACACAGGTGTAGTCGGGCGAGATGGGAATGAACTGGAGCGAAGCCACTCCGTCCACTACGTGACCAATCCCGAAGCCAAGCTCCCAGGACGGATTAATAGTGTACCTCAAGCCGTAGGCACTGGGGTCACACATGTGGCCAGTACCAAGACCGACCAGAGTTGTGTTCGTCATCGGATAAGACTTGTACACTACACCACCGCGATGGTCGTGTCCACGAGCCAGAGAGATATTATAGTTCTCGATGTCTGCCTTTACTGCCAGACCGGTCGTGGTTGTAGTCGCTCCGTGATGAACATAAATCCCGCCGAATCGCTCCAGCGGAGGCAAATCATAGTGACGCCAGGAAATCCCGAGGTCGTCCAGACCCCAGAGCATATTTGGCGTCAGCTCCTCCACATAATCAGGAGCCTTCTTGTCCATGTACTTGAAGATGCGAATGTCATGGTTGCCGAGGCTGACGTGTATGTCACAGTTCTTGTGGTCGTTCCTCAGTTCTGTGTAGAACGTCCGAGCACCCAGCGCATTTTCCCTGACAAACGGGAGAGGAGAAACCCTGCGCCTAAAATCTGCGTCGGACTCCTCCTCAATCTGCTTACTCTTCTTGAGCTGACTAAAGAACTCATCAGTGGTTCCATCAGAGAAACTGCTGTATTCGAGCTGGTCGTCAATATCGCCGGTAATGTCCATGGCGTCTGGCTTCCAAGCCTTCATTACCTTGAAGAATAGTGCTAGCGCACGCTCATCGTGGTAAGGAATTTGCAGGTCTCCAACGAAGGCCCATTTGAAGTCGCTCAATGCTTTCCCTTCTTACCGAATAGGTTGTCGCTGAATTCCCTCCACTTCTTAGCCTCTGCCTGCTCAGAATTCTTATACCCAACGGTATAAGCTGTGTACAATGCTAGAAGGCCAAGAATAAGGCCCAGCAACAAAAGGCCAAGGGAGATACCGATGGCCTGTGGAATGGTGATTCGTACTTTCTTTTCACGCTCATCAACCACTACCTTCGGAGGGCTTGTCTTAGATACCGTAGCGGTCGCCGTTGGAACCGGCGCATCTTTCCCTGCCGAAGGAGTGGCTGATGGCTTAATGGTAACACGAGCTGCCCCTGCCTGTCCAGACGGACGCAGGGTGACGGTGGCCGTAGCTGTAGCCGTGGCATTATTGCCTGGGACGGGAACGGTCACCGTCCTTGTGGGACCAGGAATCGGAACCGTGACGGTTGGGCCTGGTACCCGAATAATATCAGTTGGGCCAGGAACAGGAACCTGAACCTTGACCTCTCGGACTGGCGCGGTAATCCTCGCAATCTCCTGCCCAAGAAGGGTCACCACAACATCGTCACCTACCAAGGAAGCACAGATAGTGCCCAGGTTGGTAGATTCGCAATCTTGGGCATAAGCTTTGTTCGGAGAAACGAAAAGGGCTAGCACCAGTAGAATCGGCGCTAGCCCCATCGTGATAAGCGCCTTTTTCATACTCATTCAAGTATACCGTAGGTCGCTTATACGGTCAATCTCTCAGCTCTGTCGTGCTCCTTGCGTGTGCAGATAAACAGGTTGAGCCATGTGTTGTCTGTCTTATCTCCGGAGATGTGATGAACCGTCTCCCAGGATTTGAGTATCCGGCCGATTTTCTTCTCGGCCACCAGCCGGTGCTCATAATACCAACCACCACCGAAACTCTTCGGGTGCTCTGGCGCAAAGACCAGCACGTACCCATTGGGGTTCAGGCGCGTCTCACGCCTGCTCCACTTCTGTAGCGGGAAGTACCTCATCAGTATCCCATAGCAATCCAGTTAACGTAAATCTGCTTTGCTAGGTAGTGACTCTTCTCGTTGGTGGATGTAGCTGCACAAACGATAAAGCCTCGGTGGTCTGGAACGTACCCTGTTCCCTGGATTCCCCAGTGGGAAAGAATCATCCTTCGGTTATATGGGGAGGTGACAGACGTTACAACGACTGGCTTACAGCCCGCCGTGAAAAATGCACCGAAGTTGATTGTCTTCGTGAACTGATGCTGGCCCTTCTTCGGTGGAATTGTTGATGTTCCACACGCAATCTTAACTCCCGTGTCCTTCTTGACCGAGTAGGAGTTGTAATACAGCTTCGGAGCCCTCTCAAACAGGTACCGGCTGTTAGCGCACATCGTGTTCAACTTGTCGGTAGCAAGGTATTCGTTATCCGACCAATTGACATCCTTAAAACTTGAAACTGCCAATTTACTTTAGCACCTCCCCATCCACATGTAGATTTGCCTCTTCCTCTGAAACGAGGATTACATTACCCCAGTCAAGGCCATACTTCTCCCACACATCCGGGTCAACAATGTGACGCCTCTTGTTCTGCGAGATTAGGTAATGCTTTCCATCAGCCATATTGTGAATGATGGTGCCGTCACGGAATCCAACCTTACCGCCGACCTTAATGTGCTTCACAGCGGCTTCCGATGACTGAATTACATTGAAACTCCACGACTCAAGGACACGCTCAGTAGGAATACGGAACCTGAACTTCTCTCTCATCAAAAACCACCCGGCCTCTGTCTGAATACAAAGGCCGTAGGGGTAATTGGTGGGAGTCGTAGGAATGGCAGGGTCGGCAGGTAGCTCTCGCTTACTCCTCCGACGAAACATCCTGAACATTCTTCTCGTTCAGCTCCTTCTGCTGAGACTCAAGCTGCTGGCTCAACTGCTCGAACATGATGGTTGCCTCGGCACGGATATCCGCGATTTCATCCTCGTAATCCGCAATCTTCTTGGCGAACCTCTCCTTAAGACTCTGAATCTTAAGTTCTAGTTTAGTAGTATTGGTATCAGACATTTATTTATTCAATCCTTTTCTTCTCTAAGAACATTATATGCAGACGCAAAGCCGTCTGTCAACCCTTGTGGTAAATCGTGACCTTGCCGTTGGACGACGAGTTGCCACGACCGTAGATGATGGCGTAGTCTGAGCTGGAGCTACCATAGACACCAAGACCCTCAAGACGGTTGGCCGCGTTGGAGTCAACGAAGTTATTGTACCATGATGAAGGAATCGTGATGGTAGCACCCTCGTTTGGACTTAGGTACGTGATGTTGTCTCCGTCACTACCCTCGTTAGTCATACCACCAATTGGGTCACCGGCTGGCTTTGTCTGGTAGACGTGACCACGAAGGTTAATTCCAACACCAGAGTAATTACCACCGGAGCCGGTACGCTTCATGTAAATCGTCATCTTGGTTGGAGTACGGACAACCCCGCCCTTGTTGACAGCATCATAAATCTTGGTACCGTAGAAGAACAAACCACGGTGGTTGTCGTTTCCGGTCCAGTCACCCTGGTAAACGTCGTCACCGTCGTTACGCCACATACCACCATAACCAAGACGGTAAGCGTCAGAGCTGTCGGCATAAACGGTAACCGGGCTTGCCAATAGGTAACGGCTTGCGCTGACGTAAGTCGAGTGGTTTCCAGACTTGTCATAAGAAACTACACGGTAGTAGATTGTCTTATTGACAGGAAGGCTGGAGTGGTCATAGGTCTTTGCCGCAGCAGAGGCACCTGAAATCGTGATAACCTTTCCGTCAGTGGTTAGGGTCTTTGTACCAGAGCTGGCGATGGTGACTGTTGGGTAACGGTCGGAACGCCAGATAATCTTGACACCCGCCAAGTCTGTAGCGGTTGGGTTGGTCCACGATAGTCGGTAGGTGCCCGTTGACGAACCGGAAGACAGCGCGGAAATCTTGAAGTTGCTTGGCGTTCCCGGAGCTGTAGTGTCTGCGCCTGGTGTGGTGGTCGTCGGCATGTTGCTAAGTGGGTAAGACAATCCCTCGAAGGTGATGCTGTTACCAATGGCACTAGGCGACCAGATAAGCACCGTGCCATCAGTCTGTACGTGGACCAGGGTGGAATATGTGGTTCCACCAGTCCAGGATGTAGTGGTTAGGTACATCGGGCTAGCTGGCCTTAGTCCGGTCGGCATTGTCCAAAGCGTGGTTCCACCACTACCGGTCGTAATCGGGTTATTGACGGTACAGACGCCTCGGAACTTAACAATTCCCTGCTGAACACAGTAACCCGGCGCACGAGTTGAGAATGGGGTAAGCGCGCTGCTGTAGCTGGCAGGAGTCCAGGCCATGTCACCATCGATAATAAGCGAACCATAAATTCGGGTATCGTAAGTAGTGACACTGCTATCAGGGTTTGCCTGAGTCGCAAGGGCAAAGCCTCCGGCGGGACCGACCAGGGCAATCTGTCCTGGGAACCTGTCATCATTCGAACCGTAAACACGGACTGCCGACTCTTCTGTTCCTGATGGGTTAAAGAAGGCCAGGGTTGTCGATGCACGGTTACCGTAAGAGTCAGTGTAGTTGACCATGCGCAGAGCTGACGTACCACCCTCGGACTGCATGATGATTCCAGGGTACTTAGAAGTGTCCTGACGACCATCACTGTAGACGTTCGGTGGGAGGTCTAGGTCGGTGTCTGCCGAAATGATAATTGCACCGCTAGAGCGAACAACCTGCGAATTTAGCGCAATTGTAGAAGCCTGTCCAGAGCGGAACTTTGTCAGACCACCAGCCTCTAGCTGAACCTCGTCAACGAGAACAACGTCACCGGTGGCTCCGTTGAACCACGAGAAGAAGAACTGAACTGTGTAGCAGGTATCCGGGATTACCGATGGAGTGTAGAACGAGTACGAAGTCCAGGCTGCATTGGTGATAGCCTTTTCAATGTACCAGCCGGAAATCATTGCTCCAGCCTCGTCCAGATACTTAACAACGAGCCTTACATTTCGACCCGTGGCTGTTCCCATCTTCGCCTTACCGGAGACTGTAAGAGTCTGTCCGATAAGCTCGGAGTTCTGTAGCGTGGACACGTTGTAGCTACCAAGAAGCTCAGTCGTGGCTGGAGACGAAATAGTTCCCGTAGCCGTAATCGAAAGAGAGGTAGCATCGGAATAACCATCGGTCTGGTTCCACGCCAGAGTGGTGTTTGCCATTCCGGTCCAGCCGGTGATTCCATTTTCAAATCCGGCGTCATAGATGTAGTTCGGGTTACGCTCCCAAAGACCGATGAATGAAGCGGAAAGGTCATCCTGGTCCGAGGTCAGACGAGGTGCTGTGATGCGGATATGACCAGCATCGTTCATCTCGTTATCGATATTGTGACCGATAATACCTGGGGCACGCTCGTCTGAGTTGCCCGTGGAGAATCGGATAGCGTGGTCAAATGTCTGACCATCAATCTTTTCAATCGATACAGACTTCTCAGTTGCATTTGTTCCGGTCGCCACCTTTCCAGGAGCACCACCCTCGAACGCCTCAAGGGAGAACTGGTCAACCTGAGCCTTGGTACCAGAAGCAACGTCAAACTCTACGTAAGGAATTAGGTACGAGACGTTTGTGTTCAGAGAAGCTGGCTGGTATGGGTCGTTCGCCTTCGCAGGGTTACCGAAGGTACCATCTGTTCCAGAGCCACCACGACCCTTGATGTAACCGGTTAGGGTTACCCAGTCAGCGGTAGTGCCGGAAGAAGCAACAGCCGTCGCAATTTCATCATTGTCGGCAACACACATGTACTGCCCAGCAGTGTAGCTGGAAAGAGTTCCATAGCTACCGGCCGCTGGGAATGCGTGCTTCTTGGTAGGCGTAGTTGCATCATTGACGTAATCGTAGTCAACGATGTAGTTGCTCATGTCCGTACCGAACACACCAAGCTTAATACGTGGCGGGGTGGTAATCTGAACATCGTCAATCCAGCCAATGGTTGTACCCGCCGTCACGTTGTCATAGCGAGCCAAGCGGATAATGAAGTTCGCGCTGGTGGCACCCGCTGGTGGCGTGAAGGTAGCACTTACTGGGAACCAGGTGGTTGGAGCGGTCAGCATGACACCACTAGAATCTACTGGTGGGGCAATTAGGTAAAGCTCCTCAGAAAGGTATCCGCTCTGTCCCGCACCACTAAAGTACGTTACGCGAAGCTCAATGTTTCCCTGGTTAGACGCGTTGTAGTAGGCAGCCTGAATGTTGGCCTTGATACGAGCGTTTAGGGTGTAGGTGTATCCAGCCTTGAGGTTGTCAACACCAGTCCAGGCGCGGTAAACACCGCTTGTTGCAGACGAAGAAGCCATCTGGAGAGACTTGGTGCCCGCGTACTTTTCCGTGGTGCTCAGGGAAAGCGTGGTGGTGCTACCAGTTGTGTCAGTGCTCCAGTTTGTCAGCGTGGCATTCTCAAAGTCACCGTTGGTGTTCAGCGGAGTAACCGAGTAAGCTCGGACACGCGCGGATACACGGTAGAGAATGGTTGGGTCGAACGCGATAGGCTGAACGCCCGTACCGTTACGGATAATCAGACCAGGACCGGTGAACTCGAATAGCGAGTTGGCGGAGAAAGCTCCAGGGTCGGTCTTCTGAACAACCGCACCGTTGGTCAGCCATAGGTTACCGTCCTGCATGTAGTCGTACAGCTTGGCCGCAGCAGTATTCTGGAATGGAGAGTCAAACGCGGTAACCTTAACCGAGTTAACGGCAAGGTTACGGAATTCGGCATAACCGTCCGAACGGATAATCCATCCGGTAGAACCTGGTACGTAGTTGGACGAGTAAATCCGGCTGTTTACGCCATCGGCGGATGGGTTGTTAGGGTCACCAACGACCAGACGACCACGCACGTTAGCGTCACCGAACTGGGCATTACCCTGGGTGTTAATCGACCAGGCAGGCTGCCCCGCGAGACCATTGGCAGAAGCGGTAGACTGAATAGAACCCGTCTTGATAATTCCACCATCAACCGTGGTGAAGCTCGGTGGCTTCCACTGGGAAGGCGCAGTCTCGGAGGTCGCCATAACCTCAAGCTGGTTGGCGTCAATGTATACGTCACCCTGAGTCTGGAGACCGTAGAACATGACACCCGAGGTGATACCCGCCGCAATTGTGCGAGTACCAGAAATACGCGTCCACACGCCGGTGTCAGGAATAACCTGCGTTCCTCCAAAAGAGGTCCAGGTGCCGTCGCCGGTACGCAGCTTGAGCTGAACAGTCTTTGGACCACTGCCGGAAGGAGTCATCATCCAGGCAGACCAGATGTAAGTTACACCCGGCTCGAATGAGACATTATAGGTGCTGGAGTTGGGACCAAGGAACAGGTCTGTATCGGTGCCCGCAGGAATGCCAGCAGGACGGGTAAGCTTTAGACACTGAGCGCCGTACTTAGCCGTTACGGTTGGAGCGGTAACGATGGACCATGATGGAGAACCGCCACCAGTACCGAGGGTCGAACCGGTGTACCACGTTGGATTCCACTCGAAATCTGCATAGGCAGGGTGGATTAGGTTGACGCCATTCTGGAGCTTGAGGGCCTTGGCCAGAATAACACCGTCCACGATTTCAAGGGTGTTGTTCTTGAGCTGCCATCCGGAAGTACCCGCGACATAATTCGAAGACTGCATTGTACCAGTCGTGTTCATTGTGAACTTCGAATTAATAAGCAGGTCGTTAACGAATGCGGTGTTAGCCTTGAGCGCAGCAGCATCAAGGGTGTTGGCAATTACTCGGTCACCAGCAAGAGTGGCAGCAGTAATCTTGTCACCGGAAATGGTACCGGCCTGAATATCGACGTTGGCGACATAGCGAGGCGTACCAGAAACAATGCTGGAGTAAGCTCCTGCGTTTCCGGCACCATCGACCGCGCGCACGCGCGTGTAGTAGGTCGTGTTAGAGGTCAGGTTGGAGAACGATACGACGGTGCCGCTGACCTGCTTGGTCTGGAGGTTGCCTGTGTTAAATGTATTGGCCGTATCAATCTGGACCTCATAGTAACCCTGTCCACCCTTTACATCGCCCTCAGTATTTTCATTCCAGACGATGGTGGCTGTCGTAACACCCGCCGCGACTGTGACACCCGTAGGAGCCGCAGGAGCAGCCGTGTCCTTGGCCGTAGTAATTGGGTAGGTAGCTGCCTGAGTCCAGGTGCTCTGGTTTCCAGCATAGTCAACAGCACACACCTTGATGTAAAAATCGGTGTTGGTCTTGAGGTTGTGAATACGTGCCTCAGTAACACCCTCGGGAACCTCAATGTACTGGAAGGTCGTGGTGGTCGAGCTAGACGCATAGCGAACCAGGTAATTCTGCAAATCGGTGTCAGCTACACCTGTCCACGTTACGTCAATAAACGCGGAACTCTGAGTTGGGTCGGTGCTGTGTAGAGAGCTGGTAACCTGGACGTTAGTAGGCGCAGCCGGTGGCGTCGTATCGACCGAAAGGGTTGACCTTGGCGTAGCGTTAGCCTTAGCTGCGGTTGCCGATGATGTACCAAATACGTCAACTGCAACAACCGCAAAATACTGCGGAACCGTGGCGGTGGTGGTGAATACGAACGATGTGCCTCGGCCTGTGTAAACGAGGTTAGTCTCATTGCCGAGAGACGTACCCTGACGAACCTCGTAGTGCTTGAGGTCAGTGTCGGTAATCGGAGCCCACTGCAAAGCCACACCGTCAGAAATTCCCGTAGCGGTAAGACCAGTCACGTTGGCTGGAGCTGGGTTAGAGGCGGTAGCAGAGACGACCGTGGAGAGGTTGCCGGTATTGTCACGGGCACGAATTTCAACAGTGACCTGAGCACGAGGCGTAGCAAAGGCGTTGACGTTAGCTTCGAACGGGAAGTCAAAACGTGCAGCCGACGTGTAATATGTGGCTACGGTGCTTGGAGCCGCTGGCGAATAAACCTTGACCTGGTAATCCTTGAGGTCCATCAACGGGGTGCCGTCAGAGTTGGTGATTGGGCCAGTCCAGACAGCCTTAAAAGCGGTACCCTCAACGGTCCAAGCTAGTCCGGTAACCGGGGCTGGAGCAAGAGTATCGCTAACGGTGGTAAAGACGTGCTTCGAAGACCAGTCAGAGACTTCGGTGCCGTTGTTTACTCGTGCCTGAATGTAATGGGTACGTCCAGGCTCTAGGTCCTTTACAAGAATACGGGTCATGTTACGTTAAACTCCAGGGTATATTCGACATCCATTGGAGCAGTATTCGACTTAATCAGTGGTGTGCTCATAACGGTGCGGGAAACTAGAACGTGGTCTTGGTCTGGGGTGTCAGTGTCTTCTACACGGAGACCGTCAAGAATCACATACCCGCCCGTCGCTCCAGCGGTTACATCAAATCCGAGGGTGTCGATGGTGTCCCAGGTAATTGTTCCAGTCGCGACAAAATCTCCCTTGCGGAACTGGACCACGTTGTATCCAACCGCCATCGAAGAAACTGTCTTGGTAAGCTTAAGGGTTCCTCCGGTCAGGCTGTTACCGAAGTAAAGCGTGATGGAGGCAATATTATTATCTGGCTTGTAGAAGGCCAGCGAGAAAACGTCCTCGGTGGAATATCCGGTCAGGTCCATGGCAACCGCCAGGCGGGGGGAAGTAGTAGAGCTAGCTGCTGCATCCACACGAACGGAATCCTCGGACGTGCGTGCCTGGGTGGCGTCAACGGTTACGTTGGTCCACTCCTCGGCAATGGTGTCAAAGGTCGTCAGGCTAACAGAGTCGGTGGCACCAAGCGCATTTGTCTCGGTGCTCCACAATCCGGCCTCGTACAGAGCAAAGACCGAGTTCTGGTCGATAGCTCCCTTGAACAGCACTGTGCCAGCGTCATAATCGATTGAACGAACGCTGACGCTGGCTCGATAAACCTCAAAGCCTAGACGAGCATCTGCTACGGTGGCGGGGGTTGCCATAACTCCCAGACCGATAGCGTCTCCTAGGCTCGCGGCATTACCAGCAAGATAACGCAGGATAAGCCTCTCACCCTCAGTGGTGATAAGGTTCTCGTGCGTGGCGATTAGCTCGCCCTGCTGGTAGAAACGGTAAGTGCCCTTCATCAGTTCTTCGTCACCCTAATGTCGTATTCATTGTGACCCTCATCGTCAAACTCAATGATAACGTCCACTACGGCGTTTCCATCCGGGCCAATTCTAACAACCTGTTCGACAACGCTGAAATTCTCGGGAGCGGCTAGGCCATTCTCCTCGTTGTCACCGTTGGTATCAGGACTTGGGTCGTCAGCGTCATATACCTCATCAACGGATACATCGTCTTCTTCAACGATGTCCGTGTAGCCAGAGCGCATGTCGATAACATCCGGCGGAAGAAAGAAGGCGGGATTGATAACGACTTCTGGCGTCTTGATGACATTGGTATCTTTAATTTGCTGAGCCATATTCCTAATTATATCTTCTGGTCGAGTGGAAGTCAAATACCCGACCAGAAGACTAATTAAATGCGAGCCCTTCGTAGAGATAGCTGAGTGGCTGGACCGTCATCCCACTGCTGCTCTACGGCCAAGACGAAATACTTGTGTGTAGAAGCTGCCATATCCTTCGGTGGGTAATTGACTGCCACAATGTCTCCGACCTGGAGGAGCGGATTGCCGTGAGCCGTAACCTCAACTTCGTCGCAAGGCTCCGACCAGTTATCCACAATCCAGTCGCCCAGGGACTTGGCAGCCGCTTCGGACTGAATCCAGTCGGACTGGAAGTCAAGGGTAATCTCACCACGGGCACGAATGGCCTGGTCGTTCTTGACCGTGTAGTCCTTTGGCTCAGCTCGCTGGACCGTTCGACCGGTAATTACCATCTTCTGGGTAACCACGTTATCCTTGCCGTAGGTCATGCTGTCATCACCATTAACGATGGCATTTCCTAGGTCAGCATTGGCCAATACGAACTTTGCCTTGAATGGGTCGTTAAAGTATTCGTCACACACTACCTGGTCTGAATTGCTCAGGTAGAGGCTGGAATACAGAACCGGCGACTTTTCAAATGTGACCTCATACGGACGCACCTCGTGAACGGTCATTCCAAATTCATCGAAGTAGCGCTGGTCGTACCAGACCTTCTGCTTGGTGGTCTTCTTTCCACGACGCTTATAGCTGAACTTCCACGTAGTCTTGTATACGCAGTCCTTCCAATACTGGCTTGAGAAATACCCGCCGCGAATGATGTCAAGGAACGACGAATTATCCAGGTCTGAGTCCTGGAGTCCTCCGTCAGCCAAACTGTAGAAGTATTCGAAATCAGCGGTTGTGTATCCTCGGGTGTAGAGGCCACAACGACCCGTCTTAGTCAGCAGCGTAGAATTGTCGCTGTACTTGATGGCCAGAGTTCCGTTAACGAATACCGCCCAGTCACCATTTACCATGGACACGTCCAGGTCGAACCACTGGTTCTCGCTAACCGCGAAGGCGGCTCCCTTGGTGAGACGCTTGAATTCTCCGTTACCCTTTCGCCTGACGATGCTGATTTCGTTCTTGCGGCTTCGGACCTTGCTGGCTTCCTTGGTGGTGGTAATCTCGACGCCGTACATATCGTTGGAGCCGGTGTCACCCCACATCCAAATTCCAGCAATGTAGTGCTTATTTCCCTGGCCGGATGGGAACTTTAGACGGGTACCGACGTAGCGAGGAGCCTCATTGGGAACGCCACCACGACGAGCTGTGTACCACCATGTGGAGTCCAGCCCCTTCTTACCGGCTGTGGACAAACGCATGACAGAGTCGGCAGGCATGAACTTAATTCCGCCGTTCCACAACTTCTGGGTACCGCCGTGCTTTCCGATGTAGGCACCATTTTCCTTCCAGATGGTTGGAATAACGGTGTGAGACTTAGGCGTGGTGATGTCGTAGCCTCGCTCCTCTACACGCATGTAGCCGGTGAAGTAGTTCCTCCAGCCGTGCCATTCGCTCGAAAGCTCACGGTCAATCTCGTTCTTTTCGTCTAGCGAGTAAATGACCTTGAAGATGGTGTCGTTGTCTACGTTTCCGGTGTACGAACCACCCTTCGGGTAGTAGCGGTAACCCTTGCCCTTGTACTTGATAAGCTCACCACGGATATTCACCATGCCCTCGTATGGCCAAACCGCAATATCCTTCTTGTCAATCCAGAATCGGGTGTCTGTGGCGGTCATATCGGTGGTCAAGGAAGAGGAACGCAGCACAACATCACCTTCGGGCTGCCAGACGATTTCAGAGATTGGTCGTCCCTGTGCGTCCTCAGCCAGCTTAGTGGTGGTGTACTTGACATTTACCTTATTGGCCTCGAAGTTATCGGCTACATTGACATCGATGATATCCGGCTGCTTGGTACCGTTCTGGGCATAGTCGAAGGTCCAGGAAACCGGCGCTGACTTATTAAAGGCCGAGTCCCTGGTCTTAATCTGGAGAATGCCATACTCGTCAAACCAGCAAGCGCTCTGTGTGGTTCGGCAAAGCTCCTGAATCTGGTCCCAAACGGTCTGCTCGTCATTGGTCCAGTAGTAGGAAATTCGAGTAGCGTTGGTCTCGGCTGCCTTGGAGTAGTTGTAGTCGATAAAGCCGACCGAATCCAGGATGCGCCAAATAGCCATACCGATGGTGACATTCTCCATCAGCTCTGGAAGCGGAGTAATCTCCTGGAGGAACTTGGTCGAGTCCTTGAGGTTAATCTGGACGGTCTCTTCTCCACCGCCCCACGCCTCGGAGTACATGGTCGCCTGACGGACATACTCGTAGCCCGAGCCACCCCAGGTGGAAATATCAATGCCGATATCCAGCGTGAACTTCACATTGGCATCAATTAGGCCGTGGTACGGAGAATCCGCATTATCGTAATTGAAAATCCCGTCGATATTCGATAGCGTAATGCTTCCGGTATTAGAAGAAGCAATGCCAATAGGAGTCACGAGGTCGGAGTCGCCCATCTCGTGCTTTACGCTATAGTCGATTAGACGGTCAGAAAGGTCCTGCTCCAGTCGGGCACCAAGCTCAATTAGATTGAACCATGAGTGCAGGCGAGCCATAGACCTAACAACCAGGCGGATGCCACGAATATAAACGGCAGAGCCACGGTTTACAGTGGAGGTCCAGGAACCATTTTCCTGGCGGTACAGAATAACCTGCCCACTGTCATTCGGCACCAAGTCAGAGGCAACCGTCGTCCAGGTAGACCCGTCCGTGGTAATCTGGATGTCCCAAATCTTTGGATTGGCCCAAGAATTCTCAAGGCAGATGTACAGCTTGTTTGTAAGAGCAGGCTGTGAATAAAGGACGTAAGGCTGAACGGTTTCAGGCAGCACATAGCCGCCGCCCGTGTATGCTGTGTCAGTAGCCTGAGCTGGAGAAGTCCAATACTTGTACTTGGCACCTGGGGAAGCTGTGTAGGTTCGGTATCCACGAACGGTGTCGCCATATCCCTGAACTACGCCACCCTCATTGGCTCGGGCCTTGAGAAGACCCGCCGTTGGACGTAGCGGCTGGGTGATGGAGTCGATTGGATACACCTGTAGGTCGTACCCGTTATCCTCCTCAGCGTATCCGTAATTATCCACGGTCTGGATGGGCGTGTACCTATTATGGTTCCACTCAGCAATTACTCGTGGCGTGGAACGCAGGACTGACGCCTGCTTGAGCGCGTTCTGGAGCTGGGTGCTAGAAGTAAGCATCAGACCTCTTCCAGGGAAATCTGAATCTCCCAGAAGTCAACGACTCCGCGCTTCATGACATTCTTCGAGTAGTCCGAGAACATGACAGTGTAGGTGTAGACCTCGCCATCACCATCGGTAATCTCAAGAGAGAATGGACCTGGGACCGTGTTGTAGAAGTTCTCAATGGCCTCGCCACCCCAGAAACCATCCACGGTCTGAGAGGTAAGCTTTGGAAGCATGGTCCACTGCACGCCAAAGGTTCGCTTGTCAGCGACGATATACTTGCGCATGGTTCCATTTGCCATGCGCTGCTTCTTTTCGATACGCTCAACGTCCACATTGAGCTGCCCACGGTTGTGGTCGGTAATGGCGTTACCGTTCCAACGCATCAACCGTGGGCGGGGAAATGACATGCTCAACTTCCGATGCTCCTCTTTCGTCCGAGCTTGCTCTCACGCTTCTGAATGGCGCGAGTAACAGCCTTCTCGACATCAATTTCTGAATTGACTGGTCCTGTAAATGTCACATTTACATTATAGCTATTCGTGGAGCCCTGGTCAATTCGCTGGATACCAGACTTAAGCTGCTCGGACAGAGGTGCGGTTAGAACCGTCTCATTCTTGTGAAGCATTGCTAGACCGTCGTTTAGCGTGAATCCACCAACCTTGAGTCCTGGAATAAGGCTCTTAGGGTTGAATCCTGGGAATCCGCCCGGTCCTCGGGTCTCAAAGTGAAGGTGAGGACCAGTGGAGTTACCGGTGCTACCCGACAGACCAATTCGAGCACCCGCGCCAACCTTCTGTCCAGCCTGCGCATAACGCTGGCTAAGGTGGGCGTACAGCGTGGACTTTCCGCCGTGGTCAATAACAACGTATCGACCGTAAGAGCGGTAAGGTGAGCTGTTGTATGGGTTCGAACCGTGAAGGTCAGCCGAAGTTACAACCGTACCCGCGTTGGCAGCATAAACCGGGCTTCCCGTTGGGGTCGCAAGGTCGATACCTCCGTGGTGTGGATTCCATTCCTGGGACACACGGTACGAGCTAAGAGGCTTACGCCATCCCTTGAGGCTCGTGTTGGAGAATCCGCTGTTGCCCTGGAATACAGTGCCGGTAACAATTGCACGGGCCATGTCCTCCCACTTAGCGTAAGCGTATGGGAAGGCGGAACGCTGAACTGCCTGAGCAACCAGGGTTGGGGCCATCTTCTCGCGACCCTTGACCTTTAGCTCCTGCTCGAAGAACTTCTTGGCCGCATAGGAAGGTGTCCTAATCTGCTCAGCAGTACCCCATCCCATAGATGGACGCTGCTGGAATAGACCAAGCGAGTCACGGTCACCATAGTTTAGGTTGCGAAGACCCGATTCCTGCATAGCGGTCATAAGACCGATGATAAGGTCTCGCTGGGTACCACCCATAGACTTACCAACGGACATAATCGTAGCCGCGTTTGCAAGCTGCTCTCCGGAAAGCATAATCTTTCCGTACATACCCGCCGCGCCTGGAATTGCCATTACGTCGGTAGCCTGAGCCTGGGCACCCTTAGTCTCTACAGCAGTCTGTAGAGCCTTAGAGGCCATACCCGCAATAGCCGCCGCGAATGCACCAGCGAATCCTAGACCACGACCACCAGTGTTTGGACCGGCATTTGGTAGAGCCCCAGTCTTATTTAGCGAGTCGAGAGCATCGGTTCCGAGAGCCTTGTGAGCCTTTCCATTAACGACGAACTCGTCATTCTTGAGAAGCATCATCGACTCGTCACGGCGCATTCCGGTTCCCCAGTTACGTCCACCACGGTTATCGTACTTGGAGTTACCAGAAACCGGACCACCAGTGTGACGGGTCTTTGGCTTACCTGGAGCCTTGTAATTCTTTGGAAGCTCTCCGGTGGTTACCCACTTCATGAACTGCGCGGTGGTCAGGTTGAATCCACCGTCAACCATATCCTGGGTGACCTGGCTACCAATGGTCTTCCACTTAATGTCAGACTCAATCTGGTTAGCAGAAGTCTTGATGCTAGAGGTCAGGTACTTACCAACAAAGTCAGCCCAGTCGGAGGTGTAATCCTCAAGACGGACGCCGTGAGCCTTGTACGCCTTCTCAATCTTCTTGACCTGGGCGTCGTATTCCTTCTTGCTCTTAGGCATAGAGGCACGAAGCTCGGCAAGCTCCATATCAAGAAGCTTCTTCTGGCGAGCCAAATCCGCGCGCTTTGCGTCGGCATCGGCCTGGGTCTGCTTACGAATAGCTTCCTTCTGAGCCTCAATACCCTTACGGTAACGCTCACGCTCAGCGGCAAGAGACTTCATGTAGCGGTCCTTCTCGGCCGCTAGAGCCTCCTGCTCACGCTCCTTCTTAGCCTCAAGAGCCTTCTTCTCGGCCTCTTCAACCTTCTGGAGAGTTTCGATGCGCTTATCACGGGCGTCCTCAAGATTGTTAATCTTGCCGTTCATGCCGTCAATCTTCTTCTGAGAAGCGTCGGCCGAAGCTGCGGAAGCGTCGTCTAGCGTCCAGGAATCCTGGGTTGAAGAAATGTCATTGAATACCTTTGCAGCCTCGTCAAGGTTACCGGTGTTTAGAGCCAAGTTGAAGTCGATACGCTTGTTAGCGATATCGGCCATGCGCTCTAGACGGGTCTTCTCAGCCTCGAAAATCTTCTGGCGAGTAGCCTCGGCATCTTCCTCAGCCTTGATGGCCTTCTGGATATTCTCAATCTTCTTGTCGTAGGCTTCCTTTTCCTTCTCGATGCGCTTGTCCCAGCGAGCGTCGAAGCGGTCCATGATGCCGTCCCACTTCTTGTCCAGGTTCTTCTCGCGCTTGTCGAAGCGGTTCTCGGCAGCTTCCTGACGATTATCGAAGGACTTGTCCATCTTCTCCTGACGCTTGTCAAGAGCGGAAGATAGACGGTCGCCTCGGTCCTCAATTGCCTTTACCTGGGCGTCAGCCTGCTTGTTCCAAATCTCATCCGCAGCGCCGAATGCTGAACTCTGCGCATTAGAGAATGCCTCCTTGCGAGCATTGTTGAAGTCGTCCGCAGACATAGCGTTCTCGGCAAGCGCGTCAGAGTTAGCCTTTAGCTTACCAGTCGAGTCGTGAACGGCGTCACCGAATCCCTGCTCTGTTGAGGTAGCCTTGCTTAGACCAGCCATGGCGCGGTACTGGTTGAGAATCTTTAGGGAGTAGGCTTCCTTCTCCTGCTTGGACATGCCAGCCATGTGGTAAGAAGCCTGCATCATGGCGCGACCGTAGTTCTCCTGCGCCTGCTTCATAGACATTGTTGCCATGTTAAGCTTAGGCATAACGTCGGCAAGGGTGTAGACGTTCTCCAGCTCCTTGCCGCGAGCACCATTCTGCTTAGCAATAGCCTGGGCAAGCTCACGCTCAGCACCGGCCTGCTTTCCGACCATGCGGGAAGTGTCGCCACCGAGGCCACTGTGCATTTCCATCTTAATCTTGTTGGCCTTTGCACCGCCGCCGTACTTGTCATTGAAGTCAATTTCGCTTAGCTTCTGGGCGTCAATGTACGCTTCCTGGAGCTGGGCAGCAGTGGTGATTCCAAGCTCCTTAAGCTCAGCAATGTTTTCCTTGCCAAGACGGCTCCACATACTCTTCTGCTGCTTGGAAAGAGCATCGGCAAGGCCGTTGAAAATCTTCAACTTCTTCGCCTGGTCGGTGGTGCCCTCAAAAGAATTCCAGAACTCCTTGGCCATTCCGCGAGCTGCTGATGCGGCAGAGTTATTAATCTCGTCACGACCCGAGAACATGCGAGTGAAGCCCTCCCACTTAGACTGCCCTCCAGCCGTGTTGTTAGCAATCTTCGCAAAGTCCCTGGCGTACTGCTGGGCCTGGTTCTCAAGAACGCTCTTATCAACATCGAAGTTAATGCGAGCCTTGAATTCCTTGGACTTTAGGTAGTCTTCGATTTCATTGGTCTTCATTCCACCGAGACGAAGAGAGGCGGCAACGACATTCTTCGCAGCAGCAGCCGATGCACCAGTCTGACGGGCCTTGATTCCCTCGTGGATGGCAGCGTTGATAAGCTTCTGCTTGTTCTCGGCACCCTCAAGGGCGTGGAGCATATCTGCCAGACCTGGCTTTGACTTGCGGATGGCATCTGCCATTACGTCGTAGTTGTTGACGGTCTTTCCGTTAACCTTTTCAATTGCCTTGGCCTCGGAGTAGACATAACCCATTACCTCTGCCCATCCTTCGGCAGAGCTGTTGATTTCTTCCTGGGCCTTCTTCATCTGGTTCATGGTGTTAACCATCTTGTAGATGACGAAGCCGACCGAGGCGATTACTCCAACAACCCCCGCAAATCGCAGGAAGGTCATCATAAGAACTCGGGCAGGACCAACCGCCGCAGAAAGACCAGAAGCAAGCTGTCCAATTCCACCACGACCAGCGATGCTTCCGGCACGGCGACCGGTTCCGAATGCGGTAGCAATATTTGCCAGGGCACCAGCGGCAGCAGCCTTCTTAAATCCACTGACCAGAATAGGACCAACCATGGCCGCAGTCAGGGCAATATTTGTCATGGTGTTCAGCATTCCACCAGCGTGACCAGAGGCAGTCATCATGGAGCTGGCCATAAGACCAACACCAGCAACAGCCGGGAGCATACCCATAAAGCTACGTCCGGTACGTGCAGCGTTAGCTGCCGTGGTTCCCGATGCAGCCGCAGCCTGCTGCTGGAGCTGTGCGAACTGGGCAGCCTGAGCCACCGACATTGCTGAACCATTAGCATTTCGGTAACGTCCATTGGCCCCCGCAACTAGACCCATTTGACCAGCCGCAGCCGCCGCTGCGGCCTGCTGTCCCTGCATGGTTGCAAACTGGGCAGCAGTAAGTGACTGTCCAGTCATCTGGTTATGCTGGGCAGCGGCAACACCGGTTAGTCGCTGGGTAAGAATCTGGAGCTGTCCAGAAAGAGCCTGCGCTGCATTAGCCTGATTAGTCCACGCTAGCGCGCTGCGCTCAGACATCATCTGCTGGGCACGCTGCTCGGCCGTCATAATGCGGGTACGGGATACCATGTTACCCATGGCCACACCGACCTTCATCAGGTGACCAATCATGTTGGCGATAAGACCGCCAATCATAATGAGCGGACCAGCAATACCACCGATAAGCATAATCGCAGCAATGGTCCTCTTGGCACCGCCGCTCAGTCCGTTGAATGCCGACACGACCTTGCTAATCCAGCCGAGAACAGTAGAACCAATCTCAAGGAATGGCTTACCCGCTTCTGCGAGGCTGGCCTTAATGGTCTCAAGGGCACGCTTGAACTTACCGGAAGCGGAAGCCTGAATACGGGCCATCTCGCCTGCGGCTGTTGCGCCCCACTGGTCGGCATTCTGGTTGGCTACCTTGTACGCACGACCAACCTGGGTGGTCTCATCGTTGACCTTGCCCATGGCATCGATAATTGCCGTAATACGGTTCATCTGCATAGTGCCGAATAGAGCACCAATTGCCTTACCCTTGGTTACCTTGTCCATGCCGTCCATCTGCTTGGACAGCTCCTCGACAATCTTGTAGAAGTTACCTTCCTTGTCCTGGACAATCTTCTTGATGTTAATGCCAATTGCCGAAAGCTGTTCGACAACCTGCTTTCCTGGGTTAAGGACTCGGTTCATACCAGACTTAAGGGCGTTAGCACCCTGAGCGGCCTCAATACCCGCCGACTTCATGGCAGCCATCAGGACACCAGTGTCCTGGAGATTTACGCCCATCTGCTTTAGGGTACCCGAGGCACGCGGAATTGTGTCAACCATATCCTGCATGGATAGGTTGGTCGCGTTCTCAAGGGCGTTCATGTAGTTGAAGGCGTCTCCCAGCTCCTTGGTGTTGTAGCCGTAGATGGACTGCATGGCGATAGACGCCTTTACAGTCTGCTGGTAATCAAGCTCACCAAGAGTTGCCGCACGCATAATTTCTGCGGTTCCAGAGGTTAGGTCCTTGCCCTTAGAACCGGCCGCTGCAAGCTCGGCCTCAACGCCAAGAGTTTCCTTCATCGCGACACCGTAGCGCTTAGCCGCCTGGGAAGCCATGTCCATAGAAGAAGCACGAAGCTGGTCTAGCTCGGCCTGCTTTCCTGCCGCAGAAGTAGCAGTGGTGTCATAAACCTTAGCGATACGGGTAAGCTGCTGGTCTACCTGATAAGCGGCAGCACCGGCTGCAACACCAAAGGCCATGAATGGCACGGTGAAACCAACCATAAGCTGACGACCGGCCCACTGAACATTCTTACCCCAGTTAATCATCATGTGACTGGAGGAGGCTAGAACCTGCGTGCTCAGGGCAATACGAGTAGACATAACTCGCGCCGCTTCACCGAACTCAGCGGTGCGGAACTTAAGCGGGTTGAGAGCCTTTAGGTTGGCTCCAAAAGACCTCGTGAGGGCGTCCACATTTCCGGTAACGCCACGAGGAACAATCATATCCGCGCGCGTCTGTCCCATAGCATTCTGGGACCACTGCACGGTGGTGGCCTTCTGCAAGGCAAGCTGCTCCCGCAAGATGTCGTTAAACATCTTGCGGGACTTGTAGGCACGAACAATAGAGACTTCATTCTTGGTTAGCGCTTCGGTCATTGCCGCAGTTGCGGACACGTTTCGAACGGCCTCAACGTGATAATCGTTAAGACCTTGTACCGCCGTGCGGAAAGCCTTACGAGTATCGTTCAGCTTGCTTGGCGTTAGACCTGCTGCCAACTGTCGCTGCATAAGCGCGAGCTGCTGGTTCAGGCGAGTTACTTCGGCATAAACTGGTGCAAAGTTTGCCGAAGCACTAAACCGGATTTGAATGTTGTCTATTTTAGTCAGTCCCTATTTTTATTCTTCAACCACGGCGATTCCGATATCCGCGAATGCAAGCTGGTCTTCTGAAACCCCGCGAGCCTTTGCTTCGGCCCTACGCTTGACATCCTCGAATGTTGGTGTGTCGTCGTTTCCATGCTTTCCGGACTGCTCGTCCAGGTCGATACCCTTGAGCGCGGCAGCGAACTTTTGCTTTTCATATTCTTGCGCTCTAGATGCATCGAGAAGAACTTCGACTTCCTGAATACTTAGGTTCTCTTCAAGCTCATCGAAATTCTTCCACATACCGAGAAGAAAGACCTCAGCCTCTAGTTTGGCGAGGTCTAGTTCTTCCCAAGTGCTTCCGCTGCCATCGCTAGAAGATTTGGGTCGTTCAGCTTAACGCCTCCACACACATCCAGAATCTTGTAGATGGTCGGCATATCCGCCGCGTCCTCAAAAGCCTCAGTGGCCTTACCAGCCTCAGCGTCATAGAAGTCTGGACGCTGCTTAGAAACGCAAAGAGCCGCCGCAGTAAGCAGAACCTCGAAGCCTTCCTCGTCGTTCTCAGCCTTGGCGAAGCCCTCCATTACGGTCATGAACTTACGCAGACCCTTAATCGTGAGTGGCCTCAGAGTTACCTTGGAGTCATCCTGTAGCTGAATCTCCTCGGTGGTGTAAACCGTTGTTGCCATTATTAAACCTTTCCTATCTCTCCAGTTGATTATATCTTACCATGAAAACGGGTAATCGCAAAATAAGAGACCCCCGGCAAAAATGCCGGGGGCTCTCATCATGACTTTAGTTCGCTCAGACGTTACGGTCGCGGATTACGCCGTACTCCTGGCCTGCGAAGTTAGGGTCTGGTAGCAGACGGAACGCTACTGGGAATACCGTAGCCTCGTTGCGCTTTACGCTGTGAGCCGAAGCCTCAACGGAAAGAACACGACGGGCGTGGTAAATACGCTCGCGCTTCGCACCATCAGCAGCTCGTGGTCCAGGACCAACGGCTACTAGCGAACGCTCAACAGGCTCATCGCCTAGAGCACCTGCCGCAATTCCAAGAGTGTTCTCAGTACCGCTAGAAGTTAGAGTGGTTGCACTCTGACCCCACGCGACAAGAAGATTCTCAAGGGAAGCCTCAGCGAGAGTCGTGTTGACAGTTACCTTCATAGACTGCTTGAATAGCTTCGCAGAGTCTAGAAGCTGGTCAACCTCAACGTCTCCAAAGTCTGGCTCGTAGGAAATCTCAAGACCTTCGGTCGTGAATCCTGCGTGACGCCAGTCAGTAGAAGCGCCATCTAGAGCTGATGAAAAGCTCTGGCCTGCGCCTGGGGCGGCTGGCAGAGTTGGGGCGGTGTAGTTCGACGTAGTGCTGTCACTCTTCGAGATGTACAGCGCAGCCGCACCGATGATGATGTTACGTACCTGATATGCCATTTTGAAATGTCACCTCCATTAAAGTTATATGTGCTGGCTAGGCACTTCCTCTATATGAGTATAATACCGTCGCCTAAATTCTAAAGCAAACTCTAAACCCGAAGGCCAGAGTCGTTTGTCTCCATGTCCATGGTGTATTCGTAGTTCACGACTACCATGGCTCCTGTACGACCACCCTCGGTACTGAATTCATCAGGTCCAGAAGCGCTGGTAAGCTGTACGTACTTAAAATCGAATCGCTTGTCAGTCGTGGATGAGGCATTCACATCACGAGCTGTCCAGTCCATTCGCTTTAGCAGGTCAATCATGTATCCATGAATAGCCCGCAGCCTTTCTTCGTCATTGTCGTAAATGACGTAAGCACACTGCTCTCGGCAAAGCCACCATTCAGCGGCATATGGCGAGACGATGTAGTTGTACACAAGGAACGGAGCACCACCAGCAATGTCAAGGAACTGTGGCTGCTGCTGGGTAGGAATAATCGGGGTCAGATTCTTCTGTCCCGTTCCTGTGCCATAAGCACCAAAAGCCTTAACCCCGGCCTTGTATTCGAAATCCTTGAGCTTCCCCCAGAGATACTTATTAATCTGGTGTGCGCCCATCGTGCGGTAATCAGTCACCGTAAATCAACCTTTCCCTTGCCCTCGCCTGTGCAATGTAGTTAGCCGAACGAGCCTGCAAGTATTTTCTAGCAGCGAGCCTTCCGAATTCAAATGCCCTCTCCGAGTCGGCTGCTGATTGCATTCCGAACGTCTTATTGCGAGCACGACGGAACTTCTTTGTTGTTTCTTCAATAGGCATCTTTCCGAGGTCGTTCTCCAGCACTGTACGGATACGCCTATCGAATGTTGCCTGTCCTGCTGCTCCAGCCCACCAAGCTACGTACTCTCGGGTGAAAGCTCCCCGAGTAGCACCGCCCGGATTCTGGACTCGAATCGGGTTGGTGGTAATTGTTGGCTCATCGCCTCCAGGTCCCGGATACTTACCCTCTGGGGTTGTAGGACCAGTGAAGTAGGCAAGGAACTTTCCACGCTTCGGAGTAATGGTCACTGTTTCTCCGTACTCCATTACTGGAGCCTTCCAGACGAATACGTGAATCTGCTTTACACCGACCCCGGCAAAATCTTCGCGAACCGGAACGGTCTTCTTAGATGCACGCCAGCGGAAGGTAGCGATTCGGTTGTTTCCATTACCGATAAGCTTGTCATCCCACAGCTTTGCCTGGGGGACACCAATTGCTCCCCACTCGTATACGTGGTGGAATCGGGAAGCCTGGGCAGGAGCCATTGTGGCCATGTAGTCCGTGAACTCCTCACTCATAATTGCGTGAGTCATCTTGAGAACCGGACCAATGTGCCTGGTGGTCTTAATCTCTACCGAGAGCGTAGAGAGGAACCCGGCCAAAGCATTCGCCTCGGTCGAGTCCATCCCCACTGCCAGAAATGGCTTTCCTGCCATTACTGCACCTCAGCCCTCTTGGCGAGGACCGCCTTCTCCACTACGTTTCCAAAGCCATCGATAACTGGCGAAACCCTGAATACATCGAACTTGGTGGCGGGATTACCGTCAGACTCTTCCTCGGTCCAGATAAGCTGACCCTTGAAAGTCCTGATGTTGGTAAGCTTGTCCCGCAAGGTGATGTTGGCATTAGCTGCCACGGTGAGCTTCACCCATTCCTCGTTCAGATATTCAGCATTCCAAACCTCCGGACGCATTCCAGTGGACCGCGCTAGGCAGCGCACACCCTTGAGAACGTGCCCTTCGGTTCCTGGAGTGTCTGGATTATCAGTCACCCACACCTGAACCATGGCACCAGAATCCGGGTCCTGGACGTATTCCCAGTGACCCGTGGTGTCTCCCTCGGTAGGAGCGCTGGATGGCTTGATGACATCCACCAACATGCTTAGCTTTGCACTCGATAGACAACGCATCAAATCACCGTAATCGTAGTACGCCTGTACTGTTCTAGTAGTTGGTCTGCAATCACATTTCCGGTACCCGAATAAGCTGCTCCCACAAACTCGTAGCGCCAACCATCACCACTGATGGCCTTGAGATAACGCTCACGGTAAACAGCCTGTGGACAAAGCGCCTCTTCAATCATGATGAGAGCTGCTTCCTTTACCTCAGTCGGTACCTCATCATATCCCCATACTCCCTCAACGGTGTATACGACGTTATCCCTGAACCCGCCGCGATTCCACATAGAATCTGGGTCACGGATTACATTCTCGAATACATAATCGCCTTCTGGAGTTGGACTCGACATTCCGAGGTAATACCCATCGCCACGAACCGCGTAGAAATCTGGAATGCTCACGCCCTGTAGGACATTGGCTCCAGTTAGATTCGTGATGGACACCAGACGCTCGGGTAGCTTGAGCTGGCTGTCGCCTGCCCCAATTACCTGACGCTTGCCCACGAACCGACCGAACTTCTGTCCGGTGTAGTTCTCGATGACCCCACGAATTCGCCTCTCGGTACGATTAATTTCGGCCGGGGTTGCATACGTCGAGATATCTGGAATCGCCTCAGCAATTTCTCCAGAGGTCGCGTACGGGGTCACCACACGAACGGGCGTGTTGTAGGTGTAAGGCTTCGTGGTACCCGCGTCGTTGTAGTTGAAGCTCCACTTAACGGTGAACTCAGAATCCTTATCGACCAGGCTGAATGGGAGGGTAACCTTGTACCCTCCCTGAACAGCAGTCACGGTGGAAAAGGTGTGCAGGACTGTAGAACCGTCATTCGCCGTAACGGTGAAGGTTCCCTGAATTGCCGTAACCGGCACGTTCAGGACTACATCAGCTAGTTCATTCCTGTAAATTTCCATATTTGCATTATACCCTCTCCACCGTTATTTGGACAATTAGACTACATTGTCAATTGTCAGCGATAGCTGCTCATCATTCGGGAATGATGCTGGGCGACACTGCCACGTTCCAGACGTGGCCATCTTTACCTGGAGCGAGAACGTGTACACGGTTCCTGGAGTCAGTCCCGTAAATACCCGGCGACACCAATATGGCATCTGGGCATTGTGGTTGGTGTAGAAGTTACCCATAGGCAGGGTTGCTCCAGCTCCACCATCCCTAGTCACCTGGAAATTGGCATACACACCAGCAGAGCTGTTCGAGCAAACGCCACCGGCCGTCACCGCCACAGAAGTTCCGGTTGGCGTAAACGTTCCGGAAAGCACGGTTGTCCAGGACGTGGTATCGCTCTTGCTTACGTTCGCGGAAAGCTCAACCACCTTTATGCTGACAACAGCAGCAGGAGCCGGTGCCCACTTAACACCAGCAGCCTGAGCAGAGTCTACAGTTAGAACCTGACCATTCGAGCCGACAGGCAGACGAACAATTGCGGTCGAGTCTCGAACCAAAAGGTCTCCCTTTGTGGTGGTTGCATCCTTGGCAACACCCGTCATCTGATTAAGAGGAATCTCGGTCCAAGTTGCACCGCCAGCTCCCGGAGTTGTTCCGTTATTGTCCTGGGTTGACTTCCACAGCTTGCCGTTGTAGGTAACAAACTGTCCAGTCATGTACGGGCTGGCCGTTGCATAAACCCGAATACCAGTAACGAACAGACCACCGGTCGTACCAGAGTTAACTCCGTAGTTACCAAAGCAGGTAAACGTAAAGGTGTCGGAAGAAGACGCTGCAAATTCTCGCTCGGTCCAGTTATAGGTCGTCTGGTGCTGAGAGAAAACAGCCGTGCCATTCTTGGAAATAGACGAGTCGATGTTGGCATCAGTCTTTCCAGTCCACACCTTAATTCGGGTGATTCCTGAAATTCCCAGCGAAGCGAGTGGCAGTGTCAGCGTGGACGAATGTCCGGTGTTGATATTACCAATCTGCATCTTGACGGCAGCAGTGTATGGACTTGCTGAACCACCTACCGCAGACGTGGCTACGATGTATGGGTCAGATGCCGTACCAACATGCGAACCAGTGAATGGAGATGGAATAGACCCGCCAGAAAATCCCTGGTCGTAGGCAATAGTGTCAGCTACCCATTCACCACGGAACCATCCGGTAGGAGTCGCCCACTTCATGCCAGCAGCCTGAGAAGAGTCTGCGGTAAGAATGGAGCCATCCAGACCAATAGCAAAACGAGACATAGCTGACGCGGTACGAGCCATAAGGTCGCCCTTAGTGGTCGTAGGGTCAATAAGGCCATTATCTGCCTGCCAAGCCATGTCGTAATCCGTGGCACTATTCTTCTTTAGCACCTGACCAGAAGTACCACCGGGTGGAACTGGTGTAGGAGCAGCAGCCCACACAGCGTCGAAGTCGGTGTTGCTGTTCTTCTTTAGAACCTGATTAGTCGTACCTCCAGCAGGAACACCAGAGCCCCAAGCTACGTCAGTGTCATTGGGACCAGTCTTCTTCAAGACCTGTCCAGCAGAACCGCCCGCTGGGTAAATGTCCTTCCAGAGAATATCGCCATCGGCTGCGCCGTTCTTCTTCAATACCTGGCCAGCAATACCGCCATCTGGAACTCCAGTAACGTTATCTACCCACAAGGTGTCGAAGTCATCGACTGAATTCTTCTGCAAAATCTGACCAGAACCACCGCCCGCAGGAACACCAGGGCCAATAGGACCGAAGTCGCCCCTCTCACCCTTGAGCAGCATTCCGCCGCTTGGCAGGAAGCTTGAGTGCCTAATGATGTGGTTATCGTCGGAGCCACCGTTTGCGGCAGTCCATCCCAATCGAACATTGGAGCTGATAGCGATTGTCTGATTGAAGATTTCTACTTCGTCAATCCAGCAGTAAAGCTTTGTGCCATCGTACTTAACTCGGACGTTGACTGGTGCCGACCTAAAATCGAGAGCGCCTGAATAAGTAGCTACGGTGCTCATGGACGAACCTGTGGTCGTGACGATACGAGCACGGCTACCGGACGCCGTATCAAATGCAACGGCTACGGCAGCGGTACCAACTAGACCGAGGTCTCCACCGCCACCGCCGACAAATGTCGTGGCAGTGCCAGTATTAGCGAATGCGAAAGTAATACCATCAGCACCCGAGCCTCCGCTCATTTCCATCTCAAAAGAAACGTCTACAGTGGATGACTGCAAGGAGCTGTACCATGCGGTACCTCCTCCAAAGCCACCACCAGCGCGGGTAAGGTATACGTCATTGGCCTCAACCGGGTCGATTTCGGCAGAGCCGTTGAAATTCCAGCCGCCCTCGGTAACCGGAGTAATCTCTGACCAGATAGGCCAGGTAAGGGCCTTTGGCCCGTATAGACGACCGCTTCCGGTGTCGATAGCGTACTCTCCCGCATAACCGAGAGAGTCGCTAGGCTGTCCAACAGTTGGAAGAAGACGGGTACCAGGAGGACCCTGGGGGCCAGCGGTTGTTAGGGTTAGTCCAGGAGCTGGAGCCTGGGCAACAAAAGAATTTGTAGGGGCAGCCGTAGCTAGGGTCAGCCCTGGGGAGGGAGCCTGAGTTACTTCAACAATCTCAGGCTCTCCCGCAGTAATTTCTACATCAATTGGTCCAGTTGGCGTTGTCATGCCGTCACTTCCCCGTAAACCTTAACGTCGCCCGCGAAATATGTACGAACGTTTCCGTCCATATCCGTGAGCTGCAAGTCCCAAACATAGTCACCAGCATTTAGAAGAGTCGTCACTGAGCTTGGGAGCAGGACGTCAATCTTTCCGAGCAGAGGGGTAATTGTCAGCGTGGCATTGAAAGACTCTGTTGCCCCCAGAGTTGCCTTGATGCTGCACTGTGCTGTAAACCCGGTCAGGTCGATAGGGTTTCCAGTGCTGTCCTTTAGCGTCACAGCCATCTGGAAAAAGTCACCCTTGTATAGAACCAGGTCATAATTAGCGGGCAAGTAATCCAGGCCAAGCGGTCCCCCGGCCGCCTTACCTGGAAATACGATATCAGCCATAGAACTCCTGGGCCTCCCTAGGCGTGGCATAGCGGAAACCTTCAACGTTATCCACAATCCACTCGGCGTCAGAAGCAGCCACTACACCAATTGGGTGGGCCTTAGTAAATGTGTAGCCACGAACCTGGAAGGTGCCATTTTCGCGCATCATCCTAATTAGCGCCTGCTCCTCCTGGGCCTTAGCCTCAGCGTCGGCAGCCTTCTTCTCCTCGCGAAGCTCGGCATCCTTCTCAGCGACCTGCTTGTCTAGCTGAGCTGCCTGCTCCCAAGTAACGCCATCCTCATTCAGGGTAGCGATAATAACTGCCTTGGTGTCGCTAGGCTTAACGTCCGAGCCGAACTCCTCGGCAATCTTAAGAAGGTCTTCCTTCTTCAAAGTCTCAAAACTCATAGTGGGGTGTTACCCTTCCTTCCCTATTTCTTATCATTATAGCGTGAAGCTTCACAATGGGCAAACGAAAGAACCCCCCGCCTTTCGGCGAGGGGTTCAATCACTGGAAAGATTAGGCAGCTACCTTGACGTTCTTTACAACGACAAAAGCGTCTGCGTTCTCAATCTGAGTACCAACGCGGCAGTACATGGTGTACTCGATGGTGTCCTTCTTTGGCTTGAACTCGCGGTAGACCTGAATCTCACGCTTTACACCCCACAGAAGGTTCTGTGGGAAGGTTAGCCAAAGGTCACCGTGCTCGCCCGAAGGAGAAGCGTAGTCACCAACAAGGGTCTCGTCAAAGAGTGGAACCTCCTGTAGAGAAACACCGAAGATGCTTGGACCGTTGAATCCCGCAGGACCCTCGGTACGAACACCGTTCTGGGTGATACCCTGTGCAACCTGCTCAAGAGAAATCAGGGCAGAGTCGGTCTGGGTTAGACCGTACATGTAGTCCTGAATCAGGTTGGAACCCGCGAAGAACTTAAGGCCGTTACGACGCTGCATGTACTTACGTGGCATCGCCTTAAGCGCCTTGTTAGCCGCAGCACGGTTAAGTCCAGCACCAGCGTTGTCGATTACGTGTCCACCAGCGAGGGCCAGCTTGCGCCAACCGTCGAACGCCTTTAGGAGAGCGTCACCGGTCTTAGCGGTGTCACCGTTGATTGCAACGTCCTCAAGGTCGTTACCAGCCTGCGTAGCCATAAGGCGCGCAATGTGGTCCTCAAGAGCGTCACCCTCAAGGTTGTCCTCTAGAGACTCCGTTGAAAGCTCCCAGTCCAGACGCAACTTCTTGGTCGTTAGGGAAATCTTGGTGAAGACTGCACCCGCGTTGACGCCATCATCGACAGCCTCAGTCGCGACACGCATTAGACGCTCACCAACACCAACCTTGTCAATCTCCTGCTCAGTCGAACGCATACGGATGGTACGGACCTGGGAACCAAGTACGGTCGCATCCCACATGTAGTCGATGAAGCGGTTTGCCTGCTCGGGGTTGAGAAGACCACCACCACCGGAACCAACCTCGGTAGTGCGGATTACCTTCTCAAGTAGTTCATTACTCATATTGTTGTGTCACCTCCAAATTTCTAAAAGTTAATTACTGTAGGTCGGAAAGGCCGAGGAAGCGCCCGCCCCACTTAGAACCCTTACTCTTCTGTAGGGTATCCTCCGTTGACCCGCCGAGGTCTCCGGACTTCTTAATTGCAGTCTCTCCTTCAACACCCTCAAGACGCTTCTCAACGCCACCCAGGTCCTTCTTTAGAGACTCAAACTTATCGGTAAGCTCAGTGTGCTTTGCCACTAGCTCATTTACCTTGTTCTCGAACAGCTCGGTTGCCTTCGAAATTGCTTCGTCAGCCTGCTTCGCGTTCTTCTCAAGGCCAGACTCGATAGCGCTCTGTAGGTCACCGAACATCTTCGCGAAATCAGGCTCGTCCACCTGAACCTCGTCATTGTCGGTAGCCTTCTCAGTCTCAGCCGCCTGCTCCTCAACAGGCTCCTCAACCTCGGCGTTTTCTACCACAGTCTCATTACTTGACTCGACCTCGGACTCAGCCTTACCCTCCTCGGTTACCTCATCGGTAACGGGAGCGGTAGAACCGGCGTCAACCTCAGCCTCATTAGTCTTGTTCTCTTCTGCCACGATAACACCTCCTTCGTTGTTTGCAGGGTCAGCCTGCTTTGCGATTGGCTCCTGTGAACCACTCGTGTTAGAAGTAGAGTTACGATTAGCGACGATAGCCGCTACCTTCTCCGTCGTGTCACCGCCATCGTACTCAAACCATCCAATGTTCTGCATTGCGGAACCACAGTTGCCACAAGAAACAGCCTCATCGGAGGAAGTCTTTGCAATTCCATCGTCCTCGCACCAGAAGACATTCTCTGAGCGGGTCTCAGCTACCATTCCCTTCATTACCTGGGTGCCATTAGCAGCCTTGGTAATGGAGAACACGTTAGCCAACTGGTTAGCTGGGGAATCTACCAGGCTAAGCTCGATAAGCTCGTAGTCCTTGACAAAGCGGATGGTCGCGTTAGCGTCCTTTACCCACTGAGTCTCAGCGTCGAGAATCGCACCGCCGATAGAAAATCCCTGGAGGGTTCCATCTAGAACCTTCTCCCATGTGTCCTGCGCACCCTTAGAAACATAGACCGTAACGAAAATTCCGTTATAGAACTTCTGAGTCTCTGGGTCGAAGTAGGAGTCTTCCCGGAAATCAACCATGCGACCAACAGCAATTGGCTGGTGCATCTCACGGATGTTTCCACGGAAACGGCTGAACGCCTTTGCATTAGCTTCCTTGAGAACTACGTCTCCCTGGCTATCGGCGTTGTCAAGAGAGGCCCAACCCGAAACGAGTCGGTTCTCCTGGTCAACCTTTGACAGTGGCATAGAAAGGCGAACGGTGTCGCCATCTGTTGCCCACTGAGCCTTCTTAATCTCCATGTTTAGATAATATCAGAGTCCTTTTCAAAAGCCAAATTATGGTTGACCACACGCAGGTTTAGGTAAATGATGCCACAGTACGTAGCTAGGAACATGGAGGTAATACCCCCGGTGTTCTGCCAATTACCTGCGAAATAGGCGACCGAAATCATAAGCCAGTGAATGAACCCGATAAACGCTCCAATCGTTAGTGATTTGTGTGATGACTTTACGACTCCGTAAAGCATTACTGCGCCAACGGTCATAGCTCCAATACCCCAGACCGTTTCTGTGGCAACTTCTGCCATCCAGCGATAAAGCGCAGCCTGATTGAACACCTGCCAGAAGGGGTTGGAGAGCCAGAACCCCCACAACATCGTGTAAACAGCGAGTGTTGCTGCGGTGAACCGGTTAATTGGTCGGCTCACTAGGAGTTCTAGTTCTCTCCAAGCCCTTCTCAGCATTCTGAACATTTTCTAACTAGGCGGCTTGACGCCCATCTCCCTTCGCATTGCGAGCCTCGCCCGAAGAATCCGGCGAGTTCGCGTCACGGTTCTGGTCTCGGGTACGGGTATTACCCGCCTGAGCCCTCTGTTCCGCCTGAGCCTGTGGCTTAAGCTCTACTGGCTTGTCACCACCCTTAATTCCAGGCATTCCCTTACGCGCACGAACCTCATTAGGCAGGTAGGTGCCAAGGCGTAGGTAACGCTCGTCAATCTTCGACTGAGTGTCCTCGTCAGTAAGCGAAAGCTCGTTCAGACGAAGTGTGAACACGTCAGTAAGTTCCTTGATAATCTTGTTCAACTTCTTTTCCACAACCCGCTGAGCTGGACGGCAGACCTGCTCCTTGAATGTCTTGTCCGCGTCACGCGCAGCCGCGAGAGAAACACCCTCGCCTAGAGACACCTTGGAAATTGGTACACCATGAGCCATCAGAATTTCATTCAGGTTTCCCTTACGGTAATTGTTGAATGAAGAATCCTGGGTTCCAGTTTCGACCGGCTTCATCTCGAAGCTGACCTTCTTACCGTCCTCCTCGGCAGGAAGCGGTACGTACAGCGTGCGGTGGTTCTTACCCTTGAGGCTGGACTGGAAGAATTCGAGAATCTGCTGCTCGGAACGAGGGGACAGATTACCTCCCTTGATAACGATGACGTAACGAGGCACAGCCTTGTTCTCAAAGTAGTCAAGGTTGAATCGAGCGGAGAACTCGTTTCCAGTTACAGCGGTCATTGCCGAGATGATGTCGGGAACGCCGTAGTAGCCATTGGTTGGGGTATAGTTCTTGAGGTGGATAATCTCGTTAGGACGTGGGTCGTTACCGATTGGGTCCTTGGTCTCGGTGTCACCGAGGTTCCGGAAGAAAACCGCCCGGTTCGAGATAATCTGGATGAAGCCATCGCGCTTCTTGCGCACACGAATGGTCGTAGCTGGAATATGGCCGATGTAGCCAATTTCTCCAGTGTTCTTACGGCCTACCTCAATGTAGCCATTTCCAGTGGTCTCGTAGTCCGTCCACACCTTAGCCAGGGTCTCGGCAAACTCATCCTCCTCGTTGCAGGCGTCTAGCCACTCAACAAGGTCACGCTTTCCACGAGCCAGCTTCCTGCGGAAGTTGGACAACTTCTTTTCGTCACCCTCAATGCGGTCCAAGGCTTCCTTGGTTGCATCGGACTCAACGAATTCATATCCTAGACCTACGATATTGCGAACCTTAGCCTTGACAGCCGCCGCGTGTGGCGAAGACTTCTCATAAAGAGCCGCCAGGTAGTCAAGATTGTAAGGTGGTAGAACGACCTCGAATAGGTTGTATCCGGTTAGCTCGTCGCGCTCCTCGCGCTTTGTCTTAGCTCCACCGGCTCCGCGCTGAAACTTCTGCATTTCTCGGGTCGCATTACGCTTTGTCGCAGGGGTCAATCCGTCCATCTTCCGAACCTCGGAAACAGACTTAGCAAACACATCAGTTTCATCGGCCGATGGACGATAATCCACCGCCGAGCCTAGACGGACCTCAATCTCCTGCCCGTCCTCCACGGATACAGCCCTACTCATTACTTAGATAGTTCCTCTCTGAATGCAGGAACGTCCATCTCGTCTGGGACCAGGCCGAATGCCATTCGCTGCTTCTGGTATTCAAATTCCTCGTCAGTTACCTGACGGTGGCCAGATAGATAGAAGGGCTTGCCCTCGGTGATTCCATAAGAGGCGACTGCATCGCGAAGCTGCTGAATGCGCTTCTTGTCACCCTTCATGGCTGCAATGTTCAGAAAGTTACCGTCGTCGTCGCCAATCCACTGGCCGTTGGGCATCTCCCAAACATAAACACCGTATGGAACCTCTTCCACAATCTGCTTGCGCTTAGTGTTTAGTTTCATAGGAAAATTGTACCCCTAATAAGCCTTAATGGCAAATACGTGTACCAGAATGCGTCAAAATCACGTTCTAGTACACGTATTTGGTTATCCGCCCGTGACGATGGCCCAATCGTGGGAATATCCAGTGAACGATGGCCTTCTACAGGTCACGCTTCCCTCATGCAGGGTCGTTACCTCGGCGGCAGTAAGCGCCCTGCCCCACCAAGCAGCCTCGTCAATGGTTCCGTCAAATGGGAATGAGCCACCAACACCCGCATCATTGGCTCCCAGCTTTAGGCCAGGCTGCTGACTCGCATCCTTGACGGTCTCTGCCGGGGCAGTTAGCACAAGAACTCCGTCCACATAAATCTTCGGATTGCTGCCCTGAGTATGCACCCACACAATGTGGTGCGGCTTTCCATCATTTACCTGAACCGACGCCAGCCTTTCCGTAGCACTTCCATAAATCTTGAATGCTGGATATCCGTTGTTAATGCCACAGTAGTAACCGTGAGCCGCAGCAATGGAACTCATTCGGTTCCAGGTAAACATGAGCGCAGAGGAGGTGGTCTTAACAATGCAGGACGCCGAGAAGCTGTTCGAAGCTGGTGCGTCAGAGCCGTACATAATAATCTCAGGCGAACCTGTGCCACTGAAATAAGCTGCTCCGCTTGGACCACAAGGAGTCAAACCAACACCGCCGAGCTGAGCGCCATACATGCAAACACCGTTACGGCCATATCCAGAGGAGTCAAAGACTGTCGTACCCGAAGATTCGTTGAACTGCCAATAAACAGCCGGATTGGTGGTCAGCATTGTCTTTGGGTAAGCAGAGTTCGACTGGACCTGTGAATCAGCGGTTACGCCCATCAAACCTCGTGGAGCCGTTGGTGAGTTCTCTCCGATACTGGCAGCACCGCCCGCAACACTCGAAGCTGGTGCTCCTACCCACGCCTTGTAGATAGTGGCTGCGTCAGAAGCGCTTACGTCATCGGAATAAGTGGCTAGGTGGCCAATCCTCATGGGATACCCGGCCGTTCCCGCTGCGTTATTTCCGACGTAAACGGTGGCTAGCGACTCCGGGAAGACTGCGAGGACGTGATGCCACTCTCCAGCCGTCACTGTGGCCCCTGAGCTAATTGAGACGCCATCAACATATAGAGCGGTCAGATTGGCGAAGGTCCAATTTCCAGAGCTGTTGGTGGTAATCTGAGGCTGTGCCGAAGCCGTGTTCACGTAGAGCACCGTGGCACTGGCCGCGCTGGAGTCCACCTTGACGGTCATCTCTACAGCGAAGTATCCACCAAATACGTCGTCCTCGGCAATCGAGAGACCGCCCGTTCCATCCGCGAAGATTATTCCCGCGTTGTCGTTAAAGCTGGCTGCTGGACGATGGTACTCTGCAACCGTGGTTGCGGCCGGATTCAAGATTACGGCTGGAAGGTCTTCGTCAGCACCCACAACATTCAATGACGAATAGAATGCGACAGACAGGTATTCCACTGCAATCTGTTCGACTGATGCTGGAATGGATACTCGAATACTCACGGAGTATCCAGAGGTCAAAGGCTTATTCGACACGATTTGTCCGCCATTCGACAAAGCATTCCATGTCGTTCCACCATCCTCAGACTTCTCCACCACGACGTCATCGCCAGCTCGCCAGATAATGCGAGACCCCACGATTGTGGTCAGGGCATCGGCCTCAAACGACTCCTGGTAAGTCCAGGTTCCCGCTTCAAACTGCAAGTCGATATCGCTGTAGAGATTGACTAGCTGGTTGTTGATGATGGCCAAGCCCTCAGAAAGACCCGCCGTCCAAGCAAGCGTGTCTGGGAAAACGCCCTTTGCATAGAGACCGACGCTCGTGTCCACGAAGTCATAGTGGTTTCCACCATTATTCTTGGAAAGGTCGGTGACGCCAGGGTAGTCGGTGCCAAGCACGTAATGAGCAGCAATAACCGAGGCTGGCAAGACGTAGGAGTAGGTAGCCACGGAGTCCAGGACTACGCTGGAGCTGGTGGACGAAGAAAGATTGGTGGCTGTATCAGCAATTGCCGCAGGGACATCAATGTCCAGACCCGCGACCCTCACGCCATTGAGGAATAGGTAGATTCCAGTGCCATCGTAGACGGCAACGACGTGGTAGATATCTCCAGCCCGGAGATTCTTGTACTCAACAGAGTAGACAGTCCCCATATCAATGGAAAACCTAAGCTTCAATCCGTCGATAAATAGCCCGCTGTTATCGCGAGTCAGGATTTCGGTGTTTCCATCGGACGGCTTGACCCAAGCTTCCAGGGTGAATGAGCTATTTTCTCGACCAGACTTCATAATGTTACCGATTGGATACGAGATGATATCCCCGGAATCTAGTAGCTGGGCAGCAATCCCCCTCGCCACGATTGGTCGGGTGGTCCTAGGAGTCCCGGTGAATGTGGCGTTCTTTCCATAGCCAGACTTGTCAACAATTGGCTGGCTGTCCATGGGCCACAGACCCGATGGCCCTTCTCGTAGAACTCGATAAATATAAGTCATGATAATGGAATTATACCGCTAATAGCCCAGAAACGCCAATGGCCCCTCCCCGAAGGGAGAGGCCGATGACGGTAATATAACTCATCCTAAGAAAGCGCTGCACGGAGCGCCCTAGACAACCCGGACTCATTTCCATAGGCTGTAGTCTTAGGATAGCATATCAATTACTTCTTTTCAAGCTCCGCAACTCGCTTTTCAAGCTCTGCGACTCGTTCCTCAAGGGTTAGAGGCTTTGGAGCAGGAGCCTTTGGTACGTAAGCCAGTCGTCCCAGCACGTCCGCCGCATAATCTCCACCGGTCGTTGCCGAGTCTGGAGACTTGCCCGCTGCAATAGCTGTCTTTACGCCATCAACCCCAGCATTGTACGCAGCCGCCGCAAATCCCCAGTTATTCAGGGCCTTGTAGTTAGCGGCAAGGAGCGTAGCTGCATCCTCAGCCTGCTTGCGAACGTCGTTCAGGTAGGTCTCATCAACCTTCCAGTAACGGTTATCACGCTGCCACACGCCGAATCCGTGGCCACCGTCTCCGATGACATTCTTGAGATTAGTTTCGCGAGAACCGACCGCGACAAGCAATCCCTCCGGAAGTCCATGAGCCTTCTCTACCTCAGCAATGAAAGGCCAGGTCTTAACAGCCTCGGCTGCCTGAGCCTTAATCGTAGCCTCAGTTTCACGAGACTTTGGACTAATTGTGCCAGTCCAAGGCTTAGGGGTAGGCGTTGGTGTTGGCTTAGGTGTTGGCGTTGGAACCGGCTTTGGCGCTGGCTTTGGTGCTGGGGCAGGAGCAGGCTTAGCTCCAGCCTTTAGCGTAGCCTTAACGTCAGCACGAACCTTCGTCATGTCCATAATCTTTCCAGACGCATAGCCTGGGTCCCACTTATCGTTTGACCATTCACCGTGTCCAATTACAGACTTCTCAGTCCACTTGTGGAAATCGAGAATAGCCGCCGAAAGCTTTAGACCAGTCTTGTACTGAGCGTCAGTCATCTTGTGACTTCCGGAGTACATAATCTCAACGCCGTAGAAGTGCGCGTTTCCGTCTGTGCCGTTAGCGTTACCCTTGGTTGGGTGTAGCTGACCAGAGTAATCCTCGTTGATTACGTGGTTAAGAACGGTTGGGTCTCCACCACCAGCGTGGTTTGCACGTCCCCATCCAATAAGATACACAGTGCCATCAGGAGCTAGTCCGAAGTGGCAAAGTGGACCTGGAAGGGTGCTTAGGCCGTTGTAAAGGGTGCTTCCTGCATACGCAGCCGCGTCCTTTACGTCAGCGCCAGTGTGGTGCCAGATAAAACCGTTCATTCCACCCCAGGCTCCCTTGGAATTCCTGTTGTGGGTCTTCCACGACTTTACTTCCTTGTACTTAATGCCCCACTTCTTAAGCTGTGCGACAATCTGACTTGCAGTCATTGGTGTTGCCATATTATATCCACCTCCATTCAAACATATTGTACCGCGAAAGAGCTTAGAAAGCACAAAAACCCCGGCCGAGAGGCCGGGGCTTTGCTTAATTCTTACTTAGAAAGGTCTACAACCTCGCACGCACCTGCAACACAAGCAAGTTCCTGCGTTCCGGTCGTCGTGTCCTCCAGCTCGTAGGCCGAAAGCAGAGACCAGTCAACATTTACGGGCATCTTGTAGGTCCACTCAGCATATTCGTCAGCCGTAATATCCTGGTAAGGGGCCTGCTGGTACGTGTGCTCGCTGTGAGGCAGGAAGGAGATTCCGGAAACCTCATCGAAGTTCTCGTAAACCCAGTTTCCAACGGTCTCCCACTCGTCAGGCTTGACGTAAATGGTTACCGAAGGCTTGTGCTCGCACCACATGCGCTGATAAAGCATCCACAGCTCAAGGTGCTCGATGGCCGAGAGGTCATTTCGAGTAATTGCGCCCTCTGGAGCGGCAATTGGGAACGAAAAGACTGCGGTGGCCTCTGGGTTCATAACGTCTGGCTCCCATGGGAAGCCGGAATCAATCATGAACTGGCAGATTGGGTCCTTGCGGTCGATACGAACGGTGCGAACGTAGTGCTCATTGTGCCACGCGTGCAGACCAGAAGAGGTTAGTGTGAGCTGAGAGGATGTTCCCTCGGGCTTCACACAGGTAACCGCCGCTGCCTGCGGGATTCCGATACGCTCGGCAACTCGCTTATTCGTCTCAACAGCAACTCCGCGAAGGTAATTCAGCACCTCGGCGGTCTTCTCGAAGGAAATGGTGCCGTTCAGCAACTTGTTACCGAATGGACCAGTCATCGAGACGCCTAGAAGACGCTCCTCCTCGGTGTTCTGCTTCCAAATCTGACGAAGGTACTTGAAGTTCGTCAGCGTGGACTGCCAGGTACCCAGGATAGTCGCCGCTCGTACCTTTGCAGAGAGCGTCAGAATATCGTCATCACCAGAAACCACTACCGTTGAAAGATTGCAGAACTGATTTGGACGGAGGATGATTTCCGAGCAAGGGTTCGTACCGTAGTCGATGTCCGCAGAACGTCGTCCGTACTTCGCAGCCTGCTTCCGGGAAGCCTCGCGGCTGAATAGGCCACGCTCACCAGAACCAGAGTCGATAAGCGACTGCCACTCAGCATCGAAGACCTCGCGAGAAGGCTTCTCATCGTACACCGCAGAGTTATTCGCAAGAGCACGCTGGCCGTTCTTCTCCCACCAAGCTCCAGACTTGCTGGAACGGTGTCCATCGGAATCCAGGTCGCCCAAAGAAATAAGAGCGGAACGACGGACGCCACCGACAACTACGACGCTTGCAATTTCACATACGATGTCGTGAGCCTCAAGGTCAGTCAACTTGCGACCCTGCGCCTTGAGGAAGGTGTCCACGGTGAACTCGAACAGCTCAACCAGTGGAGCCGGACCCGAAGCACGACCACCGAAAGTCTTTAGTCGCTCGCCCGCTGCACGAACTCCGCTAACGTCCCACTTCTGGATAACACCATTGTAGAGACCAGCAACGAGGTCGTGGTAAGCGTGAGCCCATCCTTCCTTGGAGTCCTCAACGTGGATTACATTCTCAGAATCGTGAAGCTGAGGAACAACCGGCAACTTCTCGACGTAACGCTTCTCGCAGGAGAAACCAACGCCAGTGCCATTCATCAGAATGTAAAGAATCTCGTCAAAGGCTACCGGATTATCAACAACAACGTAGGAACAGTTATATCCGGCGATGTTGTTGCGCTCAAGCGCAGGACCAGCAGTCATCAGAGCACGCATGGACGGAAGCGCCATGTGCTCCATGATGAAATTGCGAACCAGCTCTACCTCATCGGCAGGCGGGGTGTATCCGTTGTTCTTGTCAAGGTGGTCAAGCATAAAGTTGACGTAGCGGTCAACCGTCTCTACCCAAGTCTCTCGTCGTCCCTCGGAGTCGAGCCAACGCGAGTAGCGGGATAGGTGAATGAAATTGCGGTATGGGTCGGTGATGCGACCCTCGGTGTCGATGAAACCATCCATAAAAAGAAAAAACTCCTCCTAGACCCCTTGCCAAGGGCCTTAATAGTCTAGATGTTGTGGTCTATATAGTGTAGCACCCCCGTCCTTAGTGGGCGGGGGTGCCAAAAGTATTTTAGGTCACGGGTTCGTAAACATCGAGACGATGGGAGCGAACGCCTTCTCGGTCAGCTCCAGCCAGTTGTACGCTTTGTGAACATCCCTGGCCTGTGCGTAATAATACCCGGACAAGAACTCGATGTCATGAGCCGCGAAGGCTAGAGACTGCTTGAGCTGGTCATAGTCTGGGTAGTATACGTCGCCGGGATGGAGAGACCAAATGCTGCGGTCGTATCGGCCGGTTACGCGAAGAGGACCGAGGAACTTCTTGTAGGGAGCCCAGTCATCAGTGCAAACAACCGGCATTCCCGTTCCCAAAGCCTGCAAAGGAATGAATCCGAATCCTTCGCCATAAGAAGGATAGATAAGAACGTCATGGTCGTAATAGAGTTCCTGCAATTCATCGAGATGCATATTCTCAGTAATGATGGATACGTTATTATATGCCTTCTCTGGGCTAACGACCTTTCCATTCTGCCAAACCTGTAGGTAATGGCTGTAGTAAGCCTTTACGGTCAAGTGTACATCATCGCGGTCGCCGAAGACAGCTCGGAACGCGTCAATGGCCATCTGACCACCCTTGCGCAGGGCTGGCTCACCTACATGAAGGAACTTTATCTTACCGTTATTTTCTCTCTTGCGAGGAGTCCATCGTGGGTCAAGGCCATGTTCGTAGCTCTTGACAGGAACCGTTACCCCAGCGTTACGATAGACCTCAGCAACCCAGTCAGATGTGGCCCAGACCTCATCACAGGTGTTGAACGCTTCAAGCCATCCGTCTGGCAGCTCGGTGCTCTCCCAAGGAGTATACCCGATGGTGTACTGGCCTGGATTGAACTTGTAGTCTTGGGGCTGGCAGAAGTTAATCTGAACTGGAGCCTCCGGGTCGTCAAAGGGAACCTCATGACCTAGCTGTTGAAGGGAGGTTACTACCTGAAACCCGGCGTTCCCATAGCCTCTAGTCCTATCTAGATTACTAGATACTGTGTAGTAGCTAATTTTCATACTCTTCTTTTCTTCTCTCTAGTATAACTAGAGACTACGGCATCTCCTCCTTGCTGTCAAGTCCCCATGGTCACCTTGCCTCCTTGTGGCAGACCTGTTACCATGGATGAATTCACTAGAAATAGTGAATAAATAAAGGAGATGATTATGAAGAAGTCTGTAAGCATTATCGCATCCTTGATGCTTATTGGTACTTCGTTCTCGGCGGTAGCTGCCTCCGATGACGAACCCAGTAAACGCCCGGTAGCGATAGAAAGACAGACCACTCATGTCTCTCGCGATTATGTACGTCCTACTCTTGTAGTAGATGATATCGTAGAGGCAAAGAGGGCGATGCAGAAGTCCCTTGAGGACCAACGCGTTGCCGCTGAGAAGAAGCGAGAAAAAGAACGAGCCGAACGGGCAGCCGCCCGCGAAGCAGCTCACAAGAAGGCTGAGGCTGAACGGGCCGAGAAGGCGCGTCAGCAAAAGCGTGAGCAACAGAAAAATAAGGTTCCGGCTCCTCGGGAGAAGACATATTCCGAGCCGACTGGAGGAATTAAGGGCTACGCGGCAAGACTCGTAGGCCAGAGCCAGTTCGGATGCCTGAATAACCTCTTCAACAGAGAGTCAGGCTGGAATCCTTATGCAGCAAATCCGTCATCAGGAGCTTACGGCATCCCGCAGGCTCTACCCGGTTCGAAAATGGCGAGCGCGGGGTCTGACTGGCGAACAAATCCATACACCCAGGTACGATGGGGCGTGTCTTACATCAAGTCACGGTATGGTACACCTTGCAGCGCATGGGCACATAGCCAATCTGTGGGGTGGTACTGAGTTGACCGCCGAATATCGGCTGTGATACACTAGATTCATCGCCTAGGGGTGAGGCTAACAATATCTCCCCAAGCTCGGCGGACTGTCATGGAACAGAGAGCTACCCTAATATCATAGATAAGATTCCCAGTCTCATCACATCGACAGTCCGCCTTTGCCACCTTAGCTTCAACTGGCTAGAGCAATCGCCTTGTAAGCGATAGGTTATCGGTTCGAATCCGATAGGTGGCTCAATCGGCAATTATGCTAAGGAGAGCACAACCGAATTAGCCTCTATGCGCCGAGGACATGTCCTTCGGGGCTTGCCGTTAGTACCGAGTTGTGCGGGAAAGCGGCTTTAACGCCGGATTCGTATAATGGCATTACGCTTTCTTCGTACGGAAGATACATCGGTTCGATTCCGTTATCCGGCTCTTTGCCTGCGTAGCTCAGTGGTAGAGCACTTTCTTGGTAAGAAAGAGGTCCTGAGTTCAATCCTCAGCGTAGGCTCTTATGGAATGGTTTGATGTACACGAGTATCGTCGTCTGGCTGAGCTAGGCTTGGCAAAGCCACTAACCTGCCCTAACGATGACGACGGGATGCTAGTATCCCGAATGAATAACAATGACGACCCAGTTTACTGGTGTCCAGTCTGTGATACCGTAATTACGCCGGGTCTAGACATGATAGACCAAATTCGAGCAGTAGTTTCGGAGTTTAACATCTAAAATGAATATGCGTCGGCCAGAAATCAGGGATTATGGCCTCTGGGCCGAGCACGACCAAGCCTGCTGCGTTTGTGGGACACGTAAAGCTGTCCTAGATTTGCAGCGGGCTTTGTTTTTGCCATGCTGGCAGTGTCAAGCTGTCGGCTGGACAGTTATCCGTAAAAAGAAGAGATTGGGAAGATGGAAGAGAAGATTGAAGTTCTAGACAAGGGTTACGTTCGCCTTGTCAAGCACATGGGTGATGACCTTGACCCGATTAACTCGGCCAAGGTGTCCTTCATGAAGGAGTCCCTTGAGTTTGGAGAGAGAGAAGCCCGACTTCTCGCCTTTCTTCAACGTGAGGAGCACAGCTCAGTGTTCCGTCATTCCGCTCTCACTTTTGAGGTTTATGCACCACTCTTCGTCGCCCGACAGTGGTGGAAGTACGCAGTAGCGTCTACTCACCTTGAGGACCAGAACGGCTGGAACGAATCGAGTCGTCGTTATGTAACTGAGACCCCCGAGTTCTATGTGCCTTCTGAAAATGAATGGCGAAGTGCGCCGGAAAATATGAAGCAGGGTTCTGGTGCCCCGGTTGATTCTGAGACCGGAGACAATTTTACGTGGCTTCTGGAGGCGTATCTCGCCAAGGGTGAGAACCTGTACAACGACGCGATGAACGCCGGGATTTGTGCAGAGCAGGCTCGTCTCTTCTTGCCAGCTTACGGCCTGTATGTCCGTTGGCGTTGGACCTGTTCTCTTGGTGCTCTTACCCACTTCCTTCACCAGAGGCTTGAGCACGATGCCCAGAAGGAAATCCAGGATTATGCAATTGCGGTTCGTGACCTAACTGCAATCCACTTCCCTGTGGTCATGGAGACAATTTCTCAGTGAAGTTGCTCGACCTATTTTGTGGAGCCGGTGGTGCCTCTACGGGGTACCACCAAGCTGGTTTCGAAGTAACAGGCGTGGATATCAGCCATCAGAAAAGATATCCGTTCGAGTTCATCCAGGCGGATGTGCGCGACCTGACAAGTGAGTTTTTCGCGGGGTATGACGTGATTGCTGCCTCCCCTCCTTGTCAGAAATACAGCGACCTCGCAAAACAGACTAAGCGAGAGTACCCTGACCTAATTAAAGAAGTGCGGGATATACTACGGGAGACCGCTAAGCCCTATGTCATCGAGAACGTAGACACAGCTCCGCTGGAAGACCCGATTATGTTGTGTGGTACGATGTTCGCTGGCCTTCGGGTCTACCGACATCGAAAGTTCGAGAGTAACCTAATCCTTACAGCGCCGCAACACCCTAAGCACGTAGCCAAGGTGTATACTTATGACAGGAGAAAGCATCACTTCGGGCAAGCACTGACAAGTGATATGTTTGTCCAGGTAACAGGCGGCGGAAACGCGCCGGTCAAGGTCAAGGGAGAAGCCATGGGCATTGACTGGATGATAAATAAAGAACTTAACGAGGCTATTCCGCCCGCCTATACGAAATTCATAGGAGACCAAGTATGGCAGAAATTGACAGCATCCTGAGAACGCTCATTGACAAGGATGACGTCCGCCAGTGGGCGGCCGTAAATAATACCGAGCTAGTAGAAGAGGGAGAGTATATCTTCCGAGTCGGTGATTTTGCGGTGATTTTCGATGAGTATGGAAAGGTTGCGGCGGTTGAGCGACGAGCAGAGCACGACGAACCCACAGCCCTCTAGCGCGTTTGACCCGGAGAACTTCGGGCCTGTAGTCATCATTCAGCTTATGCGGCTGTACGATGTTCAGATGGCGCTCTTGGCTTGCCATGACCCCGAGAAGGCTGGTATCCTTGCAGAGATGCACGAGAAGGGCATGAGTTTTACCCCACCGCCCGCATATTCTGAGGAGCTAGATGAGCCGAGTGAAGAAAGTTCTGAGTGACCTAAAAGAAGCCTGGTATGCGGCCAGGCTTCTTTTGCGTTCCGTCCAGGAAGCAGATAGGCATATTAAGGAGATGCATGACAGAGACAAGTGACTGTCATAACTTGAGGTGCTACTATGAGGAGCCTCATAAGCATGGATTCGCGTGTGACCGAACATGTAGTGAGTGTGGTGGCAAGTGAGCTTTATTAGCAGATGGCTCACCTGCAAACATCCGCGCGTCCGCTGTGTCCATGGCGATGAAATTCGCTATGTAGGCTGGAAGCGGCGAGTCTGTATGGATTGCGGCCGAGGAATTAAGGGGCCATTGCCGGAATATTGCCACTTTACCGGCGAGAAGCACTATTCGCTATTGCAGCCGTAACTCCCCGTATACTGGTGTAACTCAGAGTTACCTTTTTATGGGGACCAAAATGTTAAAAAATTTTTCAGATGTATGATATGGCCGGCAAATTAAAATTTGCAAATGCAAATAGTGCGCCCATAAACTAATTCGCAAATGAAAAGGGAATTCCCCCATAATTTCTTATGGGGGAGTCCCGAAGCTTTATCCGAATGCGCCGAAAAGAATTCCTAGGATTATCGCCCCGAATATCGCCACTGCGCCGACGACAAAGATAACGACAAAGCAGAGAAATAATCCGGCAACCGGAAGTAATGCGAGGGCGGCTAGAATTCTCATTCCTGGTTATCCCATTCGGAATAAACCTCTTCGAGAATTCGAAACGCGCGGGTTAGTTCTAGCTGTGACCCGTAGTCATAGACAGACACAAACCCTTGTGAGTTCTCTTGCAAGAGAAAGTGTCCGCAGATATCAGCATCACCTAATGATTCTGTCTCGGTAGGGAATGCATCCCTTATCTCGGCTACCTCACTACCGTAGTTAGAGATACGGGCAAAGAATCCGGTAGGGCATTCCACATTACCGGATGACTCATTAGCCCAACCATCTAGGCTCATGGCATATAGCAATGCGTCCCTATCACTATTGAACTTACCCAATTGCATTAGCTCAATCCTTCCAATCGGTATTCCGTGTCAGTGTCAAGGAATAGAACGGTACCCATAACCAGGATATAGGCGCTGCCGCTATTGCCATATTGCATCATGAGTACCCGATACCATCGGCCCATATACCGCACCATATAGCGGGTAGGTATAGCTCCCCCATATCCGCTTACTGTCCTGCCCTTATATGGCCTAGGCGTAATGCGGGCATCGGTAATACCGGCCGGGTCTGTGTATTCGACCATTAGTTATATCTCTCAATCTCCAGTTGGCTAATGGCCGTACGGATTTTCCCTTGGTGCCTAGATGTGGTCACGCTGTATCGGGTATCCGGGCATACCCACTCACCACTAGGCAGGCACCATGCGATAGGTGTGCGGTAGCTGTAGACGACGTAAACGGCCATCTGAGCACTTGCCCGGTACTCCGTGGGGAGTTGCCCCATGGTGACGTATACAGGCTTAGAGACACCCTGTAGCGCTCCGCTAGTGGTGAATGGTGCACGCTCCCTAAGTGTGTCGCGAAAGTCCATCCAACTAGACCTAGTTGTAAGCCGCTTCACAGTGCACCACCCATCACAGAAACGGCGTGCATGACCAGGGCGATAACCGTAAGGGCGAACCCTACGGGGACCAGGGCACCAAACAGAACCCACATAATCCAATCCTTTCTAGAATCCGGCCGGATTAGCCAGACTAGGCAATGCCCTACCCGATTAGGGCACTACCTAGCTAGGTCTAAGCCTGTAGCCAAACAGTGGCGTAATACCGCGTGCCACCCAATCGACTACCGCAACCCTGACACTCACGCCATGAAAACCAACCCTCAGACTCTATTTCGTCATTGGCTTGGAATTCTTCTTCTGTTTCGTCGCCTTCCTTGACGCGACCCAAAGTAATTTCGGAATCGCCCCAAATAGCTTGCATCTCTGCCGCGTGAGTTTCGGAAATGTCGTTTCCCTCGGAATCGGTAACCTCACCATTCGCGATAAGGAAAAGACAGTCCGGACAGACTTCGATTTTCTCCGGATATTCCATCACAGCGGCCTATCGAATTCGGTACCGAGAATGGAAACGATGTATGCGTTTAGAGCTTCGTAACCCTTGACCTTATTCCGGGCGGAGCTACCCGAAATTTCGTTTGCCAGGGCAAGAGTAGACGCGCCACGCCCGGACCTTTTCATGCCCGTTCGAATTTCGAGCCTAAGCGCAGCCCGAACGGCCAACACGCGCGCCATTTCGATATTGTCGCGGCCGGTAATCATCATGGGATTTTCCTTTCAGAGAATGTCGAAACGGCCGGAGTGGTTAGCGCTACCGCCACCGAGCAATTCGGCAACGATAAACATAACCAACGGGGGACCGAAAAACAGGGCGAGAAAAACGATGAATTCCATAACGCAAAGACTAGCGAATATTCCGGAGCTGTCTACCCGAAACGCCCTTTGTCTAGACCACCAATTTCTTTACCCGAATACCCCTTGCGCCCGAAAGTAAAATGCCGTATGGGCCTAAAGTAAAAAGTAAAGGGAAAGTAAAGTAAAAAGTAAAGTAAAAAGGGAAAATCGATTTAAGAAACCCTTAAGAAACCCCCAATTTTCTGCCGATTTTTCGCGAATATTCTTCGATATTCTGAATTATTTTGCGAATATGGGCCAATTATCGATAAAAAATGGCGAAAAACGCTTTGCGAC